CCGGGCTGCGAGCAGGTGGTGACCCAGCCGCGTCGGTTAAGCCGGGCGAGCACCGGCACCAGGTGCGCGGTCTCCTCGTCGGGGCCGACCGAGCAGCCTGGCTGTGAGGCGATGCGTCCCTCCAGCCACCCTGCCATCGCCGCGCCGAGTTCGTCGATGCTGCGGACGTCCCGCCAGATGCGGTCCATGGTCAGCCGGCCAGGAACGGGAGTGGGTCCACGGCGTCACCGTCGGTCCACAGCCACGCGTCGAACTTCTCCTCGCCCATGCGGGCCTCCAGCTCGTCCATCAGCCAGCCCCGCGTCACGGCCAGTTCCTCGCTCATCGGCATGGTCCCGGTGAGCAGCCACGTCACGGACAGCTTCTCGTCCGTCAGACGGCTCAGCTTCTCCCGTGCGGCAGCTTCCAGTCGCTGGCCCTCGGGCGTCTTGGCTCGCATGGCGTCCTCGATTCCTCAGTTCCTTGGTCAGGGTGGTGCAGGGCCCCGGAATCACCAACTGGCTCAGGGGCCCGGGTGGTCAGGCCGACTGCGCGGCGCGGAACTGAGCCCAGAGACCGGCTACGCCGTGCTTCTGAATCGCGTCCTTCACGCAGGTGCCGTAAGTCTCGGCCACCCAGGCGTTGTACGCCTTCGTCTCCGCCTCGCGCTCGGCGATACGCCGGGACCGTTCGGCCGCCAGCTCCTCGGCCGCCGCGCGCCGGATGCCGGCGCGGACTTCGCGAACGGTCCAGCCGGCCGCCTTGGCGGCGCAGGACGTCCCGAAGTAGCAGACGTCGCCGTCGTCGTTGCCGTCGGCGTCGAGCGGGACGAGCATGACCGTGGCCTTCAGCTCCACCTTGCCGCACAGGTCGCACTCGGTGGACTCGTCCGTGGTGCCGATCACCCGGTATGCCGTGGCCATGACTTCCTCGTTCCCTGGTCGGTCTCTCCCGATGACTTAATTAAATCATAGGTCTGCCGACCGGACAACCCCGGGACGCAACGAAGCCCCGGGCCGCAGGGCTCCGGGGCTCCATGTCGAAAATTTTCTACACGCGGTCAGGCACGGTCCACGCGGAACGCGTAGCCGGACGACTCGTGCTTGACCGCCTCGCCGAGCGGCCGGCCGACGAAACCGGCGGCGAACGTCCGCGCCTCGCCGCGCGGCACGCGGGAGTTGTCCATCAGGCAGTACGCGACGGCCACCTCCACCTCGCGCAGCGTGTGCAGGGCCGTCGGGTTTGTCCGCTCGGTGCCGTCGGGGAGCGTGCGGGTCAGGGAGTACTTCATCGGGGTTCCTCATTCCTTGGTCGGGTCGGGCTAGTCCTCGCGCTCCCAGGTGGTTCCGCAATCGTCGTCGTGATCCTCGTCGTGACCCGGTTCGAGCTGGCAGAACACCTCGGAGCCAACGGAGTTGTGGTTCATCTCGTCGCATACGGGGCCGGAACGGCGCGGGTCGTCCCCGATCGAATCGAGGAGGCGTTCCCGTTCCTCCCGGGACCGGCGCGTCTCCCAGCCCTTGCGGGCACCGGCGGCGCGGTTGGCGCGCGTCACGGGGTTGTTGCGGCGAGCCTCTCGCAGAACCGCACGGGCGGCACGCCGCTGGTCTGCCATCTGCTGAGCGGCGGCCCCGAGAGCGGAGAACAGATCACCCACGGCGTCGCTCCGCCGCGCCGGGTCGTGCAGGGCGCGGTCGAGGTTCTGCACGGCCTGCTCGACGTCCATCGGCTCTTGCTGAGAGGTCACGGGTTCCTCGATTCCTTGATCAGTAGTCGCCGTCAAAGCCGTAGTCCTGCGGGGTCTCGCCGAGGCAGACCGGGCACATACACCGGCAGGTGGACTCCCGGCCGGTGCAGCGGTTGAACATGCACTCGTCGCCGTGGCCCGCGCACTGGTTCCAGATCTCCACGAACTCCCACGGGCCGAACGGGTCCTCGTCCCGGATCGGCTCGGGCTCCGCGTCGGCCAGCCGTCGGTCGTCCAGGTAATCCATGAACTCCGCCACGGCGGCCCGGTCCCCTGGGCTCATGCGGAAGGCCGGGTTGTTGCCGCAGGGCGGGCCGGCGCTTCGGCTCATTGCCGTGCCTCCTTCCGCAGCTTGGCCCGGCCACGAAGGATCTGCGCCGCGTACTCGCGGCTCCAGGTCTCGCGCACGGTGAAGTACTCCGACCGGAACAGGTCCCGGCGGGCCGGAGTCCAGTCGCTCTTGCATCGCGGGCAGCGAGCACGCAGGTTAGCGCCGTTGGGGCACCCTGATCCGGGCGCCGTGGGGCGGCACGGGTAGTCGTAGCACTCGCACTCGTAGGCGTTGCTGCGATACCCGACCCACCCGCACTGCGGATTGAGGCACTGGACGCGATACCTCTTGGCGTTCACCGTTGCGCCTCCGCCCCGGCGTCGCGCAGGTACTCGGCGAGGTCGCGCTGCATGCCGTCCCACACGGCCAGGGTGAACTCCGCCGCGATGACGCGCTGCTCGTCGCCAGCCTCGCGGGCCTTGCCGAGCTGTCGCTGGAAGCTGTCCACGATGGCCTGCTCGCTCAGGCCGTCCCGCGTGCGCAGGTAGGAGAGCGTGCGGGTCACGGCGGTGAAGCCGGTGGTCGCCATGTCCTTGGCGACGCCGGGCGTCATGGAGCCTTCCATCGCCTTGCGCATCAGGTACGCGTCGGCCTCTTCGTGCGCGTGCGCCAGCAGCGGCCGGGGGTTCATGTCGGTCATGCGGTCCTCGTTCCTTGGTCAGCCGTTCGTCGTGGTGTGCTTCGAGCACCGGAGGTGCCCCTGCATCTTCATCCGCTTGCACTTCCCGCCGCTCCGCGTGGGGGCGCCGCACTGGCGGGCCGGGTCATGGGCTGGGCACACCGTCCGGCCGGGCTGCACTGAATTGATGCAGCCGTAGCCGTTTGACGTGGTGGCCAAGCAGCGGGCGCTCATCCGTTCCTCGATTCCGTGGTCAGGCCCGGGAGCCGGTGGGGCTCCCGGGCGGGGTTCCTACTTCGCCTCGCAGCGGGGGCAGAAGGTGTACAGGTGCGCGTACTTGTCCGCCTGCTGTTCGGCCTTCGTCTTGAAGTCGTAGCCGTTGCCGTAGCGGTAGGGGCGGAAGCTCTTGTTGCACAGGGCCCGGCCGTCCTCGTCCGCCTGCGTGAAGCGGTGCAGCAGGGTCCTGTGGCTGGCCACGGTCCACGCGTCGGGGCGCTCGTCGGTCTCGGCCGGCTGCTCGGCGGTGGCGTCCACGCGGACCAGGCGGACCTTACGGCCGTCCTTGTACTCGATGGCGAAGTCGGTGCGGGTGATGGAGGACATCGTCCGGACCTCGCGCTTGCCGTCCAGCATCGCGTGGTTGATCTCGGCCAGGCCCTCGCGGATGGAGACGTGGGTGACGGTGCCGTTCTCGGTCCGCTCGTAGACCTTGGCCTGCTCGCCCATGATGTCCTGCTTTCCTTGGTCGGTCCCTCTCGATGACTTAATTAAATCATAGTCCCGAGGGAGGCACAACCCCTGATGTCAGATCACGTTCAGCGCCCGCAGGATCCCGTCCATCAGGTCCACCTTCGGCTCGTAGAAGCGGCGCATCCGGGCAGGGTCGCCCACGCGGTACGCCACGCCGGCCGGCTTGTCCGCCAGCGGCTTGATCTCCGGGCTGTACTCAGCGACGTCGGCCATCATCCGGGCCAGGTCCAGGAACGACGTCGCCCGGCCAGTGCACAGGTTCACCGGGTCCTCGGTGCCCGATTCGGCGACGGCGAGCGCCCCGGCGACGAGGTCGTCCACGTGGATCCAGTCGCGCACCTGCTCGCCGGTGCCCCAGACCTCCAGCGGGTCCTCGCGGCGCAGCACCCGGCCGAGGATCGCGCGGAACGGGTACGTATCGTCCTGGTCCTCGCCGTACCCGGAGAACGGCCGCACGACGGTGACCGGCACTCCGCTGTCGCGGAGGCGGGCCGCGAGGAGTTCGCCGGTCACCTTGGTCCAGCCGTACACCTGGTCCGGCATGCCGACCGTGCGGGAAAGCCAGAGATCGTCTTCGCGCAGTGTCTCGCCCCGCCATGTCCCGGTCTGGTACGCCACCGGGTACGCCGCGCTGGAGCTGAAGTACAGCACCCTGCCCGGCCGCGCGACGGCCGCCCACCGGAACATCTCCGCGTCGATGCTCAGCGACTCCGCCGTGGCGAGCGGATCGCCGTCGATCGTCGCCCGGCCGCCGACCACGGCCGCGCAGTGCACGACGAGGTCCCACAGCCCCGGCACCGAACCCTTGCTCAGGCACTCGCGGAAGAACAGCCGGCAGTCCTGCGCCGGGGACGCCTTCACGTCCAGGCCGTGCACCTCGTACCCGCGCCGGCGCAGCTCAGCCTTGAAGTGCCGGCCGAGGAACCCACGGTCGCCGGTCACCAGCGCCCGGGGCGTGCTCACGCCGCCGCCCGCGCGTACTCGGTACGCACCCTGCGCACGGCCTCGTCGAACCCGCCGCCGTCGCGGAACTCCAGCCACGCGAGCCGGTCGGCCACGTCGGCCTCGGGGGCGTTGACCGCCGCGTAGCCGGCGTCCATCGCGGTCTTCCCGGCCGCTGGGTGGACGTGCTCGATGACGACGTCCGGCAGGTAGGTGAGGCCTCCGAGCTGCTGGCCCAGCTCCAGCCAGAAGTTGTCGACGTACAGGTGCCGCAGCACCGGCGGCGCCATGTACCCCAGCGCCTGCACCACTCGGGACGGCAGGAAGGCGGCCGTCGGCAGCCGCTCGCCCTGGAACAAGTCGTTGCCGTAGACGATCTGCGGCCAAGGGGAGCGCAGCGCCCCGAGCACGTGCGCGTCCCACCCGGCCGTGCGTGGCAGGTGATCGTCGCCCATGAATCCCAGTGCGCCGTACTGCGGGGCGAGCAGGTCGGCGGCCCGGTTCAGAGCGGCCACCATGCCGGTGCCCGTCTCGCCTCCGAAGACCATCAGCATGGCTCCGCTCAGGGCCTCGCGGTAGGCGGGCAGTTCGGGGTCGTCGGCGTCGACTACGAAGACCAGCGTGGCGTTCAGGGAGTCGGTGTTGCGGAAGGCCTGCTGGAGCCGGGTCGCGTTCTGCGGTCGTCCGCGCGTGGGGACGATGACCGCAAGGGGTTCCGTGGTCTGCGTCATGCGCCGGAAGGTACCGAGGAATCGTCGAATCGCCGCACGGCTCCCTTCGCTCACGGGGTACGACGAAACCCCGGGCCGTGAGGGCGCCGGGGCTCCGGGTGAACAGGCCGTTAGACGGCAGCCGGCTGCGGCGCACGGTCCAGCTTGGCGAACAGCCGGTGCATCTCGCACGCCGTGTACCGGGACGGAATCTCGGACCCGTCCCGGTACACGAGGACGTACCGGCCGTCGGTCCCGGCGATGTTCCCGAACCACCACAGGCCCGAGGCGTAGGCGGTGCGCATCACGCGGTCGCCGACGGAGAGCGGGGCCGTGACTGTCCCGCCAGTGAACCTCCTGTACTCGGCCGTCGCTCCAGGGATCGGCTCCGCTACATCCAGCGCCCGTTCGGTGAGCATGTCGTCCAGGTAACCCCGGGCCAGGCCGTACTCCCGCACCTTCCGGTAAGAGTTCTCGGGGTCGTATTCGCCCCGTGCGAGGCGCGCGTAAACGGGGTGGGCCGCGCCACTGTCCAGAGCAAGGCGCTCGAACGCCAGACGCATACCCTCGTCGTCCAGCGCCGGCGGGTATCCGCGCCGGTCGGCCTCGGCGAGGACGGCAGCGGCGTACTCGCGGGCCTCATCTGCTGGGTGGGGCACGGCGCCGGTGGCGGCGGCCGTGCAGCCGGGGCAGGTCAGCGCGGCGTCGGTGAGGCGTGCCTGGTCGAACGCCTCGCCGTGGTGGACGACGGCGTAGCGGCCGGCGTCGCACGCGAGGTCGATGAAGTCGCCGGTGTGGGAGTTGAGCAGGGCCTGGTGGACGGTTCCGTCGTGGCCAGTGACGTTGCGGCGGTCCATGTGTTCCTCGTTCCTTGGTCGGTCCGGGATGACTTAATTAAATCCTATGCCCGTTGGGCAAGCAACCCCGGGCACGGCGAAGCCCCGGGCCGCATGGCTCCGGGGCTTCCGTTCCAACTGGCTCAGACGGCCGCGATGATGAGCGCAGCGACGAACAGCCAGAAGTGGTGGAACGACTGGTCCAGCGCATAGGCCCCGGTGCCCAGGGTCGGGGCGTACTCGCCGTCAGCGGCCACCGGGTGGCCCGGGTGCGCCGGGGTGCCGAGGGTGTGGAACTCCGTCTTCCCGCAGACTCGGGCGAGGCTGGTCAGCGTGTGCCGGCGGTCGGCCCAGTAGTGCGTGCCTGCGTCCAGGCCGAGGCCGAGGACCACCCCGAGGGCGCTGACCTCCAGACCGAGCACAAGCACGGCGAGCAGCAGCGCGAGCGCCTTGGTCACGGTCAGGCCGAAGACGTGACGGCCGCAGGCTATGTGCCCGGGGCGCGAACGGTCGCCCTTGCGGGCCGCCTGCCACGACGTCTGAACCCAGTGGTCACCGACGGAGTGCGCGACGAACAGGGCCGCGAAGGCGGCGGCGAAGGTACCTGCTGTGTCGGTCATGGTCGCAGTTTCCTCGTTCCTTGGTCGACAAAGCCCCGGAGCGGGGGTGCTCCGGGGCCGAGGAGTTGATGGGTCAGCGGGCGGCAGGGTGGTGCTCCACCAGGACGTCGTGGCCCCGGCGGCGCAGGCGCCGCGCGAGCGCTTCGGCGGCCACGACGGCGCGGATCCGTCCTCCGCCGACCGCGACGACGATGGCCCGGTTGTACGGCCCGGAGTCGTACGCCCGGACCGCGCGCACCGTGGCGGCCAGCAAGGTCCGGAGACCCGGGGTGCCGAGGATGCCCCGGCGGCCTCCGGTCTGGCGGATGATAGTCCGGCCGCGCATCTCCGGGTCTGCACCCGCACCGGGGAAGTGGTGGCGCAGGTCCAGGGTCAGGTGGGCGGCCGGGGCGTCGCCGTGGCCGTAGCCGAAAGAGACGACGCGCACGGGCGCGGGGTTCGCTGCGGTCATGGGTTCCTCGTTCCGTGGTCAGTAGGGCGGGTCAGTCGGTGCCGTACCGGTTTCGGGCGTGCGCCAGGTAGTGACAGGGCGGCAGGTTCCGGGACGGGTCCGAAGTGTCGCGGACCTTCCAGAACAGCAGTAGCCCGGTTTCGCCCCTCTTGGCGGTGATGCGGTACCTGCCGGAAGGCGAGACGTACCCGCCTTCCGGGTGTCGTATGAGCCGGGGCTGTCCCGAGTTCATAGCTTCCTCGTTCCGTGGTCGACTGGTCAGTCGGAAAGGCTGCGCAGCGCCTCGATGGCTTCTGCCACGTCGCCGAAGCTGATCGGACGGCGGACCAAACGGCAGCAGTTGAAGTAGTTCCGAATCGCCTCTGCCGTCTCCGAGCCAGCGTGCTGCGCGAGCAGCGACCGGAGGTAAGCCTTCTGACGGTCCGTCGCAGGGCCCCCACGGTTCGGTCCGTACCGTTTGGCCCGGACACCTCGTTCGTCAAGAACATCACTGAACCGGTCGTAGGCGCCCTGCACGGTGCAGCCGAACTGCGCGACAGACTGCCGGTCTTCCTCGTCCGCGCTCGTGCGCTGCATCGGATCCTCCGGGTTCGGTGGGTCAGGTCCCACAGAGAGCAGAGCTGCCATGGCGGGTGCTACGTGATCCTTGAGGGGGTCTGCCCAGTGTCGCGGGTGCTCTCCGCGCCCTCTTCGGCGTCGTCAGTCCCATGGTTACGCCCGTACAGCCAGCACGTACGGGAGGCCTGCTCTCTGTGGAGTTGTCCGCCGGGATCCCTCCCGACTGATTTAATTAAACCATGGGTCTGGCGACCGCACAACCCCTCAACGCAAAGAACCCCGGCCCTCATCGGGTCCGGGGTTCTCCGGGTCGGCGGTGCCATGAGCCTCACCGCCTCTTGTGCTTGCCCTTGTTCAGCGCCTCCGCCGCCTTGGCCTTCGCCTCGGCCGCGCCGGCGTGGGAGTTGATGACGTGCGCGACCACCAGGCCGAGCACGATCACCGCCGCCAGGACGGCCACCGCGACGACGGCCACCATGGCGAACACCAGCGCACACAGCGTCAGGACGACGCAGGACAGCAGCGCGACCCACAGCCACGGGATCACCTTCTCCGCCACCGTCTTCTCCGGGCCCTGATGCACGATCGCCCCGGCGGGGACAGCCGGCTCCGGGGCCGCGTAGTGGTGGTGCACGTGGACGTGGACGCCGCCGTCGGCCGCCTGCTGCGCGGCGGTCGGGTTGGCCTTCAGGTACTCCAGCAACTCCCCGGGGACCGGGGCATGCCTCCGCTCTATCTCCATGGTCAGATTCCTTGATTCCTAGGTCAGGAGCCGCTGCCGCGACCCTGAATTAGTTGTACCACGGCGGCAGCCTGGCCAATCGGGCAGCAAACGGCGAAGCCCCGGGCCGTAGCGGCTCCGGGGCTGTCGGTGTCGGGTGGTGCGGTCAGTGCAGGGACATCCACGTCACGGCGAACACACCTGCCGCGATGAGGGCGAGGATGCCCAGTCCATTCCAGAAGCGTTCACCCATGGTCAGTTCCTCGTTCCGTGGTCGGCGCCGGGGCTGTCGGTGTCGGGCGGTGCGGTCAGGCCTTGGAGGCCACCCGCACCCGACGCTGGAACAGACGGAGCGCGTCACCCCGGTTGCGAGTGGCCACCGAGACACGAGCGCCCCGGCGGACTCGGTACCACGTGCCCGGTACGCCCATGGTCCCGTGGTCGTCGGAGGCGACCTCCAGCGCGATCCCGGAGCGGAGCGTCTCGGTGGTCCAGTTCATCAGTTCCTCCAGCGGTCGGTCTCGATGAATTAACTAAACCATAGGCCCTGTGACTGCACAACCCCCGGCCCGCGTCAGTCCGGGGCGTAGACGTAACCCACGCGCTCGCCCGCCGTGTCCTTGACCAGGTCGCCGTCCTTCACCCGGGCGTCCAGCCACCGGTACACCCACGGCCGGGACCGGCCGGTGATCTCTTGCAGATCCTTGAAGTCCTCGAACGTGACCCGCTTCGCACCCTGTCGGCGCAGCGCGGACAGCCGCTGGTACGCCACGTCGTCGGCCTCCGCCGGGCTCATCCGGTCTTCCGGCGCGGCCGGGAGCTGGATCACTCCGGCGTCGCTGCGCAGCCCGTCGAACACGAAGCCCAACGACTCCTCGGCAACGGCCAGAGCGCACCGCGAGCACAGCGGGACCGTCTTCGTGTGGACCGCCTGGCCGCCGCATCCGGTGCAGTTCAGTTCCTTGGTCATCTGTCATCAGTCCTTGCGTCATCGGTCGTTGTCCGCGCCGGCCGGGCCGAGCGGGAGAGAGTTCTAGGTCGCAGCGCCGCCGAGGCCGTCAGCGCCCCTGTCAGACCCGTGTAATGGCTGGAGTCACGGACAGTCCGGCGGCGTCTGCTGACGCGTCAGAGGTGCCACCACGGGCCGTCAGAGACGTGTCAGGGCGGGCATCTCTGACATGAGATGCCCGCCCTGAGTGTGCGCCAATCGCCGGTCCGTCACATGGCCGCCGCCTCGGCGAACACGTTCCCGGCGACCTCGTAGACGGCCCGCTTGTTGGGCGGGTTGACGCGGCGCAGCACGCCGTCGTCGGCCAGTTGCTCCAGCTCGTCGTACACCCAGCCACGGGGCCGGCCGACGAGGTCCGGGAGGTCGGCCAGGTCCTCGAACGTGACGTCCGTCTGACCGCTGCTGACCAGGATGTGCATGCGGTTCAGCAGCTCCGCGCGGGCGTCCTCCGTCGACATCCGGCTGGTGTTCAGCGGGTCGGCGAAGGTGACGCCGGCGCCGCGCGGGGCGGACAGAGGCTCGCTCGTGTCGATGCCGTCCGAGGTCAGGTCCAGGTCGCTGACCTGCGCGAAATCGTCGTCCACGGTGCCCTCCAGGGGCTCGTCGCCGGCCGTCTCCACGGCCTCGGCCTGCTCGTCCACGACGCCCTCGGCGAGGATGCGGTAACTGCCCGCGTCCAGCTCAGCCCAGTACGGTCGAGTGCGCTCGATCATCTCCGCACGGTCGGCCGCCCTCATGCGCGGCACCCGGCCGTCGACCGGCCAATGGACCTTGTCCGTGCCCGTGACCTCGGCATACAGCGAACCAGGGGCGTTGTTGGCCCACTTGGTCGGGTCGGCCCCGGCCTCCAGCGTCTCCGCCTCCAGGGCGTACTTGGCGTCCTGGTTCTCCTTCTGCCCGTGGGCCAGGGACTGGGTGAACTGACCACGGGTTTTCCGGTTGATGTTGTCGTGCGGCATGGTCTGCGTAGACGCGCAGAAGTGCACGCCGACCGACCGCAGCTTGCGCAGCGCCTCGTCGGCTTCCTCGTCCACCACCATCAGCACGTCGGTGGCCTCCTCGATGTCCAGGAAGATCGCCGGGATGCGGTGCAGCGTCCACAGCTCCGGCACCCACTGCTTGTAGCCCTTGCCGCCATCAGCCCGGGTCAGCGTGCCGAACAGTCCCGCGCGGTACTCGATGAGCGGGATGAGGTTCCGCACGAGCTGCTCCGTGGTCTCACGGGTCGTCGCGGCCAGGCCGATCGCCTCTGAGATGTCGCCGAAGGACTGCGAGTACTTCGCCGGGTCGCCGACCACGGGGACGACGTCCACGCGCTCGCGCATCTGGAGGATGGCGGTGCAAAGGGTCTCCGTCTTGCCCGCGCCGGACACCCCGGTGCACTTCGTGTGGGCCAGTGGCCTGGGGTTTTCCTCGTCGTCGGAACCGACGATCCACCAGTTGATGTCGCTGCCGTCGGTGCGCTTGCCGAGCCAGATCGGGTAGTCCGCGATGGACGCCCCGAGGTGGCGTGGGCCGGTCCAGACGGCCGGCTTGAGGGCGTCCTGCCCACGGGTGAACGCCACGTCCACCTGACCCTCGTGACCTGCGACTTTGAGCACCTTCACCTGGTCGGCGCCGACCCCGGCGACGGCCGCAATCTGCTCCCGGGCGTCCTGCGCCTCCTTCGCCGTGGTCGGGGCGTCCAGGTGGACCCGGGCGCGCAGCTCCTGCTCGGACTCCGTAACCTTGCCGACCCTGGCGTCCTTGAACGCCCGGACCTTGGCCAGCAAACCGTCGTTTCCGCTGGTCTCCGGCGACTTGTCGGAGTCCCGCACACCCGACAGAGCCGCGTGCCGGACGCACCAGGCAACCGACAGAACGAGTCCGCCGAGCGCCCACGCCTTGGCCACGTCGGCCTGCCAGGGACGGACGGTGATGGCGAAGAGTTCCCAGGTCAGGACGGCGCTGACGAACACCGTGACCATGACCCGGGTCTCCTGGCGGCGCACCGCCCAGGTCGACCAGGTCACGTATGCGAGATACGCGAACCCGAGGGCGAGAAAGGACATCCACAACGGGCTGTCCCCGATGACGAGGTGGAGCACCAGAGCCAGAGGCCACGCGGCCATGGTGATGGCCCAGGGCAGGACGTACGAAGTGATGCGTTCAGACACCCTGAACAGGGCGTATCCGCGTACGCGGTGACTGTTCGACACGTCGCCCACCGCCCCTACACCACGGTGAAGGAGCCGCCACGACGGCCCCCGGGACGACGGACACCCTTGCGGTCGTTCTCCAGCTCGTCCAGCAGGCCTTCGAACCGGCGCCACGCCTTGACCGCGCTTGCGGACCCGTCTACGCAGGAGTTGGCCATGCGGTCGAGATCCTTGCCAACCGAACGCAACGTCAGCGCCAGCTTGGCTGCCTGAGCGGGCGTCATCCACCCGTCTTTCGCCTGCCGTGCGTTGGCCCTGGCAGCCGCCTTGAGCTGGCCTTCGGCCATCTTCGCGGACACGGCCAGGTAGTTGAGGATCGCCCGGTACGCCTCGCAGAACGCGTGCAGATCGTCCTGGTTGGACAGCTCCATCGAGCCGATGGACTGGGCGAGTTGTGCGATGCCCTGACCCCGTGTGCCGCCCGGTCGGGAGAATCCCTTCTGACCTGCGGTTTTGGCGCTGCTGCCGTTCGACGGGAGGGGGTTGCCCTGGCCGTCCAGGCCCCGAGCGCGGAGCTGTCCGTTCGTCTGCCCGTTGGCCCGGCCAGCCGGGCTGAACGGGTTGTCAGGGTGGTTTTGCCCGATGTGATTCATTCCTGGTTCCTCTTCCTGATTCCTGGTTCCGAAGGCGAAAGCCCTACCAGGGTTGTCCCCGGTAGGGCTTTACCTAAATCAAGGGTGCGCCCGTCTGTCCCGGGCCGCAAGTGCCTTCTACGTCGGTTACTCCTTGGGGAACGTCCGCTGGATCGCCTTGCGCAGGCTCTCCGACTTCGGGCCGCCCGGCTTCGTGTCCCCGTGTCCCGGCAGAGTCGGGACAATCGCGCGGACCTCGGCCTTGTCGTGTCCCGTCTCCATCAGAAAGCGGACGATGCCAGTCAGGTTGTCCCGGACGTCCTCGGGGACATCGACGCTCGCCTGTCCCGCGCTCCGGGACATGTCCCGCTCGGCGCTGATCTCCTCGGGCGTCTTGTCCAGAGAGATACGGACGGTGGGACGCGGCCGGGACATCGTCGCCGGGACAGCGGCCCGAGGGCGGGACACGGCCGCCGGGACAACCGGCTCGGGCGCCGGGACAACGTCCTGCGGGACACGGGACATGTCCCGCTGCGGGACAACAGGGGCCGGGACATCGGCCGTGTCCCGGGGGACAGCCGCCTCGGGGGACACGAACGTCGGGACATCGCTCTGTCCCGTGTCCCCGACCGGGACAGCCGGCGCCGGGACAAGGGACAGCGACCAGTCGTGCCGCGTACTGATGTTGGCGAGAGCCTTGACCGACTTACGCCGGACGACGCGGGCGACGATGGCGGCCTCCGCCTGCGCGGCCTCCGTCTCGTTCAGCCCGTGGCGGGCCGCGTCGATCTGCTTCGCGAGACGGCCTACCAGGCGAGTGTGCTTGCGCTTGCCGGGCTGGGCGGCAGCCAGACGGTCCGCCAGGTCCACGGCCTTGTCGGCGGCGCGGCTGCGGGCGATGGCGGCGGAGTCGGCGCCCCGTCGGCCGATGCCCAGGAAGGCCGTCAGACGCTCCTTCAGCTCCCGCAGGGCGGAGGCGAGCAGGCTGTCCGACTTAGCCCCTGACATGCGCAGTTCCAGGCCGAGCAGCAGGTGCAGGAGAACGGCCAGCAGCACCGGGCCGAGGACGACCCGCACTGGGCCGCCGACGCTCCCGGAGACCGTGAAGGCGGGGATGCCTTGCACCAGCACGGCCGCATAGGCGAGATAGGCGGGGCCCTTGGTCCGGGTGGCCCAGGCGTAGACCGTGAGGGCGACGATGGCGGCCTCGGCGACGCCGCACAGAATCATGCGCTCGGTCTCGTCGGAGATCTGAAGCGCGGTCTCCATGAAGCGGTACGAGGTGTCGGCGGACATGGCCAGGGCCAGTGCGGCCGGGACAAGCAGACCGTAGGTGGCTGCCTGAGTGCGGGACATGCGGGACATCGTCTGCCCTCTCTTCCTTGGTCACGATTCCTTGGTCGGTGCTGATTTTCTTAAATCATCGTACACGCTACTTGTCCCCATGTCCCGTGTCCCGGCAAACCTTTGTCCCGGGACATGTCCCACCAGGGACAGAGTGTTTGTCCCGGCTGCTGTGTCCCGCTGTCCCTGTCCCGTGCGGGACACCTCCTGTGTCCCGGCGCCGGATGTCCCGGGACACGACGAAGCCCCCACGGTCTTGTCCCGTGAGGGCTCGTTGTCCCGCTACCGCGATGTCCCGTCAGACGTCGGCCGTCGTGTCCCCGTCCGGCGCCCGCAGGATGAAGTACCGCCCCGGGTCACTGGGGTCCGGCTTCAGCACACCCTCGTCGGTGAGCTTCTCCAGCTCCCCGGCGATCCACGGCCGGCTGCGTCCGAGGTCGAGAAATTCGAGAGCACGCACTGTCAGCGCTTCCGCATCCGTCCTCTGCGCGAGGCGTCGGACGCGGGCGCGCAGAATCTTCTGGCATGTGGAGGCGTCTGCCTCGGTCTCGCGGGTTTCCCGGGCGATCCGGCGCTCCTTGGCGTCGTAGGCGTACTGCTCGTCCTGGATGAGCCGGCTCAGCTCCACGGCCCAGGCCATGAGCAGGGCGCGTCCCTGGAAGGACAGTTCCCGGATGTGCGCCCGTGCCGCCGCCGGGTCGTCCCGGGTGACGGCGGTGAGAACGTCCACGGCCGCCGCTTCGGTCTGCTTGGTCATGACTTCCTCGTTCCTTGGTCAGGATGATTTCCCTAAATCATCGTACCCGTCGCCCCGGGCGTGCAACCGTGAAGTACGCGAAAGGGGCCCCGATGTCCCGGGGCCCCTCGTTGTCCGTGTCCCGCATTTACGTGTCCCAGCCGTCAGGGACATCGCAGGGGCGGAACGGGTCCGGACCGGGGTCGGCGTGGGGACGGAAAGGGTCGGCACTCGCCGTACCCGCCGACGTGTCCCGGATGTCGTTCTCGGTGACGATCTCGCTGAACCAGAAGTCCGTGATCTCGATACCGGCAAGCGGAACGTTCTGTGACTGGGACAAGTCCCGTACGGCTGCCGCGCGAAGCCGCACCTCGTCACACCGGCCCAGTGAGTAGGCCGTCCCGTCCAGCATGTATTTCTGCCCCTTGAAGCGGGCCGTTCCTCCGTAGACGTACCCGAACCTCATCACTCGCCGGCTCACCGTAGGTACTCCGCACCGGGGCGGACGGCCCAGGTGCGCGGCCCGGGTCGGTTGACGGCCCGTAGCACGCCGATGCCTTCCAGGACGAGCAGGTGGTCCTCCAGCCAGGGTCCTGGCCGGCCTGCGCGTCGGGCGACGCCGGGAAAATCCGCGACGGTGAACGTCTTCTGGCCCCGGGCGGTCATCTCGCCGATGCGCCGCCGTACGGCATCGGCGAGGGTGGGGGGTGGTCCGGTCGTGGCTGTGGTGGTCGGTACGACTCCTCCGTTTCCGTGTTCAGATATCCGCCGGGGCGAGACCCCGCCCGGCGGTATTGCCACGGTGCACGTGCCAGACCCACGTCCGAGCGTCCAGGTGCTCGAACGTGGCCCCTGTGTCGAGCAGGCGCACCAGATAGTCCTCGTCCTCGCCACGGTAGCGGCGACCTAGGCCATCTGTCGTTACGTTCTGGCCAGGACGGAACCCGCCGATGGTGCGGACCAGCTCGGTGCGCACCAGGTGCGTCATCGGGATGAATGACCCGAACCGTCGCAGATGGGCCTCCTGCTCCGCACCGAAACGGACACCCCACGGAAGCCTCCACTGGCCCTGCACCGACACGGCTGTGGGGTCCTCGCCCCCGCGCACTACCGGTGCCGGGTACACCAGGTCAGGCTTCTCCGAGGACTGCTCCATTACACGCATGCAGGCCATAAGGTGGTTGGGCTTGATTTCGTCGTCATCGTCAAGCCAGGCAATCACGTCCGTGGTCACCCGTTGCAGCGCGCGGTTGCGAGCCTGGTCGGCTCCGGTGCGCAGCGAGTCGCGTTCGACGACGACCTGGTCCGGCCGGCGCCGCTGCGCCCGTACGGAGGCCAGGGCGCGCTCCAGCAGATCCTCCCGGCCCGGGATCGTCGGGATGACCACGGCAACACTCATGCGGGGCACGGGGGTATCTCCTCTCCGTCGGCCGGCGGGCTCCAGCGCATCGCGTCCCTGACCGGCGGTGCGTAGCGCGGGTCGTACTGCCGGAAGGCTGATGATGCGGCAGCCAGACTCCCACGCATCCGCTGGAACCCCTCACCTGCCTCTTGGAGACGCTGCCTCAACGCCTCCACACGTTCGGGATTCACTGAGACGATGGCCACACCGTCCGACGTCGACGGGTCAACGCCGACAACTACGGAGCCCGCACTTTCGGCGTCTGCGCCGGGTGCGGGCTCCGTGGCGGCGGGTGTGCGGTCCGATGGCATCAGTCCTCCTGGACGGCCACCCACAGGGCGTCCTTGTCGGCCTGTGATTCCTCGGACTTGACCATCTCGGCCAGGCCCTGCCGGCGCAGCCGGTCCAGGGACAGGTACGTGCGGGACTTGTTCAAGCCCATCGCCTCGGCGATGGCGTTACGGGCCAGGCCGTCGGGGTGATCCTTGAGCAGGGTCAGGATCTTCCGGTCGCGCTCGATGGTCTCTGCGGGCCTCGGGCGTCCACGCGGGGGGCGCTGGGGCGCGGTCACGGTCATGGTTCCTTCCTCGGTGATCAGGGGGTCGATGATTTATCTTAATCGGTATACCCTCGCCTGTCACGCCTCAAGCCCCGGCGATGTCAGCAGACCGGTGGACCGGACCAGCTCGCAGGCGGCATCCACGCCCAGCGGCTCCGCGCCGGTGGCCAGGTGGCGGGGAGGCTGCCACAGCACGACCTCGGCCCCGGACGACAACGGCCCGCCGGACTCGGGGGCCGGCAGGCCGTGGGCGGTGCTCTTCAGTTCCAGGTGGTCTCGTAGCAGGCGCTCGTACGCTTCGCGCAGCCGGGAGTACGAGCGCCGCAGGTCCCGGGTGGGGATTCGTTCCGCGCTGTGCCTGCCCATGTCGTCCGTCCCTCCGTCCGGCTCGGTCAAAGCCGGGGACGGTACCAGCGATCAGCGTGGCCGCCGAACGGGGTTTACTTCACCGCGCGGTTCTGCCAGGCGTCCCTCACCCCGGGGTCGAACGCGGCGGCCTGCGACGCGGCCCGGGAGGCCGGCGCGGTCAGGAACGCGTCCGTGCCCCGGCGGGTGGTCAGCTTCTCCAGCACCTCGTCCCCGGTGACCAGACCCTCCCACTCAACGAAGTCCTTCTCCCCGGGGATGGCCGACGCACCACGCTTGACCACCAGGTACGGCAGCGGTCCGGGGTTGCCCTCTTCGGAGTCCACGGCGAAGATGCGGATCTCCGTCCACCGGCAGGTGGAGCAGTGGGTGCGCGGCGGGGCGAACTCGGTGTCAGGGTGGTTCTGGTGCCGGGGCCGGTAGCTGGAGCCGAGGCCCAGCAGCTCCCCGGTAATCGTGATCGTCTGGCCGTGCTGGTCGGCGATCGTCCAGGTTCCCGACTTGCCGACGGAGTCCAGTCCGGGCAGGGGTGTAGAGCTTGTCATTGGTCTGCTCTCCTCAGTCCGTGGTCCTGCTCCGAGCGTACCCACTGGGTAAACCTGCGCGTAGCCGAGTCCAGGCCGCGTCGGGAGCGTGGCCGATCAGCGTATCGGGTACATCTGATTTAACGAAATGAGTGCGCCCAGATTCGGAGGACCAAGGAATGCGCATCATGGGAGCGGACCTGTCGATGAAGTGCACGGGACTGTGCTTCCCGGACGACTCCACCGCCGTCATCAAGCCGCGCGGTAAGGGCGACCGGCGCTTGCTGAGCATCGAGGAACGCATGACGGCGGCCCTGCGTGTGGCCCGCCCCGACCTCGTCGTCATCGAGGACGACCCCGGGCTTTTCCGGGGTGCGTCCGCCAAGGTCATCCCGATGGTGCACGCCACCGTCCGGCTCGCCGTCATGCGCTCAGGCGTCCCCTACGTCCTGGTCAACACGAAGACGTTGAAGCTGTACGCCACGGGCTACGGCGGCGGGGCGGACAAAGACTCCATGGCCCTGGCCGCGCTCACTCGCGCCGGACGGAAGTTCCCCGGCGACAAGGGCGGGGATCAGTGCGACGCGTGGTGGCTGCGGGCGGCCGGTCACGCCGCGTACGGCGAGCCGGTGGTCCGGATGCCGCAGCACAACATGGACGCCCTGCGCGCGGTCGCCTGGCCGGTCCTCGGCGACACCGTCCCGGTCTTCGCTCCGCCACTCCCGAAGCAGCCCCGCCGCCGGCGGAAGGTGGCGGCCTGACATGATGCCGGACAAGGGGAAACCCCCGGGAGCGCCCTTCCCGGGGGTTTCCTCATTGTGCCGTAGATCCGTTCAGCCGCCGAACGGGTCCGCCGCCTCGCCGTCCTCACTGACGGACGTGGAGGTGTGCACCGGCAGATCCTGCTCCCGACGGGTGTTCTTGTCGGCCGGGGTGTACCGCGCGGTGAACGACTGGCTGGGGAACTTGGCCCCCGGCGCCTTGACGCTCTTGCCCCGGGCCATCTCCAGGTACCCGCCGACCTCCGGGAGCTGCATACCCGCCTGCTTCAGCGCGTCGGCGAGCGCCTTGATCTTCGTGTTGCTGACGTACAGCGTGCGCTTGCCGTCGTCCTCGGGAAGCTGGACCTCCTCGTAGTCCTTGCCCTCCCAGGTGACGCCGGTGGGCTCGCACTGAAGCTCGATGACCATCATCTCCACGGGCCGGGCCGACTCCGTCGGGATGGTGAGCTGGGACTGCGGGGTGGGCTTCTTCCCCTGCCAGAACAGCAGCTCGCGGGTCTCGTTGTCGGTCTGCTGCGCCATCCGCCAGTCGGTGATGGTGCCGGCGACGACGTGGCCGACCTTGGGGAACTTGGCCCCGACCTTCTTCTCTCCCGAGAGGAAGCGAACGGCCTTCACCGCGTCCGCGCTGAACGGGTCCGTCATCGTGGTCATGTGTGCCCTGCTTTCCTTGGGTTCGTGTGTTCCTTGGGTGTTCCCGCCGCCGGTGGCGAGGGAGGGGAGCCGGTGGAACGTGGCTCCGGTGCGCGGCCGGGTCTCGAACCCGAATCTCCCCGGACAGACGGCTCGGGGGAACCGTTGTCCTGTAGGGGCTCTGAGCCTGTGAGGGCTGCTCCAGTTGAGCTACCGCGCGACCAGCGTTTTACGGCCGCCGCCAGACCCCGAGCCGCCCGCCGATGTTGCGTGTCGCCCAGGGGGCTGTGTCGCTACGACGGCGCGTCGTTGGGTCTCTCAAGGCCCCGGAGCCGGTGGGGTTGAGCCCCGGGGCGGTCTCTGTGGAGTTGTTCCGGGAGGATCTATGACGCTATGTCACGAATGCTTGTTCCGCCCGGACTTGCTGTGCTCCGTATGCTTTTATGATACCCCGGAAGCTGATTTAGTTAAACCCTACTCAGCCACCGGGTTCGGCGAGTTCCTTGAGTCGGTTCTGCATGACGGCCACCAGCTCGTCCACCTTCGTGTCGGGCAGGCCGGCCGCCTTCGCCTCCTTCCACACCGCCGACGCGTCGCCCTTGGACGTGACCGCTAGGGCCTTGTCCTTGAGGGACGGCGGCCGGACCGTGGTCCGCGTGGTGACGCCGGTGTCCGGGTCGTGGTCGCCGGCCATCGGGGCGGCCTTGACCACCGCAGCCGCCCGGGACGGGGCGAACGTGTCCCCAGCCTCGGAGACCATGACCGGGGAGGCGAGGGTACGGACGTTGCGCCAGGCCCTCACCCGTTCGCACAGCACGGCCGCGTTCCAGCCGCTCTCCAGGTCGACGCCGTAGACGGTCGGCGTCTTCTCGGATTCCTTGTCCACCGGCAGGTGAATGACGATCCCGGCATCCGTGCGGACTTTCGTCCCCGGCTTGTCGAACCGGCTCAGCGGGTCCGGCTCCCAGACCTCGTCGTGCCGGTCCCACACCCCGGCCGTGTTGATGCCCTGTGCGTACGTGCCGAGCTGGATTGCGATCTCCTGCCAGCCGTAGTCCAGGTCCCGGCCGGTCTTCTTGTCGCCGATCACGTACTCGCCCGGCTGGAACCGGACTTCGGCCCGGCCGATCTTCAGCACGAGTGGCTTGGTGACCTTGTAGCAGTTGTCCGAGGTCCCGGCGACGCCGTACTGCTTGACGACCGTCGTGAACTCGATGAGGTGCGGCACCGGTTCGAGACCGGTCTCCTCCAGCAGGCGGATGTACGTCTCCACCATCCCCCGGCAATCCGCCGGGACCTGGTCCAGGATGCTGCGCGGGCCGCCGGGGGAGTGCCATGCCCGGTCCGCCATCTCCGTGAAGGAGTGCATCGCGGTGCCGAGGTTGGCCGCGACCTTGTCCCCGGCGGCGTTCTTCAGCTCCGCCGTCAGCTCGTCCAGCAGGGCCTTGTCCGCCCGGACGTGCTTGCCGTGCGCCCGCGCCACGATGTCCGGACGCATCGTCGCCCCGAGCAATGCCATCCGCAGGCCCCACTGGGACAGGGCGTACGTGTCGCTGATGGACTTGGCGAACGTCGTTGCCCGGGTCCAGGCCTTCTCCTTGCCGGTGTCCGGGTGCGGGATCAGGTACCTGCCGTACCGGTCGCGCTTGGTCTCCTTCTCCCCGTGCGACCCCGAGCCACCGGCGAGGAACTGCGCCGCCGCATCGGCCTGGTTCTGCGTCCCGTTCGATGCAGGGGCCGCCGGCCGGCCGCTGCCGAGGAAGGCCGCTGCTGCCGCGCTCTGGTCAGTCGTCACCGCAGCACTCCTGCCGTTCCCAGCCGCCTTCGCCGTCGGCGCGGATGATGTCACCGATTCCGATTTCGGCGAAACAGCCGGCGCACTCGCCTTCGTACCCTGCGGGGAACCATGGGCCGGGCTCGTCGGCGTAGCCGTGGCCGTTGAACTCGTTGCGGATGCCGCCGAAGAACGAGGCGACGCGATCAGCGTCCTGTCGTCCGTGCATTCCTTGGTCTCCTGTTCCGTGGTCACCTCGGTCGCCGGGTCCCCAGCGCCGCAGTATTCGCAGAATGACCCGCTGTGCCCGAACTTGCCGTCGTCACCCCAGGCGTAGCTGTGGCGGCACGGCTCGCGGTCCACCAGCTCGTCCGGGTTCTTCAGCTCGCCGGTGCGTCCCTTGTGCGGGCCGTCCACGACGACGGCCTCCACCAGGCCGTAGCCCGCGCTCGTCACGCGCATGAGCGTGCCGCGCCGGGTGAAGTGGTCGCCCTCCTCCAGCTCGCCGACGCGGACCGGGCCGGACGTCGCGTCCTGCGGTGCGGGCGCCCGCTGAACCACCTCGTTCAGGTTCGTCAGCTCGCCGGTGCGGCCTTTATGCGGGCCGTCCATCACCTCGGCCAGCACCGAGCTACTCGACTCCCGTTCGGTCAGGCGCATGAGCGTGCCCTTCCGGAGGAAGTAGTCGCCCTCGTCCAGCTCACCGAGACGCGTCTGGGGGTCGTCCTCCGGGTTGTACTGCCCGGGGGCGCTGTCGTCGTCCGGGCAGCCGCAGCCCGCGCGGTGCGTCTCCGGGTGCGGGCAGTTGGGCAGCTCGGGGTCGGGGCCGACGTCGTGCGCGTGTCCGTCGCGGGGTTTCCCGCAACGGGTGCAGGTGCCCAGCCGCTCCGCGTCCTCGGCGTCCACGCGGGCGGTGCACGCGGCGCAGGCCACGGTGCCGTGCGGGACGTCCGTGCCGCAGCCCGGGCACCGGTGGTCGTCGGTGTCGCACTTCTCGCAGTAGACCCCGCCTCCCTTGATCCGACCGTATTGGTCCATCGTCGGGACGTCGTTACCGGCCTCCCTCAGCACCGTGCAGTCCGGCGCCTGGTACGTTTCCTCCGGCCCCGGGTGGATCCACTCCACCCCGGACGGGTCGGTGTAGTTGTGGTTCAGCGCCGGGTCGAGCGGGACGCCGAGGGCGGCCGACGCGGTGCGGTCCATGCGGGCCGTCGTCTCCGCTTTCTCCTCCGGGCTGCGCTGCTCTAGCACCTTGATGGCCTCGTCCGTCAGCCGGGACATCCGAGCGTCGGCAGCCTTCTGCTCGCCGGTGCGGTAGTCCGTGGCAACGACGGCCGCCAAGCGCTCCTGCTCCGCAGCCGACAGTCCGCCGCCGCCGCTGTGCATCGACGGCCGCCCGGTGTGCGTGGCTGGCGCCGCGTCCATGAACCGCTCAGCCTGTGAGCGGGCCTCATCGTTCGCCGGTCCGTCGCAGCCCGGGCACGCCACAGCGTCGCAGTTGAAGCACGTACGGACCGGCTGACCGAAGTCGTCAGTCTCCACAGTTTTGAACTGGTCGGCCATGGTCCGCTGCGTCACCGTCGCCGGGTCCACGCCCCACGGAGCCGCGCCGGTGCCCTCGGTCTCCGCCATGGCGTCCAGCTCAGCGTCGCTGACCGGCTTCCCGGCAGCGCCGTGGCAGCCGTAGCACTGGCCGACCGGAACGTGCTCGCAGTCGGCCGCGAGGGTGGCCACGAGACCGTCCGTCGTGCCGATGAGGTCCGGGTAGGTGCCCAGCGGGAAGTCGCTGCCGCCCGGGCACTGACGGGGCGTCTGCTCGGGGGTGAGGTGAGACCGAACCCGGCCGTTGCCGGTGAGCTGCGCCGGATGCTTGCACAGGCGGCACTGAGACCGGCCGGCCTCCATGTCCTCGGCGAGAGCGACGCCCGCCGCGCCGGCCGGGGGCTGTCCGACGCCCTTGCACTTGCGGCTGTCGGGCCCGGCCTGGAAGTCGGGGTTCTCGGTGAAGTGGTGACGGATCGTCTTGTTCGCCGTCACGGTGTACTCGTTGCCGCACACGGAGCACGGCTTCCGCTCAGGGGTCGTCTGAGTCATTGCGGTACCTTCCTGCTTCCTTGGTCAATGGCCTAACGGCCAGGTGGGGAGGGCCGCCGCAACCCTCCCCGGGATCATTCGTTGGAGTCCGGCTGCTCGCAGTGCACGCAACGCATTTCGCCAGCTTCCCGGGACCACGCGTACTCGTGTCGGTGGGGGCGCCGGGCGTCACAGCCCTCGCAGATGCCTGCCTGGGTCTTGGTCGCAAGGTCGTACGGGTAGAAGTGCTCGCAGGTCGCGACGTCCGGCGCCTCGCCTGTGAAGGGGTCAGTGAGTCGCTTGCGCTCACTGTCCGTCCATTCGCACATCGTCTTGTACTCGGTCTGGAAGTGGTCGACGGCGCTGCCGATGGCCCGCAGGGCGGAGGACTCCAGCTCCCCGGTCTCGTACGGCATGTCCGCCCGGTCGGCCGCCTCCTTGAGCGCCTTCATGGCCAGGGCGATCTCCTCGCGGATGACCGTCCGAACCCGTGCCTCGTCCATTTCTTGGTCCCCGTTCCTGTGGTTTAGCTAAATCATACCCCGGACGTCCGGGGGAGGAAACGGTCCAGCTTGCGCGAAGCGATGGTGACCGCGTAGAGGTCCGAGGCGAGGCCCGCCCGGATCCCGTCCGGCACGGTGTGACCGGCGTACCGCAGCAGGCCGACCAGCTTCGGGGAGGCCGGCTTCTTACGCCACGCGGCCGACTTGGTCATGTTCAGCGCGGAGCGGTCCATGGCCTCGGTCTCCGCCCAGGCCATCGCCATGCCGAGGTCCAGGCCTTCGTGCAGCCGCTCCCACGTACCGCGCGCCGGCGCGTAGGCGACGTCCCACTTCTCCGTCTCCTCCCGCGATGGCCACAGCAGGATCTCCCCGTTGTCGCCCAGCGGGATGAACTGGATACCGCCGTGGGTGCGCAGCCACGAGTAGGCGGCCGACGCCTTGAACAGGTCCAGGTCGCGGTGCTTCAGCTCGAACCGCAGCGAGCCAGCCGGCACGACCTCGTCCTTGTAGGACTCCTCGCGCTCGTAGGCTTCGGCCAGCGTCTCGCCGTCCTTCACCTCCCGGATCTCCGCCCCGGGCTCCAGGTCCACCAGCGTGCACAACGACCCGCCCTCACCGGCGAGGATGAGCACCAGCGCGTCCTGCTTGCCGGTGGCCGGGCTCGGCCGCAGCACGCGGCCGACCATCTGAATGAACAGGGGCTCCGACTTCGTCGGCCGGGCGATCACCGCGCAGTCCGCGAACGGGAAGTCCGCGCCCTCGGTGAGCACCATGCAGTTGACCAGCGTGCGCACCTCGCCGGTGCGGAACCGGCGGTAGATGTTCAACCGCTCCTCGCGGGGCGTTCCGCCGTGCACGTACGCGGCGTCCGGCAGGGCCTCGGCCGTCGCCCGTGCGACCTCCACCGTCGGGGTGAAGACGATCGGGCTGCGTCGGCCGGCTGCATGCTCCTCCAGCACCTTGGCGATGATCTGCGGGCCGCCGGCCTCCATCAGCGCGTCGCCCAGAGAGGAAGCGGTGTAGTCGCCCCGGGACTTCTTCACGTCGCCGAGGTGGAGGGTGTCGACGTCGATCAGCTTGGACTGGACGTCCACGAGGTGGCCCCGGGACATCATCCACAGCGGGGAGCGGGTGTAGACCGCGTCCTCCCACACGCTCCCGAGGCCCTGGCCGTCCCCGCGCGCCATCGTCGCCGTGAACCCCACGGCCCGGGTTCCGGGCATCCCGCTGTAGCAGCCGAGGCCGGCGAGGATGTTCCGGTAGCTGACGGCCGCCGCGTGGTGGCATTCGTCAACGATCACCAGGCCGACCTTGCCGCACTTCTCCTGCGAGTCCACCAGGCGGTTGAACCGCTTCTCCCGGGCGAGGGTCTGCACCGAGCAGACCATCACGTCGGCCGCGACGTTGTCGGCCGAAGCCTTCACCTTGCCCGTGAACAGGCCCGGCTCGGTCTGCTTCAGCTTGTTGAGCGTCTGGTCGGCCAGCTCGTCGCGGTGCACGAGTATGACCACGCGGGTGCCCTCGGCCGCGATGTGCTCAGACGCCATGCGGGAGAAGATGACCGTCTTGCCGGCGCCGGTCGGGAGCACGACGGCGGGCCGCTGCATCCCGTCGGCCCACGCGGCCTGCACGGCGTCGATGGCCTCGCGCTGATACTCGCGGAGCTGGAGGGTCTGGCTCATTGGCCTGCCTCCGCCGACTTGATGAACTCCTGAGCGCGCTCGTTCGGGCAGTCGTTCTCACCGAACCAGCCGTGTTCCTGGCAGTAGCCGTGGTGGTCCAGGGAGCAGGCCCCGGGGTCGATGAAGTCGTCCACCAGCGGCACGGCGACGTCCAGCGTGGAGCTGACTCCAGCCCGCCAGAAGTGCGCCTCCGGCTGGTCCCAGTTGGGCCGCAGGGTCTCGGGGACGGTCACGCCCCGGTACGTCTCCGGGCCGTCGGTCGGCGACGCCGGCGGGGTAGCTGTGCGCGCGTCGGTGAGGGTCTTCAGCCGCTGCACGTGGTCGGGGCTGAGCGAGTCGAGCATGCCTAGCAGCTTGCGGTCGGTGTCGTCGCTCATGCGGCCTGCGCTCCTTCGAACTCTTCCACCGCACGGACCCACGCCGTCTGCGCGAGCGCCGCCGCTACCCACGTGTCGATCCCGTGGCGGGCGATCAGGTGCTCCCACAGGTCGGCGAAGTGCTCACCGTCGTCCGGCCCGCCGCACGGGGTCGTCCACCAGCAGTGCGGGCAGTCGACGTGCGGGCCGGTTGCGGCGCGGGGCGTTGCACTCCACCGGCCGAGCGTTTCGGAGAACAGCAAGCCGTCCTCTACGTCGGAGCCGACGCGGTTCAGCGCTGCCGCGTAGGCGGCCTGTTCCTTGGTCATGAGTCCGTGATCCTCCCAGCGGGGTGCACAATCACCGAACCCGCACTTCACGAGGGGGTTGCGGGGATCTGTGACGTCACCCCATCCGCGCCCGGCGTCCCGGGTGTTCCTTGGTCAGTGGTCGGCGGGGCTCCGTCGGGCCCTCTGTCCGTTATGGTACCCACCGTGTAAGTGTGTGTAAACGCGGGTATCGTTGTTGCACGTACTTACGCACCATCAAGGAGGAGCAGTGCAGGAGTTCCTGACGGTCGCCCAGGTCGCAAGCCTCGCGGAGGTGCATCCGGGGTCCGTGTACCGGTGGCTGGACGACCCGGACGTGCCGCTGACCAAGCACAAGACGGCCAACGGCCGTGTGCGCATCCCCCGGGCCGAGGCCGAGGCGTGGGTGAAGCTGCGCAACACCCCCATCGTCGTCTCCGTCCCCGCCGCATCTCCGGTCGTCACGGGCGTCGGTGCGGGATGACCAGCCTGTACCAGGCCGTCAAGCCGATCCCCACCACCGTGCACGGGGTCACCACACGCTCGCGGCTGGAAGCCCGCTGGATCGTGTTCTTCGAACGCGCGGGCATCCCGTGGGAGTACGAGCCGCAGGCGTACCGCGTCGGCGACGGCCGGGGGTACCTGCCGGACTTCCGTATCCGGCCCCATCGTGGCGCTGACCAGGCGTGGATGGAGATAAAGCCGCTCGCGGATACCTTTGACGACCCACGCTGGAAGGGCCTCGTCACCGTCACCGGCCTGATGCTGTTCACGGTGCGCGGCCTGCACCGCAGGGGTGACGTCTGCGGGCGGGATCACACCGTCCGCGTCTGGCACCCGAGCGGCATGGTCGCCGACGTCCACCGCATGTGGACCGGCCCCGAGTTCCGGACGGCGTGGGACGCCGCTTCTGCGGCCCGGTTCGATCGTCGGCGCCCGGCCGGCCGGAAGGGGAGGAGAGAGTAAGTGCCCACACCCCCGCAGACCAAGGAAGCACTGACCAAGGAATCGAGGAACCGATGACCACCTACGTGGAAGCGAACGCGGGGCAGTTGTCCGATCACCACCGGGCGGAACTGGACGCGAGCGAGATCGCGCCGGAACACCGGGACGCTCGCGGCTACGAGACCCTCTACGGCACCGACGAGGACCGCGCACGGCTGCGCGAGGAGTCCATCCCGGTGTGGGCCTGGCGCGAGGAAAGTGCCTTTCCCGGACTGTTCATCCCCATCTACCGGGTGACCGGCGAGCGCATCGGTGCGCAGTTCAAGCCCGGTGTTCCGCAAGCGATGGGCGACAAGCCCGTGAAGTACGCGACAGCTCAGGGCAAGGCGTCGCGTCTCGACGTCCCGCCGCTCGTCGCAAACTCTGTACGCCTCGTCACGACTCCTTTGTGGATCACGGAGGGCGTGAAGAAGGCCGACTCCCTGGCATCCCACGGGATCGCGGCGGTGGCGCTCTCCGGAGTCTGGAACTGGAAGAGGCGGGGCGGCACGCTCGGAGACTGGGAGGACATCCAGCTCAAGGGCCGAACAGTCGTCATCTGCTTTGACTCGGACGCCCGGCACAACCGCCAAGTGCTGCAAGCTATGCGTCGCCTTGGCACCTGGTTGGAGTCCAAGGGCGCTGCCGACATCCGGTACCTGATCGTCCCCGAGGAGGTCAACGGGACGCAGGTCAAGGGCGTGGACGACTACTTCCACGCGGGGGGCACGCTGGAGGGGCTGCGCGACGCGGCCACCACCGAGAAGCCGAGCGACAACACACGGGACGCCGCGTTCTCCGACGCCGTGCTGGCGGACGCTGTGTGCATGGAGGCCCTTGAGGGTCGCTACCGGTGGGCCTCCGGGCTCGGGTGGATGCGCTGGGACGGCAAGGTGTGGACCGAGTGCACCGACGCCCAGGTGCTGGAGGAGATCCGGCAGTGGGCCCTCGCGGGCTTCCAGCGGGCACTCGACAAGCAGCGCGCCGAGCCGGGCAAGGACTACCGCACCGAGATGGACGGCTGGCGCGGAGCGCTGGCCGCATCCAAGCTGGGCAACTTGCTCAAGCTGGCCAAAGGTGTCAACGGCATCCTGTCCGACGCGACGGACTTCGACTACGACCCGGACGCGCTCAACTGCCAGAACGGCATCCTGGACCTGAAGACGGGTGTGCTCACCCCGCACGACCCTGACCGGCTCATGACGAAGATCACCGGGTGTGACTACGTCCCCGGCGCCACGCACCCCGACTGGGACACCGCGCTGGAGGCCGTCCCCGATGATTCGGTGGACTACCTCCAGATCCGCAACGGCCAGGGCATCACCGGCCACACCCCGCCGGACGACGTCATCCTCATCTGCCAGGGAGGAGGGTCCAACGGCAAGTCTTCGATCATGGACACGCTTGCCAAGGCGGCCGGCACGCGCGGCGGGTACCACACGGCCGTCGCTCACCGGGCCCTGCTCGGCAACGCGAGTGAGAACCACCCCACCGAGATGATGGACTTCCTCGGGGCCCGGCTCGCGGTGCTGGAGGAGACGCCCGAGGCGAAGAAGCTGGACGTCAACCGGGTCAAGCAGCTCGCAGGCACCGAGCAAATCAAGGCGCGCAAGATGCGTCAGGACAGCGTGACCTTCCGGACGACCCACACCCTGATCATCAACACCAACCACCGGCCGCTCGTGGAGGAGTCCGACCACGGCACGTGGCGCCGGCTCCAGATGCTGTGCTTCCCGTTCACGTTCAGGAAGCCCGGGGAGGCGTGCACAGGGCCCTACGACAAGCCCGGTGACCAGATGCTCCGTCAGCGGCTGCGGACGGACGACGGGCCGCGTACGGAGGCCGCCCTGGCGTGGCTCGTCGAGGGGGCCCGCAAGTGGTACGCGGCGGGGCAGATCATGCCGCCCGCTCCGAAGCGGGTGGAGGACGACACGCTGAGCTGGCGCCGGGAGTCGGACCTGATCCTGTCGTTCATCGGGGACGTCCTGACGTTCGACTGGAACAGCCACATCCTCGCCCGGGAGCTGCACGAGGTCTTCAACAAGTACCTGGAGGACAAGGGCCACCGGGAGTGGACGGACCGCACGTTCGTCTCCCGATTCGGAGGCCACGACGAGTGCGCGCGGAACGGCGTGCAGCGGAAGAAGATCCGGGCTCGTGACGGACGGTCGACGCTGGGCGGTCACGAGCCCAAGGGCGTCAACTACCAGGCGTGGCTCGGAGTGCGCTTCCAGGACCCGAACGGAAAAGACCCGGTCAACGCCGGTGGAGACGAAGGTGTACCCCCTGTACCCTCTTCACCTCATAACCGTGAAATCTCTTCACGTATAGGAGTTACCGGAGTAGGGGGTACAGGCGGTACACCTCCTCAGACGGCCCCCGATGCGGACCCGTTCGGAGAAGATCCATTCGGCGAAGCGGAAGCCGATCACGCGGCCCGCGCGGTCACCGTCCCCGCCCCGTCCCCGGCTCCCGAGGCCGAAAGCGTCCCGTCGCGCGCCGGCGGCGTGATCGGGTTCGACATCGAGTCTCATTCGGCCAAGCGGCTGTTCACCCACACCGACCTCGGCGGCGACCCGTACACCAAGCTGTCCGGCTACGTCACCGAGGACGGCACGGAGGTCGTCGTCAACTCCGTGCAGGAGCTGATCAAGCGGCTGGAGGACGCCGACGAGATCTACGGCCACAACCTGCTCGGGTTCGACCTCATGGCCCTCGCCCGCCACCACGGCGCCGACTACGACAAGCTGGCCGCCAAGACGGTGGACACCATGCGGTGGGCGATGACCGTGGACCCGCCCGGCGCCAAGGGTGAGAAGCCTTGGTCCGCCAAGGGCTACTACAGCCTGGACGGCCTGGCGGCCCGGCTCGGCATGCCCGGCAAGACGGACAACCTCCGGGCCCTCGCCATCAAGCACGCCCCGGAAGAGATCGACGGGCGCAAGCTGACCGACGACGAGCGGGCCGAGATCGGATACGGCAGGATCCCCGAGGACGATCCCGAGTACCGCGCGTACTTCAGCGGCGACCTGAAGGCCACCCGGGGCGTGCGGCGCGCTCTGGGTGAGCCTTCGGATTACGTCCGGCGCGAGATGCGTGTAGCCCACCTCCAGCACCGTATGACCTACAACGGCTGGCGCGTGGACGTCCCCGAGCTGACCCGGTTGGTGAAGGCTGAGGCCGACAAGCGGCAGGAGTCGCTGGAGTGGCTGCACGAGAACTGCGGTGTGCCGTTGACCAAGTCGGTCGGCAGGGGTCGGGGCAAGAACCGTGTCTTCACGGACGAGCCGGTGCTGGCCCCCCTGTCCACCAAGGAGGGTCGGGGCGCTCTCGTTCGGGCGTTCGCCGATCGGGGTCTGCCGTACTACCTCAAGACGGCTTCCGGGACACTCGCCACCAGCAAGGACGCGCTGGGCGAGGGCGCCTACCTGGTGGGCAAGGGCAAAGAGACCCGCGAGCTGCCCGCCCTGCTCAACCCGAACCGTCGCCCGTTCCACCCCGACGCGGACTGGGCCGCGATCGAGGAAATGGCAGGCCACATCGTCACCGTGACGTCCTCGGTGCAGAAGTACGCGGAGATCCAGAAGCACCTCATCGGAGACCGGGTGCACCCGAAGGTCGGTGACCTCCAGGCGTCCGGCCGGTGGGCGTACATCAACCCGTCGGTGACCAACATGGGCAAGCGTGGCGGCAAGGTCCACCAACGGCGCCCGATGATCGCCGACGACGGCATGCTGCTGATTGCGTTCGACCTGGACCAGGTCGACATGCGCGCCGTGGCCGGACACAGCCAGGACGAGGCGTACATGGCCCTGTTCGGTCCGGGCATGGACGCGCACAGCATGGTCACCGACGCCGTGTTCGGCCGGGACAACTGCGGGTGCACCGGGCCGAAGCACACCTGTGAGTGGCGGGACAAGTCCAAGGCGTCCGGCCACGGCTGGAACTACGGGATGGGCGTGGACAGCCTTGTCCTCCGCCAGGGCGTCGAGCGGGCGGTGGCGCAGCAGTTCGACGACCAGATGAACAGCCAGTTCCCGGGGCTGTGCGCCTGGAGGACCGAGGTCCGCGAGCGGGGCAAGGCTGGCGAGCTGCTGGACAACGGCTTCGGCCGGCTCATGCGCTGCAACCCGGACCGGGCCTGGACGCAGGCCCCGGCCCTCATGGGCCAGGGCGGCGCCCGGGACATCATGTGCGAGGCGCTGCTGCGGCTCGTCGACCGGGCCCCGGAGGCGACGGAATGGTTGCGCTGCGTCGTGCACGACGAGGTCGTCCTGTGCGTCCCCGAGAACCGCGTGGAGGAGATCACGGCCACCGTGCTGGACGCGTTCACGTTCGCTTTCAAGGGCGTGCCGATCACGGCCGGCGCGAGCAAGGCGGCCGTGTCGTGGGATGCGTGCTACGCGAAGGACTGACGGCCATGGACGACGTGATCGAGTGCCCCCTGTGCGGGGGCCAGGTGGACCCGGGTCTGATGGACGACTCGCTCAAGGGCTCGCACGTCCCGGCGCACGGGCCCGGCGGGTGGCGGCTGTGCGAGGCGTCGGGCCTGCTGGTCGATGAGGCCCTGGCCATAGCCATCCTGCGGGCAGAGGGCGGCGAGCGCCTGCGTCTGGCGGCTCACCCGTGAAGAGGCGCCGGGGCAGCTCCAAGGGGTTGTCTCGGCACCCCAACCCTGGTTTAATTAAATCGAATGAGCGGGCCGTTCGGCGATCCACGCCCCGGCTGGTCTCATGACCAAGGAATCAAGGAATGGAGTTCCCATGAGGGTTTCTGTCGACGTCCTCGCGGTGCTGGACCGTGCCGAGACCGACGGCAACGCCCTGCGGCTGACCGGGCAGCTCGACCGGAAGCTGTATCTCGACACCGACAAGGTGCTCAAGGCGGCTGGCGGTAAGTGGAACCGAAGCAAGCGCGCCCACTTGTTCGACGGTGACGCGGCCGACGCCATAGAGCCCGTCATCCTCACCGGAGAAGTCGTCAGCGCCAAGCAGCAGTTCGGGTATTTCCCGACCCCGGCGCCCGTCGTTCAGCAGGTCATCGACCTGGCCCGCATCGAGCCGGGCATGCGCGTGCTGGAGCCGTCAGCTGGCAGGGGCGCTCTCGCCCTCGCCGCTGTCCGGGCCGGTGCGGTCGTGGACTGCGTGGAGATCCAGCCCGAACATGCCGAGGCGCTGAGGGATGAGCACCACCCGGACATCACCGTGACCGTCGGCGACTTCCTCACTACCGACCCACAGGGTGCGTATGACCGGGTGGTGATGAACCCGCCGTTCGCCAGGCAGGCCGACATCACCCACATCCTGCACGCGTACGAGCACCTGCGGCCGGGAGGCCGTCTGGTGTCGGTCATGTCGGCAGGCGTCGCTTTCCGGGAGACGGCCCTCACCCGCCGGTTCTGGGCGCTGCTCAAGGACGTGGACGGATGGACGGTCACTCTGCCGGACAACGCCTTCAAGGAGTCGGGGACCGGCGTGCGGACCGTCATCGCGGTTGTCCCACGCCCGTACTGACCGATGACAGAACCGGGGCCGGGAGAACCACCCGGCCCCGGGCCACGATCAAGGAAGGCGGGACCCGTGGACTGGAAGCAGAAGGAAGCGGCCGAGCGGAACAAGCGCATCGCGGCGGCCCGGCAGTGGGAGACCGCGCAGGGCAAGCCGGACGCCGGCTTCCCCAAGTGGTACGAGGACACCGGTCGGACGGACAGCTACGCCGAGGCGTACGCCGCGTGGCTGGTGTCGCCCGCCAAGATCGAACGGTGGGCCGAACGGAGCGGCATCTTCGTGGGCCGGGGCTTCGCCCGGTGGTACATCGAGACCGACCGCACGGACTCCTACGCGGACGCGTACGAGATCTACCGGGAGCGGAGGGCCGCACGGTGACCGTGTTCGTAAGGGCATTCCTGCGCTGCAACGGCTGTCACGAGATGTTCGACAGCAGCACCGTTCCGTCGGCCGCCACCGTGACGGAGGCTCGCCGAGACGCGAAGCGCGCAGGCTGGGTCAGCAAGCGTGGCGGACGGGACTACTGCCCGGGGTGCAAAGAGACGGAGGCCGACCGGTGAACGCACGAACGATAGCCGAGCTGGATCTGCGCCGGGCGCAGCTCGCCGCCAAGGCCGAGACGCTGCGCGAGGAGTGGCTGACCCTGCCCGCCGGGCCCCGGGCCAGCACCCTCGGCAAGCGCATCAAGGCCATCGAGGAGCAGGCCGGCGACTACGCGGAGATTCTCCGGCTCGTCAGGGCCTCGTCGGTGAAGGCGATTCGAGCCGTCATCGAGCAGCACCCGGCACCGGCGGAGGGCTGAGCGGTGGGCCGGGCGAGCAGCGGCGGGACGTGCCCGCTGTGCGGCAACTACGCCTCGTTCACCGCCACGGGGAAGTTGTACCGGCACAAGGGCAACGTGCCGAAGCTGGTCGCGGCGGGCCGCGTGGAGTGCCGCGCGGCGGGTGTCCTGTTCGGGGTTGCGCAGCGGATGCGCGCCAACAAGGACGCCGGACGTCACCCGCAGCGCAACGAGGACGGGACGTGGCTGTACGTCTGCCCCCGGTGCGGCCGGGAGGCGAAGCCCTGGCCCGTCGAACGCGCGGGCAAGTGCGCGCCGGCGCGGTGGGTGCACTGCATCCGGCCGCCGCTGCAACTGCCGATCAAGGAAGCGAGGAACGAGGGGTGAAAGCGCCCGGCTCCATCGACGTTGCGGACTACCGCGACGAGGTGGCCCGCAACGAGCAGGACCGGCCCGACGACTACCACCCGGCTACGGCCGACGAGCCGCGCCGGATCCTGACCTGGAACGGCGAGGCGCTCGGCGGTGCGAACAACGGTGAGGGGCACGGTGACTGGACTCCTCGCCGGAACGTCACGGTGCACGTGGCAGTCACGGGCTCCGGATACGCCTACGGCACGTCGGTGGCCGCTTGCGACGGTTCGATGGAGCTGGGGGAGTCGGCGGAGTTGTCGTGCCTCGTCGAGCTGAGGAAGGTAGACAGCCGGCTGCTGTGCCGGCGTCCGGGATGCCGGGCGTTGATCAAGGAAGCGAGGAACGAGGAATGAGCACAGATCACCCGTACACCTGGGACGACGTACGCAGCCGCCCCGCTGATGACCTGGCCGTCGGGGACACGTGGGTCAACCCCGGCACCGGGGCCGCGTATCTCGTCGGCAAGGACGGCCGCGTGAGCGGCGCCGGGATCGCGCACGCGATGCCGATGGAGGGCGTTGCGTGGACCGTCACGGCCCGGAAGGGCAAGCGCATCACGGCGCGCAGCCAGACCGGGGCGACGCTGACGGGTGAGTTCCCGGCTGGGCACCGCGTGCTGATCGTCACCGAGGAAGCGAGGGCCGGGGCGTGAGCGTCCATCTGGAGTGTGACCGCTGCGGGTTCCAGGAACAGACGGGTTCCGTGATGCTGTTCGCCGGCACCTGCGGTCCCGGGATCCCGGTGGCCCGGCCCGAGCTGCCGAACGGCTGGACGCGGCCCCGGCTCCCCAACGAGGACGGCTCCGCCGACGAGCGGGAGCTGTGCCCCGGGTGCAAGGCGGACCTGTTCGCGTTCATGCGGGGCGTCGCCATCCCGGGCGGGACCACGGCGGCAGGAGTCTGCCGGGGTTGCGGCCACGCGGCTCACAGCAAGCCGTGCCGAGAACTGACGATGCCGGGTGCGCCCGGCGACGTGGACGAGTGCGGCGACGTGGACGGTGCAATCCAAGCCGTCTGCCCTACGTGCGGCCCGGTCACCCTCGAACCCCATCCACGTATGGCGGTCCAGCGGTGCAGCAACTGCAAAGAGCACCTGGCCCCGCTCACCGAGTCGAGTGCACCGACCGACGACTGACCGCCCGATGAACCACCGAGCCCCGGAGCCTCACGGCCCGGGGCTTCGTCGTACTCCGGAATGATCATGGGCTGCTCCGGTCTTAACATCGCCGCGTCCGTCGACCAGGCGAAGGGGCCGCGATGACCACGACCGTCGGAACCGAACAGGTTTCGCTGGAAGATCTCACCCCGTTCCCCGGTAACGCGCGCCGGGGCAACGTGGACGTGATCCTGGACAGCCTCCGGGCCAACGGCCAGTACAAGCCGCTCACCGTGCGCCGGCAGGGCGAGGAGCTGACGATCCTCGCCGGGAACCACACGTACCTCGCGTTGCTGCGGCACGAGGAGTCCGGCCGTGAGGCGTGCCAGGACTGGGAGCTGACGCACAACCGGCCGTGCCAGCTCTGCATCAACGTGGACGCCGACGACCCGACCGCTCTCGCGCACCTCATCGAGTGCGACGACGACACCGCCACGCGCATCAACCTGGTGGACAACAAGTCGGCCGACGACGGCGACTACGACGACGAGGCCCTGGCGGCCCTGCTCGCTTCCCTGGACGACGACCTGGTGGGCACAGGCTACGAGGTGAGCGAGGCCGACCTGTTCGGCCAGCAGGCGGAGACACCCGAGTTCGACGCGACCGCCGTCCCCGCCTCGGTGCCACCTACGGAGTTCCCGTCCTATGACGAGGACATCGAGACCGAGCACCGGTGCCCCAAGTGCGGGTACGAGTGGTCGGGGAAGTCCCGGTGACCGACAAGCCCCCGTACCGCGTCCCGTCCATGGAGGAGATCCGGGCGCTGTCGTGGAACGGCTTCAACGCCGTGTCGACTTTCAGCGGGTGCGGCGGGTCGTCCCTCGGCTACCGCATGGCCGGCTTCAGAATGCTGTGGGCCTCTGAGTTCGTCCCCGCCGCGCAGGACACTTACCGTGCCAATGCAGCGCCGCATACCGTGCTGGACACCCGGGACATCCGGGAGGTCAAGGGGCAGGACGTCTTGGACGCGTGCGGCCTCGGCGTCGGGGAGATCGACCTGTTCGACGGGTCACCGCCGTGCGCCTCGTTCTCCACGGCCGGCAAGCGTGAGGCCGGCTGGGGCCAGGTGAAGAAGTACAGCGACACCCAGCAACGTACGGACGACTTGTTCTTTGAGTACGCCCGACTCATCGAGGAGACGCAGCCCCGGGTGTTCGTCGCTGAGAATGTCGCCGGGCTGGTCCGGGGCACGGCCAAGGGATACTTCAAGCTGATCTTGGCCCGGCTGCGCGCGTGCGGGTACCGCGTGTCCGCCCGGGTGCTGGACGCCTCGTGGCTCGGCGTCCCGCAGTCTCGCAACCGGCTCATCTTCGTGGGCGTGCGCGAAGACCTCGGCATGGACCCGGTGCACCCTGGCCCGCTGCCGTACCAGTACACCGTGCGGGACGCACTGCCGTGGATCCTCGCGCAGGGAGACAACGGCGGGTTCGGCGGCGGGTCCATGCGCGCGGCTGACCAGCCGTCCCCGACCATCGGTGCGGACCCCGGCACCGGGAACGGCAACTTCCCGCCGTCTCGGGTCATCGCGGAGCCCCGCGTGTTCCACGACACGTCCGGCCAGTTCAGCGCAGGTGACGTGACGGACAAACCGTCACCAGCGATCACGGTAGGCGGAACAGCCACGAGCGCATGCCACTACCAAGTGCGCGGCGAGGCGGAACCGGTCACCCACGACCCGGAGACCGGCCAGGCCTTGTCCATCAAGGGGTACGCCATCGGGGACGACTGGGAGAAGCTACGGCCCGGCGAGAAATCGCAGAGGTACTTTCACGTCCGACGTCAGCACCCGGACCGGCCGTACGACACGGTGATGGCTGCACAGGGGCAAGGCGGCCCGGGTTTCACAGGTCCGACACACTGGACCGAGGCCCGGAAGCTGACGCTTCAGGAGCTGCGCGCTATCGGCGGGTTCCCGGCCGACTTCGTGCTCACCGGGACGTACGCGCAGCGCTGGGAGCGCATCGGCCGGGCCGTGCCGCCAGTGATGATGTCCCACATCGCCGCCACAGTGCGGGACCGGATCCTCGTGCCGCTGCGTGAGGCAGGGGCGATCTGATGTGCGGTCTGGTCGCCGCCGCCGGGCATCTCGACCTCGGCCGGGCGGTTACCGCTCTCGCACACCGGGGCCCGGACGCGTCAGCCGTCGCGGAGTCCGGCGGCTGCACCCTCGGGCACACTCGGCTGGCGGTCCAGGACCCGCAGGAACGGTCCGACCAGCCGTACCGCGACGGCCCGGTGCTGCTCGTCTACAACGGGGAGCTGTTCAACGCGGGCGCCGTGCGGCGAATGGTCGAACGTGCGGAGCCGGGCCGCACCTGGCAGACATCCGGCGACACGGAGGTCGTGGCGGCAGCCCTGGCTGTCCTCGGCCCTGCTCGCGCGCTGCCCGTCCTGGACGGCATGTTCGCCCTGGTGTGGACGGACGACCGGGAGCCTGGCGTGTTGCACGCGGCGCGTGACCGGCACGGGGAGATCCCGTTGCACGTCCACCGGGCCCGGCCGGTGCTCTACGCCTCGGAGCTGAAGGCGTTCACCGCACTCGGTCGTCGCTGCGGCCCGGCCGTGATGGACGTCGGCCCAGGGGAGTGGTGGAGCACGGACGCAACCAGCGGCGCCACCTCCCGGCGGGCCTTCCACCGGCTCACCGCGCACCCGGCCGACTGGACCCTGGACAACGCGGCCGACGCTCTCGCCGGGGCGCTGGAGCGGGCCGTGGACCGGCGGGCTATCGCAGATGTTCCGGTGTGCTCCCTGCTGTCCGGCGGCATCGACTCCGCCGCCATCGCGCTGGAGCTGAAGCGGCATTACCCGGACCTGGTCTGCTACACCGCTCGCCTGGACCCGAAGTCACGAGACCTGCGCTGCGCCCGGGAAACGGCCGAGATGATCGGCGCCAAGTTGGTGGAGGTCGACATCCCGCCGCCGACGGCGGACGACCTCTCGCGCGTCGTCGCGCAGGTGGAGCTGGAGTACAAGGCCCAGGTCGAGATCGCGTGGCCGTGCCTCGCCCTCGCGCGGGCCATCCGCTCCGACGGCTTCAAGGTCACGTACAGCGGCGAGGGCAGTGACGAGCTGTGGGCCAGCTACGGGTTCGCCTACCACGGGCTGGCGAAAGCCGACTGGTACGCCTACCGCCGGGACCTGATCGCTGCACAGGCCCGGCGCAACTTCCCCCGTGTCAACAAGGCGTTCATGGCTCACGGCGTGGAGGGTCGCCTGCCGTTTCTGGACCCGGACGTCGTAGACCTCGCGCTGTCTCTGCCCCGGCACGCCGTTCAGGACGGTAAGGCCCGGCCGAAGGCTGTGCTCCAGCGCGCGTACCGGGGCCGGCTCCCCGAGTCCGTCACCACCCGGGCCAAGGTCGCGTTCCAGGACGGCCTGGGCCTCAAGACCGTGATCAGTGAAACCCTTCCAGACCCTGCGAGGTACTACCGTGCCGAACACCGACGACTCTACGGCTGAGACACCTGTGTACCGGGACGTGGCTGAGTCCTTCACCGCTGGCGCCTGGGCGTTCACCCCGGACGTGGTCGACGCGTTCGACAGCCACGTGCGCGCGTCCGTTCCGTTCTACGACGCGATTCAGGACCTGGTGGCGGGCCTGTCGGACTGGCTCGTACCACAGGGCGGCCTGGTGGCGGACCTCGGGGCAGCTACTGGCACCACGGTAGGCGCCATCCTCCAGCGCCAGGCGCACCGGGACTTGTCGGCCGTGCTGTACGACATCGAGAAACCGATGCTGGACCGGGCCGCTGAGAATCTGGCCGGGGTGCCGGCACGGCGCATCGACTACGTGCACGCGCCGATTCAGGAACCGCCGCTCCAGCACACGGACGCGGACCTGACGCTGTGCCTGTTCACGCTCCAGTTCCTGCCGCTACGTGAGCGGGTCGGGGCACTGCACCTGGCGCGGATGTCTGCCCGTGAGACGGGGGCGCTCGTCGTCGCGGAGAAGGTCCGCCCGCTGGACTCCCGGTGGCATGAGATCAGCACCGACTCCTCGCATGACTGGAAGGCCTCGCACGGCATCTCCCCGGACGGCATCCGGGCCAAGTCCCGGGCGCTGCGCGGGGTCCTCATACCGCACCCGCAGGACACGCTCATTCACTCGATCACAGCGGCCGGATGGCACGACCCGGAGATCCTGTTCCGCTGGCACCAGTGGGTCGTGGTCGGGGCGTTCGCCACGCGCTGCGGACTGTAGATGTCCGTTAAAGGATAGGGAGGGTTAAGTCATGGCGAGGGGTGATCCTCCGCACCGTCAGCCCAGTCACCGGGCCTATGTGGCGAAGCGCAGGGCTCGGGCCATCGAGCTGAAGAACCGGGGTCTGACCTGGCAGCAGGTCGCCGATCAGATGGCTTCGGACTATCCGGAGTATCTGGACGGTGAGGGCATCGCGTCGGCCGCGTACGCGTGCGTGGACGTTTCCCGTGCGCTGAAGCAGGCCAACAAAGAGCTGTCGATGGGCCTGGAGGAGTACCGTGAGGCGGCCCGGATGCGGCTGGACGGAATGCGCCGTCAGGTCCACGCGGTCCTCGCCCGACCGCACTACGTGCTGCACGCCGGGCAGATCGTCCACGGTCCTGACGGCCAGCCGCTGCGCGACGACGGGGTGGTCCTCGCGTGCATCGACCGTCTGCAACGCATCGAGGAGCGGCAGGCGAAGATCGACGGCACGGACTCCAGTGAGAAGCTGACCATCGCGCTGGACCGCCGGGTGGAGGAGGAGACGACGGTGGTCGTGGAGGCGATCCTGGCCGGCGCGAACGCCGTGGAGTTGGAGCCCGCGCAGCGGCAGCGAATGCTGGAGGCGGCCGGCGCGCACCTGCGCGTTGTGGAGGGCGAGGTCGTCGGCGAGACCGAGGAGCCGGAGTGACGACGGTAGGTGGTCACGGCATTCGGTGACATCATCCGGGGCCCGACCCACGACACAGGAGGCAGACGTGCCCCTTCCCACCGATGGCTTCACCACGGCGAGCGTCACCTACTCGCTCGCCACCAGCGACAACCTGCCCGTGAGCATCACCGTACGGACGGACAACGCGGGGCGGCGCGAGGCGTTCGAGCTGTTCCAGCCGTACCTGGAGGCGGCCCTGAACCAGCTCCGCAACGACTACGCCAACGGCACCGAGCAGGAGGTGCTCTACATCGAGCGCGCCTACAGTGCGGCCATGCAGGACCAGCTCGCCACCGAGTAACCGGCCGGCCGTCTGGGTACGACACCTGGGACGGCTGGTGCGCTCGCACCGCCTCGGCTTGAGGAACCGCCCGGCGCCGCACCGGGCGGTTCCTGCGTGTTCGGCGATTTCCCCGCCCCTGGCTACCATCCGGCCCACGGATCAGGGACCGAGGAAATGGGTGGCCATGCGCGTTCTGCTCACGGGTGCGTCGGGGTTCGTCGGCAGCCACGTCCTGCGCCACCTGCTGACGCACACCGACTGGGAGATCGTCTGCCCGGTTTCCTTCCACCACAAGGGTTTGCCGGCCCGGATCGCCTCGGCCGTGTGCGACACCGACTGGTCGCACCGCGTGGACATCGTGCACTGGGACATGCGGTCCCCGGCCGACCCGCTGACGCTGCACCAGTTCGGCGGCTGCGACGTCGTCATGAACGTGGCGAGCGAGTCGCACGTGGACCGCTCGATATCCCATCCGGTGCCGTTCGTGCAGAACAACGTCGCTCTGATGCTGAACGTCCTGGAGGTCGCGCGGGCCATCGAGCCCCGGCTGTTCCTCCAGATGTCCACGGACGAGGTGTACGGCCCGGCCTACGGCGAGCACCGGCACACGGAGTGGGAGCCAGCTGTGCCGTCGAACCCGTACTCGGCGAGCAAGGCGGCGCAGGAGTCCATCGCCGTCAGCTACTGGCGTACCTACGGCGTGCCGGTCGTCCTCACCAACACGATGAACGTGATCGGAGAAATGCAGGACGGGGAGAAGTTTCTGCCGAAGATCATCAAGAGTTTGCGGGCGGGCCGGTCCATCATGGTGCACACCGCGCCCGACGGAACCCCGGGCTCCCGGTTCTACCTGCACGCGCGCAACCTGGCCGACGCCTGGCTGTTCCTGACGCGCCGGTACACCGAAGACGAGCCCGACGTGACCACGCTGAGCGGCGAGCACATACGTATCGCCATGGGCCCGGCGCAGTACCGGGACGGCGCGTTCACCCGGCCCGAGCGGTACAACATCGTCGGCGAGCGCGAGGTGGACAACATCGAGCTAGTGCATCTGGTCGGCGCCGCGATGGGCATGGACTCCGCCGGGGTGGACGACCTCATCGAACCCATCTCCTTCCACGCCTCGCGGCCGGGCCACGACCTGCGCTACGCCCTGGACGGCGCGCGGCTCGCCTCCCTCGGCTGGAAGCCCCCGGTGCCGCTGGAGCAGTCCATAGAGACCACCGTGCGCTGGTCTCTCGATAACCCGCTGTGGCTGGAGTTGTGACGCCAGGATGGTTTAACAAAACCATCAATCGGGGATTTAACTAAATGAGAGTGTCCTGGCAGACCCGGTGATCCGTCCCGGGACGTCGCCGGTCGACAAGGGCCCCGGGTCAGTGGACGTGACCCGGGGCCCGCCCCAATCTACGGAGGGAGACACCCGCATGGACAGCGAGCCGCAACCTGTCGTCCTGACCGAACGTCAACGCCGCGTGCTGTGGCTGCTGTCCATGGGGAAGGACCGCCAGGACATCGTGCGGGCCATGCCCGGGGAGACCTTCGGGAGCATCAAGGGAACGCGCGCCCGCATCCTCCAACTGCTCAATGCCGACACGGCCGCACAGGCCGTCCGTAACGGGCTCCTCGGCGGACACATAGGCCCGTACGAGGACTGCGGCACCCTGGCCGCTTACCGCCGCCACATCAAGCGCGAGGAGCCGACCTGCCCGGCCTGTAAGCGCGGCAACCGTGAGCGCGCGGAGACCGAGGCCGCCCTGCGCAACCGTCGCGTGCAACTCAACCCGGCGGAGGTCCGGCTGCTGCGCGCGTTCGACGCCGGGCGCACCGTGGCCCAGGTGTGCGCCGCGTGGGGCGTCCGCCACCACGTCGTCAAGAACCTCACCACCTCCGTGTATGCGGCCCTCGGAGTCTCGCATCTCCCACAGGTGGTCCGCCGGGAGGCCGCACTACGGGAGGCCCGGATGCGCGGCCTGCTCGGGGTGTGCAGGCCCGACCCGCCGACACCGACGGATCGTCAGATCCGCCTCTCGGACACGCACGTGAAGATCCTACGGGAGCTGGAGACCGGGGTCAGTTTCTCAGTCGCCGCCGACCGGCTGAAGATGCACCCGGGAACCTTCTCCTCACGGGTCTCCGAGGCGTACAAGCGCCTCGGGGTGGACTGGGTGGACAAGCCCCAGCGCAAGGACGCGGCCCTGCGCAAGGCCCGCGCTCTCGGCCTGCTCCCCGAACCCGCCACGACCTGAGCTGTTTGGCCGTTTCGTGACCCGGCCGTACCGTGCCGGGCCGGAGGTGGTCACACAATGGCCAAGCACCGAACAACCATCGGCGCCGTCATGGCGGGAACGGCCGGTACGGTCGTGTCCCTGCTCGGCGGCGCCCCGGCCTCGGCCGCGAGCCAGTCGACGTGGGACAAGGTCGCCAAGTGCGAGTCCAGCGGCAACTGGTCCGTCAACACCGGGAACGGATACTACGGCGGGCTCCAGTTCAGCCAGTCCACGTGGGAGGGCTTCGGCGGCACCCGCTACGCCGCACGGGCCGACCTCGCGACCAGAGCGCAGCAGATCACCGTGGCGGAGAGGGTACTGGCCGTCCAGGGCCCCGGCGCCTGGCCCGTGTGCGGCGCCCGCGCGGGACTGACCCGAGGCGGCCCGTCGCCGGACGTGCAGACGTCCACCACGCAGACGCGCAAGGCCCCGCAGGCGCAACCCCGGATGGCGGGAACGAGCGTCGCGGCCCGCGCCGTAGCCTACGCCCGTGCGCAGCTTGGTAAGCCGTACGTCTACGGAGCCACCGGCCCCGGCGCCTACGACTGCTCTGGGCTGACGATGTCCGCCTGGCGGGCCGCCGGTGTCTCCATACCGCGCACCTCGCAGGCGCAGTGGGCCGGTCTCGCCCGCGTCTCTCCCTCGGCCGTGCAGCCGGGCGACCTCGTCGTCTACAACGGCGCCACCCACGTCGCCCTGTACGTCGGCAACGGCCAGATCATCGAGGCGCCGCGTCCCGGCAAGACGGTGCAGACTGCCCCGTGGCGGTCCGGCTGGTATGCCGCGCACTTCACCGGCGTGGTCCGGCCGGCCGGTGCGTCGGTGGCCGTGCAGCGCACCGAGCCGCAGCGGCAGCAGGCCGCGCCCGCCGACAGGGGTAGCTCCCGGCCCGTCGTCCGGGACGGCGACGTGAAGGTCCCGGTAGCCGGCCGGTACACCGTACGCGCCGGGGACACCCTGTCGGAGATCGCCGAGGTGCACGGCCTGGACGACTGGCGCCTGCTGCACGCGGCCAACCGCGACAAGGTCTACGACGCGAACCTGATCTTCCCTGGCCAGGTGCTCCGCATCCCCAACGCGGCGTGAGCGCCCCGCAGACGGCCGCGCGGGCCGGCGCCAAGGACCGGAGCGGGGACCGCCTTACCCCGTAGTCCGCAACCACGGAGCCCGTGCCGATCACCAGTTGGCACGGGCTCCGTGGCGCTCCGGAAAGCAACGGCCGCAGCTCCACCGACAATGACCTCCATGGTGGACCGGATGCTGAGCCGCGCGGCGGCCGAACGTCTGCTGATGCACGCGCGCACGCTGTCCGAACCGCGCTGGACTCCACTGCCCCACCAGGTCCCGCCTGAGGGCGACTGGTACGGCTGGTTGCTCCTCGCCGGCCGTGGCGCCGGCAAGACGGACGCCTGCGCACGGTACGTCCACGAGCACGTCATGGGCCCGCCGTGTCTGCCCGGCCCCACCCCGCACTGGATAGGCATCATCGCGCCGACCCTCGGCGACGCGGCGACGTCCTGCTACGCCGGTCCCTCCGGGCTCCGGGTGCACAGCCCCGAGGCGCGGATGATGACCGTCCAGGGCGGCACGGTCATCCGCTGGCCCAACGGCTCGGAGGCGAAGCTGTTCGGCGCCGACAGCCCTGGCAGCGTCGAGCGCCTGCGGTCCGGCGGTAACAGGTGCGTGGCTGAGGGCACGCTGGTGCGCACCGAGCACGGGGAGCGGCACATCGAGACCGTCCGGCCCGGGGACCGCGTGTGGACCCGCAACGGACTGCGCACCGTACTGGAGGTCTGGGACAACGGTGTGAAGGACGTGGTGCGCTACGACCACGGCGCGGGGTTCACGTGGCTCACCCCGGATCACAAGGTAGCGACGGCCGACGGCTGGAAGCCCGCTTTACTCGTCGGGCCACTTGATAGTGTTCTCACATGGAACAAGACGGGAGCAAGCGAGGGGGTAATCTCACCCCCGAGGAGCGCAGCCGGGGCGGCCAGACAAAGTGGGCCCGCGCGGTCTACCGAAGTTTCGAGTGTGAGCGCTGCGGGGCCTCCTTCCAGTCCCGGGGCACGGTCGCAGCGCGGTACTGCTCTCCGAAGTGCCGTGCGGATGCGTCACGAGCACGGGAGGAACGGGTGTGCTGCGTGTGCGGCGACACGTTTGAGTGCCAAGTCCGTAAGCCGACCCGCGCCTGTTCGCGCCGGTGCACTTCGGTCCTCGCGTATCAGTCGCGCCGCGCGCGTGTACGACCTGACGGTTGAGCACGATCACGAGTTCTTCGCGGGTGACCTGCTCGTCTCCAACTGCCTCTCGTGGCTGGAGGAGTTGGCGGCCTGGCGGTACCTGGACGACACGTGGGACCAGATGCGTTTCGGTCTGCGCACCGGCCCCCGGCCGCACTGGGTGGCTTCCACCACGCCGAAGCCCCGGGCGCTGATCAAGAAACTCGCGTCCGGCGGGGTCGAGAACGTGGTGCGCACCCGGGCGTCGATGTACGACAACCCGCACCTGCCCGAGGACATCAAGGCCGCGCTGGAGGACGCCTACGGCAGCACGCAGATCGGCCGCCAGGAGCTGCACGCCGAGATCATCGACCAGGACGAGAACGCGCTGTGGACCCGCGCGGTGATCGACGCCCACCGGCTGCGCCCAGCCGATCTTCCAGACCTTGCACGGATTTCCGTCGGCGTGGACCCCTCGGGCGGCCGGGGCGAACAAGGCATTGTCGTCGTGGGCAAGGCGATGCGGGAGCATGTCCGGTCCGACGGCCGCCCGGCGCAGCTCGCCCACGGCCATGTCCTCGCCGACCGCTCGTGCCACCTGTCCCCGGACGGGTGGGGCCGGCGCGCAGTTCAGGCAGCCGTCGACTACGACGCGGACGACATCTGCGTAGAGGTCAACTTCGGCGGGGACATGGCCGTCAACACGATTCGGGCCGCCGCCGACGCGATGGGCGTACGCATCCCCATCAAGACCGTGCGCGCGACGCGGGGGAAGAAGGTGCGCGCGGAGCCGGTATCGGCCCTGTCCGAGCAGGGCCGGTGGCACATGGTGGGTGAATTCCCGGAGCTGGAGGACCAGATGTGCACCTGGTACGACGAGCTGGACTGGTCACCGGACCGGCTGGACGCGATGGTGTGGCCGGCCTGGCACCAGCGGATCGTGAAGCCGACGATGACCGGCACGACGTCGTCCAAGGGTCTCGCCACGGCGGCCCGCACGATCGGGTGACGCGGGGTTGTGCGGGCACACGGGCTATGGTTTAGTTAATTCATAGTGACCACGGAACGAGGAGAGTCAGATGACCGCGCCCAGGCCCATCACCGAGGACGGCCCGTATCCGTTCGCTGACCGGCAGCCGCTCGGTACACGCTTCGTCGATGAGAACGACCACTTCACGCTGGTCGCCTATTACGTGGACCCGGTGAGCCTGGACGCCGTGCCCCTGCTCATCGCAGACGACGACGTCACCGGCGAACCGTCCAGCCACTGGTACGACAAGGCCACCGACGGCTCGGTCCCGCTGCTGGAGCCGGGCGACGTTACCAGCCGCAACAGCCCCGAGCTGCGACCGGCCGAGCCGGACCCGGCCAAGGCGCAGGCCGCCCGCGAGGCCCTGGCCGGCCGCGTCCCGCCGACGTTCGAGGACACCCGGGTCTTCAGCCGGGTCATGCTGACCACCGACCTGGGCAGCGCCGAGGCCGAGGCCGCATGGCTGGAGTCGGCCAAGGACGAGTTGCGCCGCCGTCGCGAGCAGTGGACCGCCGAGCGCAGCCACTGATCCACCTGAAGCCCCGGCGCCCTCGCGGTCCGGGGCTTCGCCGTGCCTGACGGCGAGTCGGCGAATCGACTGACCTGCCTTACCCTGCCCGGGTCTACCTCGGGAGGGTCGGTGCGTCACTTCCGCCGCTGGGGCGCGGTCTACATCCTCGCCCTGCTGTTCCTAGGCTCGTGGGCCGGACAGCTCATCGCCATGCAGCCCAAGATCGACCAAGAGGGCTGGTCGGAGTTCTGGGCGGCGACGTTCGAGAATTGGCAGTCCGAGTGGCTGCAACTCGTGTTCCAGGCTGTGCTTCTGCTCGGCGCCAAGCACGTCATGTTCAAGGCCGACGCCCGGGACCTGGAGCGCATCGAGGCCAAGCTGGACCGCGCCCTGGAGCGGGTTCAGCCCTGATCGGGTGACGCGGGGTTGTCCGGCTGACGGAAGCATGGTTTAGTAAATTCATCCCGACCACGGAACAGAGGAGCAGACCATGGACCTTGACCCCAACCTCCGTGAGATGGCGGACGACCTTGAAAGCGAACTCGCCTGGAACCCGGGCCTCGGATGGCTGTACTGGGACGGCAAGGTCTGGGTGACGCAGTTCGGCGCGGACGAGGCGGCCGACAGGGTGAACCAGTGGCGGGAAGCGCACGGGCACCGCCGACTCTCTGACAGGCACGTCCGTACGATCCTCCGTCAGCTCCAGGTTGTTCTGGAGATTGACGTGCAGACCCTGGACAGCCACCCGGGTCTGCTCAACGTGCAGAACGGTGTGGTGGACCTCTTCACCGGAACGCTGCACCCGCACGACCCCACCTTGCGACTGACCAAGGTGGCAGCCGTCGACTACAACCCCGACGCTCAGAGCCCTGCCTGGGACCAAGTGCTCGCAAGCCTGCCGTCCGGCGCGTCCTCCCCGCTCGGGTCCTTCGTCGCGAGGGCCGTAACCGGAGAACCTGCCGATTCGGCCGCCGTCCTGCACGGCCCGGGGTCGTCCGGGAAGTCGACGTTCCTTCGGCCGCTGTGCGATGCCCTCGGGAGCCACGCGCTGTACTCGGTCAATTGGCCCCTGGCTGGGGACCTGCGCGGCGTCCGCTTCGTCGTGGCTGAAGAGATTGGGCGCATCAACACCGGGAAGTTGAAGCTCCTGCTCACTGAGAGCACGATCGTCACGAGGCACCTTCACCGAAACCCCTTCGAGTTCAAGCCGTCACACAGTCTGGCCCTGGTGACAGGACCGCACGACGACCGGGAGCTGGACGAAGGTACCCGGCGGCGCTTGAACCCCATCGAGTTCGAAGAGCTGACCGATCCGGACCCGAGCCTGCGACCCCGCCTGAAGGAGACCGAGGCCCTGCGCGCTGCTCTCGCGTGGGCTGTGGGTCAAGTCGTTCGGGCGCACTGACCCGACGTCCAACACCGAAGCCCCGGCGCCCTCGCGGCCCGGGGCTTTGTCGTGCTCTGAGATGGTGAATCGGCGGATCTGCCCTACCCTGCCCGGGTCTCTTCCTCGGGAGGAATCATGGGCAAGGTGTACGGGCGGGAGCCGGCCGTGTGGCTGGCGGCCGTCGGAGCGGTGTGGCAGATCCTGAGCGCCTTCGGCCTCGGGTTCGACCCCAAGCTCCAGTCCATCATCACGGCCACCGTTGCGGCCGTGCTCGGCATCATCGTCGCCGTCCAGGTCGGGGACGGGATCATCGCGGCCGTCAACGGCCTCATAGTCGCCGGGGTGTCGCTCGTCGCGTACTTCGGGTTCGACTGGAGCACCGAAACGCAGGCGCAGCTCGTCGGCGCAATCATGCTGCTCGTCGCCTGGTTCGTGACCCGGCCGAACGTCATCGCGCCGCAGCCCGCAGACGTGTCCCCTCCGGGGAAGCTCGTCGCTTGACGCAACCAGGCCACCGGGCGCAACGTCTCACCTACGGCGGGGCGCTCGGCCTGGTGACCACCTCCAATCGTCGCCCGACAGGGCGTCCCGTCCACGGACCATGGAGCCAAGACCGTGCCCACCTGGCTGCTCATCGCCTGCATGATCCTCGCGAGCTACCGCGCTTCCCGGCTCGCCATGAAAGACACGTTCCCGCCGGTGCTCTGGCTGCGCGACCGCCTCGCCGGCGGATGGCGCCCACTGACGGACAAAGAGCAGGAGCGGCACGCGGTCCCTCAGCCGTCCGATGACGAGCCGTTCGTCCGCCACCCGGCCCTCGGCACGCTGACGCTCATCGACGGCCGGACGAACCGGTACGTGCGCCGGGCGAAGTGGTCGCCGTACTGGCTCGCCGAGCTGATCACCTGCCCGTGGTGCGTGTCCGGGTGGCTGTCCGCCGCCGTGACGGTCGCCGTTGCCCTCACCGTCGGCGTCCCGGCGCCGGTGCTCGTCTGGGGTGCGGTGTGGGCCGGTGCCGCACTGCTCGCTTCGCGCGAGTGGGCCTGACCGGAACCGCCCCGGACGACTGCTGCTGGGCGATAGCCTGCGACCGTGAACGTTACGAGGAACCCTGACGGCAGCCACGAGCCCCCGTACAACGAGAGCTGGCCGCCTCACGTGCAGCTCGAATGGTCCGCCGGTGTCGTTGCTGCGGAGACCGGGCTGCGCATCTACGTGAGTGACCTGGAAGAAGGCCAGTACGCGGTCCATGTCGGAAGCAGTGGGCTGACGCCCATGAGCCTCGCCAACGCGTACGCCTTTCTGGACGGTGTCCAGGTCGGTGCGCGGGAGGCCCGGCGATGACCTCCTGGAACGAGACGACACTGGCCGCTGTCGACGACGTCTACGACCGGGAGCACGCCAGCAACGGGTACTCCCGGTACGCGGAATACCTGCGCCTGAACAACGGGCTGTTCCGGAGCAGTTGGACCGACGAACCTGCCCCGGTCGATGACCCGGCAGAGTTCGCAGTGCACGCCTGGACAGTGGCCTCTGGGCCCATCATGGCCCCGGGGTACGTGCGGACCCGCCCGGACCTTCGCGGCATCTCGCTGCACCGCGACGAGGACGACCACGGCCTGTATGCCGAGATCCGCATACCCCTCGATCACCACCAGATCGGCGGTGGAGCGAAGCGGTTCCCGCACTCCTGGCAGGACTGGACTGAGGACCGAGGCTGGGGCGACAGCGGCGAGTACCCCGGTGTACGGGAGCCCGACGACACCAAGCGGCCCGCAGTTCTCGCATCGGCCGTCGTCCGCGTTTCCGGACGTGAGTGGTCTGGCCTGGTGACCCCTACTGCATACGAGGGGCCGACGCTGGTCACCGAGGCCATGCTGACGGTTGCCGTCGTCGCGCAGCACGTCAACGATGCCGCCGGCCCGATCGTGGCTCAATTGCTCAAGTGACCGCCCGCTGTCAGTGCGTCACGGTAGCGTGCGGACCATGACGACCACGGAACCCGTCTACGTCCTGATCCACCCCGACGGCCGCGCGGAGTGGGGTGACCGGATCGCCACGGCGGAGAAAGCCCTGGGCCCGCACGGCGTCGGTCGTGCGTTCCTCACCGACGGCTCGCGCCTGCGCATCGCCATGTCCGACTGCGCGCTGATCCTCCCCGGCGTCTACGCGCCGAACCCGTACGCCGCCGCAGTCCTGGCCCGAGTCGCTGGCGTCCCTGTCGAGGCGGCGCCCGAGACGCGAGGACCCCATCGCCCTATTCGGCTGGGACCCGCGCAATGAGTGGGACAGCACTCGCCCGCTGACGGCCGCCGAGCGGGACCAGATCGGCGCCGCACTGGACACCGCCGGGTGCACGGTCGTCTTCAGCGCGCCTGGCAGATGACGCGGAAGGGTTGTCGGCCCGGGCCGGGGTATGATTTAATCAAATCAGGAACACTGACCAAGGAGGGAACTGACCATGCGACTCCCTGCGGACTGGGAAGCTGACAAGGCGTCCGGCTGGTGGTCTCTCCACCACCTGACCCACACGCCGTGCGGCTGGCGCTCCGGCATGGCGTACGACCTGATCACCAACGAGTCGGACGTCCGACGAGTCGTCTACGGACACACCTGCGACGGTGACGAGGACTGACACTCACACCCGTAGACCAGCCCCGGAGTCCCGTGACTCCGGGGCTTCGTCGTGTCACAAGAACCGGTCGACCAAACCCTCGTAGACCTTCACGGCCGCCGCTGCGTGTGTCCGCTTCAGCGCCTCATCGTCCCGGCGCCTGATGTACCGCATGGTCGTGGCGACCTGGCTGTGGTCGGCGAACCGGCGGATGTCGTCGGGCTTCACACCCTGGTCGTACATGTGGGTGAGCTTGCTGGCCCGCAGGACATGCGGAGTGAGGTCCCGGCCCGGCAGCACACCGGCCGCGCGGCCGAGGCGGTTCAACAGCCGGTCCACCGCGTGCCGGTCCATCGGCCGGTCGTCGTCATCGAGCAGCAGCGGCCCGGAGGTCCGGCCCTGCCAGCACACGGCCCCGAGTTCACACAGCTTCGGCGGGAGAGTGAACACGCGGCCCTTGCCGCCCTTGCGGGTCAGGTCCAGCTTGCACTCCCCGCCGGACGGCTTCATGTGGTGCATGCCGGCCGCGCAGCACTCCGAGACACGGCCGGCCAGGGTGTAGATGAGCACCGGCACGAGGGCCTGACGTGGGGTCTGCGCCTGCTCCACCACGGCCTGGAATTCCGGCACTTCAAGGATCGGCGTCATGGACGTCTCGTCGTGCGGGTCGATCACCGGCCGGTCGTACCTGGTGATCGGGTTGATGATCTCCAGCCGGGTGCGGAACTTGGTGTACTCGATGAGCGAAGTCAGCGACGAAGCCAGGCGGTTGACCCGCCGTGGCCCGAGCCCGATGTCCCCGGTCCACGCGCGCCACGCCGGGATCACATCGGAGGTGATCGCCCCGAGGTAGAAGGGCTCGGTGCCAACCAGCTCCCGGGCAGCACGTGCCCAGTGGCGGACGTCGTCGGCGTACTCGCGCCGGGTGCCGTTGCTGGTGAGCCGTTCGGAGTTCAGCCACCCCACGACGTGCTCGAACGTCTCCGGCGCGCACAGCTCGTGGAGGAGGTCGAGCCGGTGGACGCGCGGTCCGAGCCGGCGGTTCTTCGGGTCGCGCGGAGCGACCGTGCCCAGTTTCTCGCGCAGGCCCAGCACGGTGCGCAGCGCCACGTTCCCGTCGGCCGCGATCGTGCCGGCCCCTGCCGCCGTCATGATCGTCACATCGCTGAGCCTATCCGGAGGCCGGTTCGGGCGTGCTCAAAACACACGTTTTGCGCTTCGCCTAGAGCGATTCTGCGGGAACCCTGTTCCGTGGCATCCTCCGGGTTGTTCACCTCACAGACCTATGATTTAATTAAGTCATCGGGCAGGACGAACGGCCCGACAGACCAAGGAAAGAGGAACCCAGCATGAGCGAGACCTTCCGGGTCCTGATCGAGATCCGCCACCCGAAGGGCGGCCGGATCGGAGCCGGCACCCGCGTGGTGCAGGCGGCGGACAAGGACGAGGCCGTGCGGGTCGCGGTCGCCGAGACGGTGGCCTTCCGCAAGGAGAAGAACGCCAAGCATCGTGCGGAGATGGAGCGTACCGGCCAGACCTGGGCGCTCGACTCCGAGAACCCGGAGGACTACGTCGTCCAGAACGTCCGCCGAGCGCCGAAGCGTCGGGCCGTCTGATGGGCGCCTCACCCGAGCGCCGCCGGGCTGACCGACTCCAGGAACAGGCCGACCGGCTTACGGCCAAGGCCGAGGGGATGCGTGAGCGGGCGGACGGCATGTACGGCCGGTTCGCCGGCGGGCAGCCGCTGCTCGCCGGCCACCACTCCTACCGCTCCGCCCGGCGTACCAAGGACCGTGCGGACGCGGCGTCCGACCGCGCGCTGGTCGCGTACACCAAGGCGAAGCAGGCGCAGGCCAACGCGAAGCACGCCAAGGCCAAGGCGGACGCCAAGGACGCGATAGCCGAGAAGGTGGCCACCCGGTCCCGGCCGTGGGAGCGGGCGGACTTCCGGGTCGGCGACATCGTCACGGTGCGCACGTTCGAGACCTGCCAAGACACCTACCGGGTGAAGAGGGTCAACGCCAAGACGCTGACGCTGGACGGCGGCGGAGGCGGTTGGGACGACCCCCGCTGCGAGTACGACCGGGTCCTGTCCCGCGTCCGGGACGGCGTCACCATCACCGACCCGGGCGCGGGGGAGGATCTGTGAAGAACTACCTGACGAAGTACCTGATCCTCGGCCCCAATGGAGAACGGTGCACCGGGCAGCGGGTGGTTCGAGCGAAGGGTCCGGTCGACGCCCACGAAAGCGTGCGTGCCGACCTGGTTACCGCGAACCCGGCACCCGCGAAGGTTCTGGTTATGCGAGTGCACGCACTCTGACCCCTACTGCGTGCGAGGTTGCACCCCCGCCCGGACTGTGATTTAATTAAGTCATCGGGCAGGGGCCCGGCAGACCAAGGAAAGAAGGAACCGACCATGACCGCTGTAGCCGTCGAACTGACCCCCGCTGTCGCCTGCGTCCGCGATGAGGACTGGGGCCTGCGTCCCCTCCCCGAGGGCTACAGCCTGGACCGCCTGACCATCGTCCGCGCCGACCAGGTGCAGCCCGGAGACCTCGTAGTCGGGGACGCGGACCAGCCGCTGCGGCGCGGCAGCCGTCTGAACTGGGTGAGCTACCTGAACGCCGCCTACGTTGCCCGGCCGGCCGCGTTTGAGGTTGACTGCCCGAGCTGCAAGGCGTGGACGGCCGGGGCCGACGGCCCGTGGATCACGCTGTACCCGCACTGCCCGGTGCGCCCCGACGAGATGATCGCCGTCATCCCGGCGGCCGGGCCGGTGGAGGCCGTGGCCGCTCCGTGCGTGCACACCTGCACCTGCGAGAACGGGTACCTGCGTCAGGAGACCCGCAGCTTCTACCCGCCGGCCGTCTGCGGTGACTGCCACCGCCGCCCGTGCGGCGCCTGCGCCGAGGCCGGCCGCAACACCCACTGACACTGGTTTAATCAAGTCACCCGTCTAAGCAGGGAGTACCCGTGAGCCGACAAGTCCAGTTCAGCCAGCCCGCCGACCCGGGGTCTCGTTTCGCTCCGGACGTCTTTGACAGTCAAATCGGGAAGACGGTTCCGATGAACATCGAGGGCCAGCCGATTGAGGGTGGGTGCAAGATCATCGCCGTTGAGGTCGCGGAGGACGGGGCGTCTGCGACGTTCACCGCCGAGGTACCTGACGGGGCGCTGCCCTCGGACTCCATGCCTTTCGGCGTTGGGTTCTCCGACTGATCGCAGGCACGACGAAGCCCCGGGACTCCACCACAGGTCCCGGGGCTTCGTCGTGCCCGAAATCGTCACACAGACCAGTGTCGGCCGCCGACCGCGCCGAAGGCACCGACGTACACCTGCTGCGTGTAGTCGCCGGGGGCCCAGCGGGCGTCGTCGGCCCCGTGCACCAGGACGTGCCCGGTGCGCTCCGCGATCCAGCGCAGCTCGGGGAACTGACGCTCCAGCACCCTCGCCGACAGCTCCACGGCCGCCGGAGCGGGCAGGGCGGCGGCCCGCGCGTCGCCTGTCCGCTCGTGCACGGCGGCCCGTACGGCCAGCACACGCACGGCGTCAGCCATGCTCCCGGCCACGTCCGGCATCTCTGGGTCGGCCATCCACACTGCGTGGATCTCTGCCGCGCGACGGGCAGTCGGGGCGGTCGTCTTGACGTCGGACAGAGTGCTGGTGGCGGCCATGCGGTCCTCCGTGTGTGATTTATCGAATTCAGGGGAATGCCCTGGGGGACTTCCTACAGGAACCCTCCTAGGAAGCTAAGGCACAGCTGATGTACCGTCAACCACATCCGATAGGAAGACCCGAGGAGAAACTGATGGCTGGCACCGTCGCGCGCATGGTCTCGTACCTGAGGGCACGCATTGACCTGGGAACTCTGAAGCCGGGAGACCAACTGCCGCCCACCGCAGCACTGATGAAGCAGTTCATGATCAGCGACAATGCGGTCTATCGTGGCATCGCGCTGCTGAAGGCCGAGGGGTACGTCACCTCCCAGCAGGGGCGTGGGGTGTTCGTCGCTGACCGGCGCCGGCTCATCGTGGGCGAGAAGCGCATTCAGGGCATCACGCAGGCCGGCGAGACGATCAACCACAAGCGCAGCGAGCGGGTGCAGGCGCCCGACTGGGTCGCCGAACTCCTCGGGGAGGGCGAGTGCGTGAACCGCGTGCGCACCGTGGCCCGAGGAGGCGACGTCGTCCAGGCATCGCAGTCGTGGGTGCGCGTGGACGTTGCCGAGTACGTCCCCGAGATCGACGAACCCCGGGCCTGCGATCCCACCTGGCAGGCTCTCTACCAGGACCGTTCCGGCAACGAGGTCCGCGTGGCGTCCAAGACAGCGGACGTCCGCACCACCACGGACGAAGAGCGTGCGGAGTTCGGCCTGGACAACGACCGGGGGGTGCTGACGGTGCGCAGCGTCTACGTCACCGGCAACACGGTGATCGGTGTCGGTGAGGCCGTCTACGCGCCGGGCCACCCGCTCACTCTGTCCTGAATGCCGCGCGGTTGAACCCCGGAGCCTTCACGCTCCGGGGTTTTGTCGTGTCTGAGGGTTGCGTGCGTCACACAACTAAGGTTTAATTAATCCATGATCGGCGACTACGGGTGCTGGTCTCCCAGGGCGCGGATCAAGAGCAAGGAACCAGGAACACAGGAACGGGCCGTCAGAGCACGGCCCCACAACCGAAGGATGGCACCGTGACCGCCACGTGTACCCCCTTTGCACTCCTCGTCGAGGTCCCGACCCCGCCCGTCGACCGGACCCCGGAGTTCACGTTCGACCGCCTCCGCCAGCTCAACGTGACCTCGGACGGGGACGCCGTGGTCGACGTCGCCGACGTCCAGGCCACGACGATGACCCACAACCACAAGGGGTTCAAGAAGGACGACGACTTCGCCCACGTTCCGCACGCCCTGTTCGGGCCGACCATGACCCACAACAGCAAAGAGCACAAGAAGGACGACGACTGATGCCGCTCCCACCCACCGTGCTTGTCGTCACCGCACCTGACGATCTCGGGGCTGACCTCGTGATACGGCAGATTCAGGCGCGTGGGGTCGCCATCCACCGCATCGACCCCGCCGACCTCGCGCGCCCGGGGGCGTTGCGGATGACCGGCGTCTCGGACGGGGAGCCGTTACGGTTCACCATCGAAGACGACCACCGCTCCACGCTCTCGCAGTCGGTTGTCTCCGTCTTCTGGTGGCACCCTGGCCTGCCCGGTGGGTGGGGACAGCGGGAGTCCCGAGCCATCCTGGAGGACTTCCTGTACGGCCTTGACGGGACGTTGTGGGTGAACCACCCGCTCCGGGCGCAGGCTGCCCGGCCCGGCCCACGACAACTGCATCTCGCCTCGTCTCTCGGCCTGCGGACTCCTCCAGCACTGTTCACCAACGATCCCGACCGGGCCGCCGCGTTCGCCACGGAACAGGGCGGAAGGGTGGTGTGCAAGACCCTCACCGCGCACCCGGACCGGTTCGTCCAGGCCCGGCTGGTGTCCCCCGAGGAGATCCTGGCCGGCGCCGACCACGTGCGGCAGACCATGTGTTACCTCCAGCGGCCTGTGGACAAGACACACGACATCCGGCTGACGGTGATCGGCGACCGGATGTTCCCGTGCAAGGTCACCGCCGACGGGGCGTTCGACTGGAGGGCGGCCCCGGAGAACGACCTGGGCTTCGAGGCTGTGAGTGCCAGTCTGCCGCTGACGCAGAAAGTCCAGAAGCTCATGCAGACGCTGGGGCTGGAGTACGCCGCCCTGGACTTCGCCGTCGACCAGGGCGGCACGTGGTGGTTCCTGGAGGCGAACCCGGCGGGCCAGTTCGGCTTCGTGGAAACGTCTACCGGGATGGTCATCTCACGGGCCATCGCTGACCACCTCGTCCAGACGGCACTGGCCACCCACGTCTACACCCCCGGCGGTGGTCACCGCGCGTCCTCGGGGGCGCCCTGGCAGCGAGGGTCCGCCGACGTGTAGCGCACTGCAACACCCCGCGAAGCCCCGGAGCGCGTACGGCTCCGGGGCTTCGTCGTGCTCGGGGTTGCCCCGGCCGCACAGAGTGTGGTTTAATTAATTCATCGGGACGGAGTGCCGGACCGACAGACCAAGGAAAGAAGGAACCGACCATGAACTCCAGCCACATCGCAGACGCCCAGGAAATTCTCGCCGAGGTCGCCCGGGGCGATCACGGAGTCACCCCGGACCTCCGCTGGGCGGCCCGTCGGGCGGCGACCCACCCCACGGCCGGCGAGTTTCTGCGCGACGCGCTGGCAGCCGATGAGCTGAAGGGCGAGTTCCGGCAGGCCGTCCGCACGCTGCTCAAGGCCGGAAGGCTCTGACCGTTCGCCCCACTGGCCCCGGAGCATCTCCGCTCCGGGGTTTTCGTGCGGGAGTAGGTGAAATTGACCTTCCGTCGTATGGTGCCCCGCGTTCATCCGGCTTCCTCGGGTCAGGGTGCACAGGGATGCGTGAGCCCCGCCGGTGTGGTGGCCGGCGGGGCTCACGTGCGCGCAGCCGGTATGCCGTGAAAACGGCCATTTGGATGATCGCAGCTACCATGCCCCTCGATCCGAACCGGGGAGGTATGCCGTGCCGTGGTACGACGCATTCCGGGGACGTGTGGCCCGGGAGCCCGCCCCGCTGCCGCAGTCTCCGCCCGAGTCGCTGACGGCCGCCGCTGCCTCACCGCCTGGGCCTGAGACCAAGTTCCTGCGCCGGACAGAGAAATGGCAGGAAGAGGTCTGGCAGTTCCACGACACCCTCGGCGAGTTCAATTTCGGCGTCGGGTGGCTGGCCAACATGCTGAGCAGGGTCCGCCTCCGGGCGGGCCGGCTGAAGCCGGGCTCTGACGAACCCGAGATCGTCACCAGCGGCACGGCCGCTGACCTCATGATGCTCTTCGGCGGAGGCGTCGCCGGCCAGTCGCAGATTCTGAGGCGGCTGACGGTGCAACTCTCCCTCCCCGGCGAGGGGTACCTGGTCGGGGAGCAGGACGGCAAGACTGAGCGCTGGCAGGTCCGGTCCGTGGACGAGGTCCGCGTGCAGTCCGGCAAGTACCAGGTGATGGACGAGGAGAGCGCGACCACCGGCCAGGACTGGCGCGACCTCGCCCCGGAGCACCACGTCGTCCGTGTCTGGCGGCCGCATGACCGGTTCTTCCACATGGCCGACTCCCCGGCCCGGTCCGCCCGGGAGATCATGCGGGAGCTGGAGCTGGTCAACCGGAAGATCACGGCAGAGTACCTGTCCCGGCTGGCCTCCGCCGGACTCCTGCTGCTCCCGGATGAGCTGAGCTTCCCAGTCAGGGAGGAGTTCGAGGAAGACCCCAACCCGCTGATGTCCGAGTGGATCGCCGTCGCGGCGACCGCCATTCAGAACCCCGGTACCGCGTCCGCCGTGGTGCCGATCCCGCTGGTCGGCCCGGCCGAGGCGATCGACAAGGTGAAGCACGTCGACTTCACGCTGAAGATCGACGAGAAGATCATCGCGAAGCGGGACAGCGCGATCAAGCGTCTGGCCACCAAGCTGGACATGCCTGCCGACGTGCTACTGGGCATGGGTGACGTGAACCACTGGTCCGCCTGGCAGTTGGAAGAAGGTGCTCTCAAGACCCACATAGCCCCCGTCGCGGAGCTGATCTGCGACGCACTGACGCGCGGCTACCTCCAGCCCCGGCTGGAGCTGTCCGGCGAGGACCCGGCCGCGTGGGTCGTCTGGTACGACATGAGCGAGCTGGCACTGAGCCCGGACCGCAGCGGCAACGCGACACTGGCCTACGACCGGCTGGAGCTGTCCGGCGAGGCGTACCGCCGGGAGCTGGGGTTCGACGAGGACGACGCACCGGACGACGAAGAGCTGCGGGTACAGTCCCTCAAGACCATCATCCGCACCCTGCCGACGGGCGCCGCGTCCGCCCTGGCGCAACTGCTCGGCGAGGACGTCCCGCAGATCGTCCCCGTCTCCCCGCAGGACCCCGGCACGGCCGAAGCCGTCCAGCAAGGCGACACCCCGCCGCCCGGAGGAGCGCAGCAGGCCCCGGCCGAGGACACCGGACGCGCGGCCACGCCGGGTGAGGAACCACCCCCGACGCAGGACGAGACCGGCCCGCCCGCGCGGGAGCAGCAGGCCACGGTGGAGCGGGCGCAGCTTCTCGTGCAGCAGGCCCGGACGCAGCACATGCTCCGCGTCGGAGCGGGCAACCGGTGGGACCTGCTGCACCCGCCTCTGTGCGGTGAGTACGAGTACTCGTGCCCGTTCACGCACGCGGTCGCCACGGCGGCCCCGTCCGTACGGCCCGGCTCGTCCGGGACGTACCTGTGCCACCTGGACACGTTCGGCCGGCTCGTCATCGACGGCCGCAGCCCCTACGCCGACACCACGGCCATGATCTCCACCTCGCTCGTACCGAGGGCGGTGAACGGCCATGCCCCCGCGCACTGACCACCAGCACCCGCCGGCGCTCACGGCCGCCGCCGACGGCTCGCACACGCAGGGCTGCATGGTCGCCCTCATGCCGACGGCCGAGGATGCCGAACGCCTCGCAATACCCGGCGGCGAGCCGGCCGAGGAGCTGCACTGCACGCTGTTCTTCCTTGGTGACGACAGCTCCGAGTGGACCGAGGGGCAGCGCGACGAGCTGGAGGGGATCCTGCGCCCGCTGGCGGAGCTGTACGGGCTCGGGCCCGTGCGGGCCAAGGCGTTCGGCGCCGCGCACTGGAACGGAGGTGGAGACTACCCCTGCTGGGTCTGGAACGTGGGCGACGCCGAACCCGGCGAGCACGTTCCACCGGACGGCCTGCTGCGGGTCCGGGCCTGCGTCACGGAAGCTCTGGAGTCCACGCACGGGCGTCCCGAGATGCCCCCGCAGCACAGCCCCTGGGCTGCGCACATCTGCGCCGCGTACAGCGACGACCCCGCCCTGCTGAAGGAACTGGAACAGCGGCTGGGCACGGTGACGTTCGACCGCATTCGGCTGTCCTTCGGCGACGAGGACCACGACATACCCCTGACCGGCGACGCGGTGACGGCCGCCGCCGGACCGCTGCGCCGGGAGCCGACCGAGCTGGAGGTGGCCTCGCGCGTCGACTTCGCCGGGGTGCACGCGGAGTGGGAGTCCGCGACAGCCGGGGCGCTGAAGGCCCTCAAGTCGGTCACGGCCGCGTGGCGCCTGGACGTGCGCGAGCAGATCACCCGGGACCTCGCCGACGACCGCCTGGAGTCGGTGCCTGAGCTGACCCTGGACAGCCGGGCTGCGACGTCCACTCTGCTGAATCTCATGGAGGAGTACGCGGTCAAAGCGGGCCGGGCGTGCCAGCGTGAGGCCGAACGGCAGGGCATCGCCGTCCCGGACTGGTCGCTGCCCGACGGCGACGAGGACGCGGTCACGGCCGCGCTCACCGGACGGCGGCTGCTGTCTTCCGTCGCGGAGTTGTCCAGCGACCTCATGTCGGGGGCGCTACTGACGGCCGCCAAGCGGAAGCTGTCCGGGTTGCTGCGCTCCAGCCGGCCGTCGGAGCAGGTGGCTGCTGAGGTCGACCGGGAGCTGGCCACGGTGGACGACACCTCAGTGCGGGCCGCCGTCGGACAGGCGATGACGGCCGCGCAGAACGCCGGACGTCACGCGGTGATGGAGGCCGCGCCGCCTGCATCCTCGTACACCGCCTCCGAGATTCTGGACCGCCGTACGTGCGACCCCTGCAAAGCGATCGACGGCCGCACGTTCACCACCCTGGACGCAGCCATGGCGGAGTACCCGGTCATGGGTTACCGGGACTGCACCGGCGCCCGCTACGGCAACGCGTGCCGGGGTTTCCTCATCGCCGTCTGGCAGGAAGTGCGGAGCCCGGCAACCACGGCGAGTGCCGACACCCAACCGGCCGCACAGGACGCGGCGGAAGGAGATCAGTCCATGACGACCGAAGCAGCGACCGAAGCGACCGAGGTTCTGAGTAAGGGTGAGCCGAACCCCGGTACGCCGAAGGACAAGCGGTTGAAGGAGAACAAACAGTCCGCCTCCGAGGAGAAGCAGTGCCCGCCCGGCATGGAGCTGGACAAGGCTTCCGGCGAGTGCGTGGAGGTCGGGGAGAAGGCGGTCGGGGGTGCGCAGACGCTGCGGGGCGAGCACGGCCCCGAGACCCTGGCGCACGGCGCGGCGGCCGACGCCGAGGAGGTGGCGGGGCCGCCGGTCAGCGAGATGGGCTCCGGCGACACCGCGCCGTGGCGTGGCCCGCTGACCGTGGAGGGTATCGAGACCGGCGACGGCCGGGAGTTCAAGCCGGAGGCGCTCACCTGGGCCGACCTGCCGCTCCCGCTGCGCTGGAACAAGGAAGACAGCCACGGCGGGGAGCCGCACACCGTAGCGGTGAACGTCGGCCGCATCGACCGGGTGTGGCGGGAAGACGGCGGCCTCATCATGGGTGAGGGCGTTCTGGACCTGTCCACCGAGGACGGCCGCACGGTCCACGGCAAGATCAAGGGTCAGTTCCTGCGCGGTGTGTCGGTGGATGTCGACTCCATCAAAGACGCCGACATGGAACTGGTGTGGCCTGCCGACCCGGACGCGGACGGTGAAGGCTCCCCGTTCGACATGCTGTTCGCGTCGCCGGAGAAAGTCGTGTTCAACAAGGGCCGTATCCGCGCGGCGACCCTGGTGGACATCCCCGCTTTCGCCGAGGCGTACATCGCCCTGCTGGACGAGGCCGGGGCCGTCGTCGCCGGCGGCGAACCGATCGGCGCGGTGCGTGAGACGAAGGTCCGTACGGCTCCGGCTCGGACGGTGGAGGCGCCGGTGCGCCCGCCGGCCAGCTGGTTCTCCAACCCGGGCCTGTCGGTGCCCACCGGGATCACGGTCACGCCGGAGGGCCGGGTGTACGGGCACGCCGCGTTGTGGGGCACCTGCCACATCGGGCAGGAGGGTGTGTGCGTCACCCCACCGCACGAGGAGGCACACCCGTACTTCATGACGGGCAACGTCTGGACGGAGGACGGCTCATCGGTAGGCGTCGGACAGATCACCGTCGGCACCGGACATGCGCCCCTGTCCTACGGCTACCGCGCGGCAGCCGACCACTACGACAACACCGGCGCCGCCGTGGCGGACGTCGCCGTCGGCAACGACGCTCACGGCATCTGGGTCGCGGGCTCCATCCGGCCCGGCACGCCCGAGTCGCGCATCCACGAGCTGCGCGCGGCCGGGCAGGTGTCCGGCGACTGGCGCCGCATCGGCGGGTCGCTGCGCCTGGTCGGCCTGCTCGCCGTGAACATCCCCGGCTTCCCGGTCCCGAAGCTGAAGACGCACCTGACGTCCGGCCAGCAGCTCGCCCTCGTCGCAGCGGGTATCCCGCAGCTCTCCGAGGGTCTGACCGAGGACGAGTTGGACCAGTGGGCATACCGCCGCGTCCTCGCCGCCCTGTCCCGCCAAGTCCACCGAGAGGAGTGATCCGTATGTGCGGCTGTAACCGACCGGCCCCGCCCCCGCCGCCTCCGCCGCCCCCGATCGGCGGCTGAGCAGCGACAACGGCCGAATCGTCAGAGTCTTTGTGACTTTTGGCGATTCGGCCGTTTGTATGTACCGTGCGCGCCGACTTGATCTCGGCCGCTCTCCCGGAGGTTGACGTGCCGGAACCCGAACTGTTCACCGCGCCCGACGACCTCTCACTCGTGGGAGAGTCGGAGCTGCGCGAGCTGGAGACGAACGCGGTCGCGGAGTTCGACCGCGTCGCCGGACTTCAGCAGATCCTCCCCGAACACATCAGCTACAGCGAACGTCTCACGCGTGACCTGGACCGCATCCGCGCGGAGCTGCGCGTGCGCGCGGTCCGCGCGGAGGAAGAGGCCGCCACCGCACAGCAGGAGGCGACCCGGCGCATGGCGCTGCTGCGTCAGTCCGTGCACGTCGGTGAGGGCGGCGAAGGCGGTGACGGAGGCGAGGGCGCCGCCCCCGTCACCGCCGGCGGCCGTGTCGACCTCGCGGCACTGACTGAGGCCACGGCCAAGGGTGTGGCCTCCATCCTCTTCGGCGACCAGGCCCCCGAGGCCGTGCAGCGCCGGGTGGCCTCCCTGTCGCAGGTACGCGAGCGTGCCCCGCAGGCCAAGGCACCGAATGCGCAGACCATGGCCGTCACCGCGAGCGTGGACATCCCCGGCGTGGGTGCCGGGCAGTCCCTGCCGACGCTGGAGGCCCTGAGCGAGGCGTTCCGCGCCAAGGCGAAGGCCGTGCCGACCACGCAGTACGGCGACCGGGGCGCCCCGCGCCACCTGGTCGCGTCGCTGCGCAACCAGTTCGAGCACACGGTGGACGACCGCACCTCTGCCTCCACGGTAGAGGAGCTGTGGCACTCGATGACGCAGCAGCGCGGCCAGGCCGACGCCCTGCTGGCCGGCGGTGGGTGGTGCGCCCCGTCGGAGGTCACCTACGACTTCTTCAACATCGCGGACACTCCGGTCGGCCTCATCGACCTGCCGACCGTCGGTGTCTCCCGGGGCGGCATCCGTTACCCGGTGTCCCCGTCCATCGGTGACGTGTTCTTCCAGAACGCGGGCTCCAACCCGGCTTCGGGCTTCGGCGGGTTCGCCTTCCCGTTCTCCAACGCGAGCGACCCGTGGCTGTGGACTGAGGCCGACGACATCGCCACCGTCACCGGCTCGGTGAACAAGCCGACCTTGCGCGTGCCGTGCCCGACGTTCGACGAGACGCGGCTGGAGGCGTACGGCGTCAGCCTCACCGCCGGTAACCTCACCGACGACGCGTACCCGGAGGCGACGCAGAACTTCATCCGGCTGCTGCGGGCGGCCTACGCGCACGTCATCAACGCCCGGCTGATCTCCCTCATGGTCGCCCGGTCCACCTCGGCCATCGCTCTTGGCGCGGCGAACAAGCCTGCCGCCCAGACGCTGCTCAACGGCGTGGAGCTGGCAGCGATCGACTACCGCGCGAAGTTCGCCATGCGCGAGGACGCGGTACTGGAGGTCGTCCTGCCGCGCTGGACGCTCGCGGTCATCCGGGCCGACCTCGCCTGGCGGACGAAGGTCGAGCGCGAGAGCGTGTCGGACGCGCAGATCACCGCGTGGTTCACGGACAGGTCGGTGCGCCCGCAGTTCGTCTCCGACTGGCAGGTGCGCGGCTCCGGCCAGTTCGGCCGCGTGGACACCAACATGACGGCCTGGCCGACCAGCGTCGACTTCATGATGTACGCCGCCGGCACCTTCCTGCACGGCAACGGCCTCCAGCTCGACCTCGGTGTGATCCGCGACAGCGCGCTGAACGCGGAGAACGACCACACCGCCCTGTGGGCGGAGGAGGCGCACCTGGTCGCCAGGGTCGGCCACGAGTCCCGCCTGTACCGGGCAACGCTCGCGGTCAACGGGTCGGGCAGCGCGGACCAGACTCTCGGGCACCAGCTCTGAGCCCTGACCGTACCGACAACGGAGGGAGCGCGACGTGGCCGGTATCCGGGGCATAGTCGACGGGCCGGACTTCGTCGCGCTCCCGAACGACTTGTGGGACGCGGCGCAGCATCCGGCCGCGCCGGGGCCGCACTGGCAGCAGGGAGTGACCTGGACCGACTGGTGCGGTGGGGCGCAGACGACGTACGCGGACGAGTGCATCGCCGTCACCGGCACGGACGGTTCCGTCCCCGCCGCACCGCCGATCGAGCCCACGGCCGAGGGTGTAGACCGTGGGGCGACCGCCTTCACAGTCTACGCCGCGTTCGACTGCTCGCTCATCGGTCTGCCGGACGTGGACCAGGCTGCCGAAGCTCTCGCGCGCAGTGAGGCGTTCCAGGTCAGCAGGGCGTTCTGGACCGGCCAAGCCGGCGGGCAGTCCACCGTGTGGCCGCACCTGGCCGCCGATGACCCGCTGGACGACCCACAAGGCATCCGGCTTCAGACGGCCGCAAACGCCGTGGTGGCGACGACGGACGACGCCGCCGTGGCGATCGGCCGTCTGGACGGTGCGCTCGCCGAGCAGTACGGCGGTGTCGGCGTGGTCCACGTTCCGGTGGCCGCGCTGGCCACGCTGAAGTCCCGGAGCCTGCTCCGTACGGACGACGCGGACGGGGTGCTGCGCACACCGGGCGGGCATCGCATCGTCGCGGCGGCCGGGTACACCGGGACAGGTCCCGACGGGTCGGCCGCTCCGGCCGGCTCGGCGTGGATCTACGCGACCGGCGCCCTGTTCGGCTACCGGTCGGACGTCGCCGTGCGCGACTTCCCCGGCACGTTCGACCGGTCCACCAACACCGTCCGCAAGCAGGCTTCCCGCACGTACCTGTTCGGCTGGGAGTGCGCGCACCTCGCAGCCTTGATGACTCTCGGCGTACCCACGTAAGGGGTGAACAGTGGTAGCAACCGTGGCTTCGGCCGCCACCGCGATCAAGGGCACGCACGCCCGGATCGTCCGCGTGGACGCCTGCGGCAACCCGGTCACCGGAACCGGTTCCCTGGTCGTGGTGACCAAGGGATTTGTTCAGGTTCAGATGGAACCGCAGTACGAGGACGGTGAGGAGTTCTTCGAAAGGACTGCTGACGGCACGCCGTGCGTGAACCAGAAGGACGATCCGGTTCTCAAGCGCATGCAGCTCACCATCGACTTCTGTGAGATCAATACGACAGGGGTCGCCTACCTCGCGAGCGCGCGGGAGCTGACCGTCAACGGCGCCGGCGTCACCGGCACGGGCTTCGCCTTCGCGGAGGGCTCGCCGTCGAACCGGTACAGCCTGGAGGTCTGGCAGCGCGTGGCCGGGTCCGGCTCGTGCGATCCGTCCGGAGCGCAGCGGTACATCTACAACGCGTGGCCCAACGTGGGCTCCACGCGTATCGGCTCGTACACGGTGGAGAACGGCCGCTCCACCATGCAGATCCAGTCCGAGACGCAGGCTGTATCCACGACACCGGTCATCGGGTGGGGCAACGGGCCCGGCTCCACGTCGTGGCTGCCGACCGGAGAGACCGCGCAGGCAGGCGAGCACTGGCTGTGGAACATCACCACTACGGCCCCGCCCGACCCGCAGGTCAACCCGCTGACCCTGTCGTGATCCTGACGGGCGAGCAGCACTGGGTCTGCCCCAACTGCCCCGCGACAGCGGTGACGGCTGGGGCAGACAACCGTTTCCACCCCTGCCCCGGGCTCGCCGGTCTGCTGGCCCCGATGGTCCTGGAAGGGGTGCGGGCGCGCGTCCGCGCGGTGCTGCGCGAGGACTACGTGAGCGGCGAGGACGTGCGCTACGACGGCGACGGCCGGCCGGTGACGTCCGTGGTGACCGAGCGGGACGACGGCCAGGACTGCGCCGTCTTCGCACCCACGGCGCGAGTGACGAGGGGCTGAGGACGATGGCGTGGACCGAGAGCAAGGCATTCCGGGCGTGGATCTCAGGCCCGATGATGCAGGCTGCCGGGACCGGCTACACCGGGTTGGACTCCGACACGGTCAAGGCCGCTCTGTTCGACAACAACGTCACGCCGGACCGGGACGCGGCGGTCGCCGAAACCGGGTACAACACGGGCACCTGGACGACCGCGCGCGAGATCACCGGCGGCACCAACTGGCCAGTGGGCGGCCGATCCCTTGCATCCAAGACGTTCACCAGCCCGGCCCCGGGCACGGTGATGTTCGACGCGGCGGACCTCTCCGCCGGCGGAACCGTCACGCTGACCGACGCCTACGGCTGCCTGGTCTATGACGACTCCATCACCGGCGGCACGAACGCGGTCGCCGACCAGGGCGTGGCCTACTTCTACTTCGGCGGGCCGCAGTCGGTCGTCTCCGGCTCGTTCACTGTCGTCTGGTCCAGCAACGGTCTCGTGCGGTTCGAGTCGTAGGAGACACAGTGCCCATTCCCGCAGGAGTCGAGACGGTCACCGTCACCGACGGGGGCGTTCCCTTCACCGGACCCGACGGAACCCCGCTGGAGGGATCCCTCACCGTGGCCGGGCCGGACCTCGCCACGGTCGCCGAGGACGACTACCTGTTCGGCGGGTCCGCGCGCCGGTGGGTGAGGGCCGGGCGGTTCGACCCGCTGCCCCTCGTGGCCACCGACGCGACCGGTATCGACCCCACCGGGTTCTCCTACACGATCGTCTTCACCCCAACGTACGGGACGGCCTGGACCCGGTACTTCACCCTGCCGAAGGCCTCACCGACTGTCGTCCTGGCGGACATCCTCATCCCCGACCCGGTGGCCGGCTCGCACGCCGTGCTCGCCGACGCGTCCACGCTGCTGGCCAAGGCGGCGAACCTGTCAGACGTCGCCGACCCCGCGAAGGCAAGGGACGGCCTCGGCCTCGTCGACATGACACCGGCCGACGCAGGTCTGATCACCTGGTCCTACCCGCCGTGGGCTGCCTCCTCGGCAGGCCCCGGGAACAGCGGGATCATCTACTTCATGCGGTGCAAGATCCCCGCCGCGCGGCCGGTTACAGGGGTTCGCCTCTACCAGACCGCCCCCGGGGCCTCACTGACCGCTGGGCAATGCCTCGTCGGCCTTTACGACTCCTCCGGCAACCGGGTCGCCATCAGCAGCGATCAGTCCACGACGTGGGCAAGTGGCAGCCAGGTCAACAAGGACTGCGCGTTCACCTCGCAGTACGCCGCGAGCCCCGGCTACTACTGGGCCGCGATGCTGTTCGTCGGCTCCGCCGGGCCCAGCTGGAGCAAGGGCCCACCGTCCGGCCTGATGAACGCGGGCTGGCCATCCCCACCGCTTCCAACGCTGGTCTCGACTGGCGGCCAGACGTCCATCCCCGCCACCGTCAATCTGACCAGCCTGTCCGGGACCGTGTCCGCCTTTTGGGCTGCTCTCTACTAGACCGGAGGTAACGATGGCGTTCGACTCCCGCCCCACCGCCGAAGACATCCGCCCGCCCATGGACATGACTGCCCCGTGCAAGCTGTGCGGCGCCCTCGTGCAGGGTATGGACGTCACCTGGGAGTGGTGGGACCAGCATCTCAACTTCCACCAGTGGGTGTGGGACCGAATCGCCGGGACCAGCACATGACCGACTACGGGCCGTGCGAGGACTGGCCGGTCTACTGGACGTGCGACGTGTCCACCTACTCGCCCGAGCTGACCGGGTACGCGGTGTCCGCCGCCACGCGGGTGCTGTGGGCGCTGTCCGGGCGCCGCTTCGGCCAGTGCGAGGTGACCTGGAGGCCCTGCGCGGAGGACTGCGCCGACCCGGGCGCCGTTCCGCTATGGGGCTGGGGGACTGGCTACTCGACGACGCCGTGGGACTTCTACCGCCTGCCGTACTGCGCCGGAGCCTGCCAGGGCGGATGCTCGTGCGCGTACCTCTCCACGATTCGCCTGCCCGACAACGTGAGTCGCGTCGTGGAGGTGAAGCTGGACGGCACGCCGATGGTGACCGGCTCCTACCGGCTGGACGGGCGGTCGCTGATACGTACGGACGGCTCCGCCTGGCCGCGCTGCAACAACCTCGCCTTGGACGACGACCAGCCGGGGACGTGGTCGGTGAAGGTGGTCGTCGGCGAGGAGGTCCCCGACTCCGGGCGTCTCGCGATGGGTGAACTGGCCTGCGAGATCGCCAAGGCCGGGACCGGCGCGGACTGCCGTCTGCCCCCGGGCGTGACGCAGCTCGTGCGTCAGGGCGTCACGATCCAGTACCCGGACATGGGCCAACTCCTCAAGGACGGCCGCACCGGGCTGTACCTGGTCGACCTGTTTCTTGCGTCGGAGAATCCAGACGGCCTGAGTCGGCGAGGCCGTGTCTACAACGTGGACCGTGTGCTCAGGAGGCAGATGTGATCACCGGGGCTTCGCGCTGGTACCTCGTGGGGAACAACTTGGTGGCCTCCGTACGGAACGGCCTGTCGTCGAAGCCGAAGCGCGCGAGCATGGTCCCCGGCGAGATCGTCTGGGACTCGTGCGACTGCGGCGGGATGCTCGCTGTCACCCTGTCCAGGCTGTACCTCTCGGAGAACTTCCCCGAGGAGTCCGAGACGGTCACCGGCGCCTGCCAGCCGCCGTACGAGGTGGGGCAGTTCACCGTGGCCGTGGTGCGCTGTGCTCCGCAGCCGGCGGGGGCCGAAGCGGCGCCCCCGGTGGACGAGCTGGACGCTGCGGCCGGCCTGCTGCTCCAGGACGCCACGGAGATGCTGGACGCCGTAACCGCCACGCTGTGTCGCCTCCGCAACGACGACCAGGTGCTGGACTACTTCGTCACCCCGGTGGAGCCGGTCGGGCCCGAGGGCGGCTGTGTGGGGGTCAACCTGACCGTGCGCGTGTGCCTGGTAAGGAGCTGACGTGCCTGCCGCGCGTATCGAGATCCGGGCCGACAAGGTCGGCGAGCTGCTGCTGTCCCCGGACTCACCGGTGATGAAGGAGCTGGTCCGCAAGGCCCGCCGCGTGCAGCGCAACGCCCGGCGCATGGCCCCGGGGAAGATGGGTCGTCAGGTGCGCGCCGTGGTGGTCGGGCGGCACGTCCGTGTGGAGTCCACCCACCCGGCGACCATGTACGTGATCAAGGGGACGAGGCCGCACCAGATCCGCCCGCGCACCCGGCAGGTGCTGAAGTTCACCACCAAGCGCGGCGTCGTGTTCGCCCGCGTGGTCAATCATCCTGGCAGTAAGCCGAACGACTTCCTGACCAAGGCCCTGCGGATGGGCTGACGCGGCTCCGGAACGATCATGGTGTGCTGTGGGCTTACCGTGCGCGCCATGACCGAGATGCGCGACTTCACGAAGAAGCGGAAGGACATTTCCTTCCGCGTGGACGACGACCTCTTCCACGCCGCGCGAGGCGTGCCGGCCGACGTGCTGCTGGACTTCGCCACGGAGTTCTCCAGCATGGACACCACGGCGACCGTGGACCAGCAGCTCCGGGCCTTCCGCTCGATGCTGGAGGTCGTTCTGCTGCCGGAGTCACTGGAGCGGTTCACCGCACGGATGCGTGACCGGGAGAACCCCATCGAGATCGACCAGGTGGAGGAGATCGTCACCTGGCTGATGGAGCAGTACGGGCTCCGCCCTACCGAACCGTCCTCGGCCTCGCCCTCTGGGCCCTCCGGCCCGGGACCTGGCACTACCTTGACGGCCAGTACGCCGGCCGAGGTATCGATCTCCGCAGCCTCCCCATCGATCGCTTCCTGAACCTCGTCTATTACGAGATGTGCCAGCGAGCGGAGCCGCGCGAGAACGAGCCGGAGGACGCCGCGCAGCAGCGGCTGGACTCCGAGTTGGAGGTGCGTCTGTGGCGCACCCCGGGGCAGGCCGCGCCCGAGCCGGTGGAGGTCGAGGAGGGCGCCCCGTGGTGGTGGCACGGCGAGGAGGACGCGAGCCAGCAGTTCCTCGCGGCACAAGGGGTGGTGTTGTAGATGCCCGTCGGAACCCTGATCGGGGCCGGGTTCGTCCGGATCGACGCCGACACGGCCCCCGCCATGAAGGCGGTCAAGGGACTAGGGCAGATCGGCGCGCACGCCTTGGCCTCGGCTTTCCTCCCGGTCCAAGCCGCTGTGGCTGCCGGCGCCGGTGCCATGGCGGCCTCTCTGGCCGCAGCCGGGGCGGCCGGCGGTGCCTTCGCGGCGGCCGTGAAACCGCAGTTCGCGAAGATCACCGAGGCCAGCGAGAAGTTGCAGGCGGCCGAGGACGCCAATGAGAAGGTGACCCTCGCCAAGGCGCACGCCCAGAAGCTGGCCAAGGACATGGGCGTCAAGTACGGCCAGCAAATCAAGATCACGAAAGACATGTCGGAGGGCGCCAAGGAGAAGGCGCAGGAGTACAACAAGGCTCTGGGCGAAGTCACGTCCGCTACCGACGTTGCACGCAAGTCTCAGGCCATCTACGACGAGAAAATGAAGGCCATGACCCCGGCCACCCGGGAGACGGCCAAGTCTTTCCAGGGTCTGAAGGACGACATCGACAAGTGGTCCGATTCCCTGTCCGGGACCACCATGCCGATCTTCACGGCCGGTATCGAGAAGATCCGGGACCTGCTGCCCAAGCTGACCCCGTTCGTGCGCATCGGTGCCCGGGAGATCAAGGAGTTCGCGTCCTCGTTCGGCGAGGGCCAGGCGGGCCGGGTCTTCAAGGAGTTCGGCGCCAACCTGCAAGGCAACGCCGGCAGCGCCCTCGGTAACTTCCTGACGTCCATCCGGAACGTGACGGTGGGTGTCGTCGGCATGATCAATGCCTTCATGCCGGTCCAGAGCCAGATGTCCGGCGGCATGGTCGAGCTGACGCAGCGGTTCGCCGACTTCGGCGCGAACCTCGGGGACAGCGAAGGGTTCGCCACGTTCCTGGAGCGGGCGCGCGGAGCCGTCCCGGCCATCAAGGAGTTCGCCGCAGCCCTCGGAGACATCGCGTCTGCCGCCGGTCCCTTGGGCGGCATGGGCCTGATGGTGCTCCAGCTCTTCTCACAGCTCGTCGCGGCCATCCCCACGCCGGTGCTCCGCCTGCTCGTCCCAGCGATCCTCGCCGTCAACGCGGCGATGAAGCTGTATGCCATCTACCAGGCCGCAGCGGCAGCTGCCACGTGGGCCTTCGGCACGTCTGTGGCCGCGAGCAACGGCGCCGTGGCCTCCAGCCGCGCAGCGCTGCTCTGGTTCCGGATCCAGCAGGCTGCCTACGCCGTGAGCACGGCCGCGTCCACCGCAGCCACGTGGGCCTTCACGGCTGCGTCCCGGGCCGCAGCGTTGGGGTTGCGGTTGTTCACGGGTGTGCTGCGTCTTGCCCGTGCGGCCGTGCTGCTGACAGCCGGCGCCATGCGCGCTCTCGCCGTGGCGATGCTGACCAACCCGGTCGGCTTGATCATCACGGCCCTGGTGGCCCTTGGTGCCGCCTTCTTCGTCGCCTGGAAAAAGAGCGAGACCTTCCGCAACGGGGTGAAGGCTGCCCTGAACTGGGTGAAGGACGTAGGTGTCGCGGTCGGGGGCTGGTTCGCGGGGCCGTTCGTCAGGTTCTTCACCGAGACGATCCCCGGCGCCTTCCGGTCGCTGCTCAACTGGGTGCAGACCAAGTGGAACGCCCTGGTCAGCCTGCTGACCGTACCGGTGGAGACGGCAGTGCGCTATGTCCTGGTGCGGTGGGATCTGCTGCGGGCCGGACTGGCGCTCGTCTGGGAGCTGATCAAGTCCAAAGTGCTTACGCCGATCAGCAATTTCTTCACCAAGACGATCCCCGGCTGGGCGGTCACGCTGGTCAGCCTGGTCGTGGGTCACTGGTACACCCTGCGCGACCGGCTCGTCACCGCCTACACGTCGATCAAGAACCGGATCTTCACGCCGATCAGCAACTTCTTCACCAAGACGATCCCCGGCTGGGCGGTCACGCTGGTCAGCCTGGTGATCACTCACTGGTACTCCCTGCGCGACAAACTCGCTGTCGTCTACGCGTCGATCAAAAGCAAGATCTTCACGCCGATCAGCAACTTCTTCACCAAGACGATCCCCGGCTGGGCGGTCACGCTGCGGACCAAAGTGGTCAACACGTGGGGGAGTCTGCGTAACGGCCTGTACGACGTCTACACGTCGATCAAGAACCGGGTCTTCACGCCGATCAGCAACTTCTTCACCAAGACGATCCCCGGCTGGGCGCGAACCCTGCGTGACAGGGTCAAAGGTTATTTCCGGGAGATGCGCGACGGCATCGGCACCATCTGGGCCGGGATCAAGAGCAAGACGAAAGCGCCGGTCAACTGGGTGCTGGATCGGGTGTGGAACCGGGGCCTGGTCAGCGTCTGGGGGAAGATCGCCGGATGGGTCGGGCTGCGGAACAGCCTGAAGAGCGTCAAGCTTCTGGCCTCCGGCGGCACCGTCGGCCGGGCGCAGCCCGGGATGTTCAACAAGCCGACGGCCATCGTCGGCGAGGGGAACCCCCGGTACCCCGAGTACGTCATCCCCACCGACCCCAAGTACGCCACGCGAGCGCGGGGCCTGTGGCAGGCGGCCGGTGCGCACTTCATGGCGGACGGCGGCATCCTCGGCTCCATCAAGGGCGCCATCGGGTCCGTGTTCGACACCGGGAAATCCCTGGGCAAGGCCGCCCTGGGGTTCCTGTCCAACCCGGTAGGCAAGGCGAAGGACTTGCTGATGGGTCCCTTGAGGAACATCACCCGGGCTATCGGCTCCAGCTCCTGGGCGCGCATGGTCGCCAGGCTGCCGCGCATGGCCGTGGACGGACTGATCAAGGCCGTGAAGTCCGTGGGGTCGGACCTGCTCGGGTTCGGCGGTGGAGGCGGCAACGTCGACATCGGCGGATCCGGCGTCAAGCGCTGGACAGGTGTCGTGCGCCAAGCCCTCGGGCTCGTCGGCCAGCCCGCCGCGTACACAGGTATCACCCTGCGCCGCATGAACCAGGAGTCCGGGGGCAACCCGCGCGCGGTCAACCTCTGGGACATCAACGCCAAGCGCGGTTACCCGTCGGTCGGCCTCATGCAGGTCATCCGGCCGACCTTCCAGGCGCACGCCGGAAGGTTCCGCCGGACGGGTCCGTTCATGTACGGCACATCGATCAACCCCCTTGCCAACGTGTACGCCTCGATGCGCTACGCACTCGCGGCGTACGGATCACTGCCCCGCGCCTACAACCGGCCCGGCGGCTACGCGCTCGGCACCGACGGCGCCTCGGCCGGCTGGCACTGGGTCGGTGAGATGGGCCCGGAGCTGCTGAAGCTGCCCGCCGGCGCGCGAGTGCGCAGCCACCGCGCCTCTGCCCGCCAGGCCGCGACTGCCCCCACCGTGGTGCACCTGACGGTGGAGAACCACGGAGTCATCGGCTCCCGGCAGCAGACGCTGGACTGGCTGGTCGGCTCCCTGGAGCAACTGGACCGCCGCAGCCGGCTGCCCCGCGCGATGGGAGGGCGAGCGTAGATGCCTGTCGCCTTCCGCTCCGTCGGGACCCGGCTCAAGGCCGACATGACCTACGCGGCGAACCCGCAGACCGTCACCATGCCTCCCGGCCACGCCGCCGGGGACCTGCTGCTGCTCTTCCTCGTCTACGACAACAACGTGGCCCCGACGTCCTCCCCGAGCGGCTGGACCCTGCTGGGCACGGCGAGCGCGGGGCAGTCGCTGCCCGGCGCCTCCGCCTCGCAGGTGCAGACGCGGGTCTACTACCGCGTGGCCACGGGGACGACGTCCAGCGCCTCGTTCTCCTTCTCCAAGCAGCCGTGGCCCACCGGCAGCCCGTACGTCCTGGCGTTCACGGCCGCGTACAGCGGCGTGGACCCGGCCGGGCCGATCGAGAAGTGGTCGGCCACCGGAACGGCGAACACGGCGGCGACGCAAGTGCACCCGCAGCTCACCACCGTGGCGAGCGGGGACTGGTTGCTGACCTTCCGCTCCGGCTCGGCCTGGCAGGCCCGGACCGTCACCGTATCCGGCGGGACGAACACCGAACGTGTGGACGACACCGACGGGTTCGGGGAGCTGTTCGCCGCGCTGTACGACTCGGGGGCCTCCCTCTCTGCGGGCGCGCAGACGCAGCGCTCGACGACGTCCGCCGGTGGGGACGCCATCTGCCAGGGCGGCTCGACGATGTGGTCCCTGGCGCTCAAGCCGGTCACGGCCGCAGCCGCCACCGTCGCCCTGCCCGGCACGGCGACCGTGTCCGCCACAGCCCACAGCCCCACCGTGCAGACCGCGCCGGGCGGGTGGGACCTGTGCGCGGAGGAGGGCCTGCCCGTCTACAAGGTGGGCGTCGACTGGAACGGGGACGGCACCCCCGAGGGTGTGGAGGAACTGGGCGACACCTGGGCCACGGACTCCTTCAACCGCACGGTGACGGACGGTTGGGGTACGGCCGACACCGGGCAGAGCTGGACGTCCTTCTACGGGGTCCCGTCGGACTTCTCGGTCTCCTCCGGGGTCGGCCGTCACGTGCTCTCCACCAGCAACACCGACCGCTACACCGTGTTGTCGCCTTACGTGGAAGACGTGGACCTGGCCGTCGACTTCTCCATGGACCAGCGGCCGGCCAACAATCATCACTTTGTGTTCCTGTTCGCCCGCCTGACCTCGGAGAGCTACTACTACACCAGGTTGCAGATCCCCCAGGACGGGAGCCTGAGCAGCCTCAGCGTGCGCAAGTACGCGTCCTACGAGGGGGAGACCGCGCTGGCCGTCTCCTTCCCGCTCGCACTGTCCCCGGCGACCTGGTACCGGCTGCGCTTCAGGCTGACCGGCCAGACGCTGCGCGCCAAGGTCTGGGACCCCGCCGGGCCGGAACCCGGCTGGCAGGTCAACGCCACGGTGACCACCGGTCTGCCGCTCACCGAGCCCGGACCGGTCGGCGTGCGCACGAACACGTCGTCCACGGTCGTGCCCGCGACGATCTCGTTCCGCAACTTCCAGGCGTCCGATCCGGCGGACCCCGAGGAGGTGACCGAGGACATCATCTCGGACATCTCCGTCAGCTACGGCAGGGACCAGGAACGGCAGCTCAACCCGGCGGCCGTCGGCTCCGCCTCGTTCACACTGGACAACTCCGACCGGAAGTACAGCCCCGAGAACGAGGCCAGCCCGCTGTACGGCGACCTGGACCCGGCGCGGCTGATGCGCGCATCCGTCGACTTCAACGGCCAGACGCACGACCTGTTCAACGGCCGCATCGACGACTACAACGTGCACGCCGACTACGGCGACCGCACGGCGGAGTTCACGTTCCTTGATGCCCTGAACGACCTGTCCGGCATCAAGCTGAGCACGGGCGTGTATGCCAGTCTGCACACCGGTGAGCTGATCAACGCCGTGCTGGACCTGGTCGGCTGGACTGGCGGCCGGGACATCGATGTAGGCGCCTCCGTGGTGCCGTACTGGTGGGCAGAGGGCACCGACGCCCTGAGCGCCATCAACGAGCTGGTGAAGTCCGAGGGCCCGCCTGCGGTCGCCTACGTCGCCCCGGACAACACGTTCGTATTCCGGGACCGGCACCACCGGCTGATGCGCACGCAGTCACGGGAGGTGCGGGCGACCTTCACCGGCGGCCGGCTGGGGGACTGCACGGCCGGATCTCCACCGGCGACGGGTTACAGCTTCACCAAGCCGTTCACCTACTCCCACGGCTGGCGGGACGTCGTCAACTCGGTCACGTTCGATGTGGACGTGCGGGCGCCGTCAGCGGTGCTGGAAGCGGTATGGACCGACGAGTCCACCTACCACCTGGCCGCCGGGCAGTCGGTGGAGATCGAGGTCACCTCCTCCGACCCGTTCGTGGACGCGGTCACGCCCCGGAGCGGCACGGACATCGCGTTCACCGCTCCCGGAGGGGCTTCGGTGTGGACGTTGCTCAGCCGGACGTCGGGGGCCTCGGCCACGCTGACGCTGCGCGCGGTGGGTGGCCCGGTGACGGTCACACGGGTGCAGCTCCGGGCGCGTCCGCTGACGGTGCAGCGCACGGTGAAGGTGTCGCTGACCGACCCGGGCTCGGTCACCCGTCACGGCGAGCGGTCCTACCCGGACAGCGCCCCGTGGGCGAGCCCGGCGGACGCCGAGGCCATCGCGAACATGATCCTGCTGCACTATGCGCGCCGACGGCCCACGGTGCAGCTCCGGGTGGTCAGTTCGGACCCGGCGCATTTCATGCAGGTGCTCCAGCGCACCGTCAGCGACTGCATCCGCATCGTCAACGAGGAGATGGGCCTGGACGGCGACTTCTTCGTGGAGCGGGTCACGCACACGGTTCAGCGCACCGGCAGGCCGGGCCGGGCGCCGGTGCACTCGGTGGTGCTCGGGTGTGAGGCGGACCTGGTGGCGCCGGACAACGTGTTCCGGTTCGACCAGCGCGGCGCGGGGTTCGACCAGGGCGTGTTCGACCTGACCGTGGCCGACACCCCCGGCGAGGTGTTCGTGTTCGACGATCCGGTCCAGGGTCAGTTCGACCGTGGCCGGCTGGGGACGTGAGGGGATGGCGATGGAGGTACCGCGCGAGCGGACACCGGTGGCACGGGCGTATGTCTACAGCGGGGAGTGGGTGGCCGACTGCCCACGGCCCGGGGCGGAGCCGGGAAGGCCGGGCTGCGGCAACGTGGAGTTCCTGTACCGGCCCTCCCGCATGGGCGGGCCGAGGGACCGGGCGCTGGACTTCTACATGTGCTCGCACTGCGGGATGCAGGCGCCCATCGTCTGGCCGGACAACCAGCACGAACTCCTCGCGGTGCTCACCCGGCGGCCGGTGCCCGGGACCCGCAACTGGTACCCGGCGGACCATCCGGTAGCGGTCCGTTTCGGCCTGCCTCACGGGCAGAGCGTCCGGGATCTTGAGGACGAGAACGAGGCCCACGGTGTGCGTTGACGATCACGCGAAAACGTTAGGCGCAATAACTGTTAAGGGTGAAAACCCGCAGGTCGGGCGCAGACTCACAGACGTGTACCGCCTGTACCCTCTTCTCCCCATGACTGAAAAATTGGCCTCGTATAAGCGTTATACGGAGCAGAGGGTACAGGCGGTACAGCCCCCAAAACTCCCGGTCGGCCGGGCTCCGGAGGTGGCTTGATCAATGGCCTGGACAGCACCCATGACCGCAGTCGCTGGGGCGACCTTCACGGCGGCACAGTTCAACCAGTTCGTGAGAGACAACCTGAACGAGACCGCGCCCGCGAAGGCAACCGCCGCGAGCCAGCTTTTCGTTTCCACCGGCCCGAACGCGATCACCACCCGCGTTCCCACGCAGGCCTCGGTCTCCACCACGCAGTCCACGACGTCGTCCAGCTTCGTGGACCTGACCACCGTCGGCCCCCGGGTCACCGTCGACACCGGCAACATCGCGTTCGTGTGGTTCGCGGCCAGCCACGCGCACAACGCCGACAACAACGAGACCGCGTGCTCCGTGGCCGTCTCCGGCGCCTCCACCGTCGCCGCGTCCAACGCCTGGCAGCACAGCGTGGACGGCATCACCGCCGGCAACTTCGTACGCGGCGGCAGCTTCCACATCTTCACCGGCCTCAACGCCGGCAGTAACACGTTCACCATGAAGTACCGGGTCGGCGCGTCCGGTACCGCCTCGTTCCGGGACCGCGAAATCGCGGTCCTGCCGCTGTAGGGGAGGAGCAGGCCGTGGCCTGGACAGCACCCATGACCGCAGTCGCCGGCTCCGTCTTCACGGCGGCGCAGTTCAACCAGTTCGTGAGAGACAACCTCGCCGAGACCGCCCCCGCCAAAGCGGTCACGCCCGGCGGGTACTTCGTCACCACGGCGACGAACCAAATCGCTGAGCGCAACGGCGTGGTGGCCACGAACCTCACCGCCGACGTCACCACGTCCACGTCCTACACCGACCTGGACGCCACGAGCGGCCCGTCCCTCACCGTGACCACCGGAAACTGCGCCCTGGTCGTCATCTCGACGTCCATCCACAACACCGGCACGTCCAGCTCCCGCTGCTCGTACGAGATCAGCGGCGCGTCCTCCATCGCCCCGGCGGACAACCGGGGCGTAGGCACCTACGGCGTGGCCAACAACGGTGTGGTGTGCAGCAACACCGTGTTCCACAACGACCTGACCGCAGGGTCCAACACGTTCACGATGAAGTACCGCGTCGCCGGCGGAACCGGCAACTACCAGTCCCGGCGCATCAGCGTGCTGCCGTTCTAGGAGGAGCCGTGCCCGCTGGATACGTCGCCGTCCGGGTGCACTACGAATACGACACCGGCACCTGGTACGCCTCGGGGCTGTCAACGGAGTCCCGGGCCAGACCGCTGCGGGCCACCAGCCGCACGGCGGCCCAGACCGAGACAGAGGCCGCGCTCACGTCCCTGGGCCTCAGCCTCACAGGCGCCTGGAGCGACCTCGGGGACGACGAGACGGGCAGCCGCGCGGTGTTCGCACGGGCCGGGTCCAGCCAGGCCGTGAAATCGGTTCTCGGTCTGTTCTGGACCACGCACAAGGAGCTGCTGGCCAAGCTGGGTGTGAGCGTCCCGGCCCTCCCCGCCGCGCAGCGGGCCATCCTCTTCAGCCAGGACGTGATGCTCGTCGGCCTGGTGCGCGCCCTGGTGGACAAGGGCGAGCTGACGGACGACGACATCGCCGCCGCGTGCAGCGCCGTCCAGGCCGCCGACTTCTCCTGGCTGACGGGGCTGTAGCCGTGGACGGATTCACCGCGTTCCTCACCCCGACGCTGGGCGCCGGCGGAATCGTCCTGCTCGTCGTGCTCATGGTGCTGCGCGGGGCGCTGGTGCCACGCAGCACCGTGGACATGATGCGCGAGCAGGCCAACCAGCAGGTGCAGCTCTGGCAGACCCTCGCCGAGGGCCGCCAGGAACTCATCGAGATCCAGCAGGCGCAGCTCGACATGCTGATGGGTACCGCCCAGACCACCGAGCGCGTGCTGCACGCGGTCTCCGAAGCCGCCCGCGACAACCGAGGAGGCGGCCGTGCCCTGGCGCAAGCGCCCGAAGAGTGAGCCGGATCCCGGACGGTCCAGCGACGAGGTCCAGGCCGTCCGCGAAGCCCTCCAGTCCCTTGAACAGGACATCGCCCGGGCGCAAGCCCGTACGGCGGTGATTTCGGAGATTTCACGTACTCTGCGGCGGTTGGGTGAACGGAATCACTTCGCCCCGATGATCAAGGACGCGCTTGGGGGCAAATTCCGATGACGACAGGGGAGACGGTGAACCTCGCGGGCAGTGTGATCGCTCTCGTCGGGTGCCTGTCCTTCGTCCTCGTCTACACCCTGCTCGCCCGGTGGTGGCGGACCCTCGTCGGCCGGCTGCTCGTCATCAAGGCCCTGGCTATCGCGGCGTTCATGGCCATCTCCATAGGCGTCACCGTGTTCCGCGCGGACGTGGAGGTGCTGCGCATCGTGCGCGGCATCCTCGCCGCCCTGTTCGGGGCGCTGATGTTGTACCAGGCGTGGCTCGTGGGCCACACGCAGATCGAGGGGGCCCGCCGTGGCATCACCGATGAGTCCTGACACGTACATACGCATCCTCCGCGAGGAGGGCGTGAGGGTTTCCGAATACCCGGGATGGCGCACCCGGGAGCGGGATGACGAGACCGGCCTGGCCTTCGGCCCGGTGCGGATGATCCTCAACCACCACACCGCCGGGCGGAACTCCCGCGACGTCGTCGCTCGGGACGGCGTGCCCGGCCTGCCGCCGCCGCTCGCGCACATCCACCTGGCCAAGGACGGTACGGCCACGATGTGCTCGGCCGGCCGCGCGAACCACGCCGGGCCGATGGCCATCAACGCCTACCAGTCTTTCCGCGACGAGGCCTCCGTCCACCCGGCGCCGTCCCGGGCCTCGGGCACCATCGACGGCAACGACGTCAGCTACGGCATCGAGACGGAGAACCTGGGCGATGGCGAGGACGTCTACCCGCGCGCCCAGTACGACGCGTGGGTGCGCACCAACGCGGCCATCTGCCGTCACTACGGCTGGTCGGCCGAGTCGGTCGCCTGCCACAAGGAGACGAGCGTGGAGGGCAAACCGGACCCGCGCGGCCCGGTGGCGGGCTACGGCAGCCGGGGCCGGTTCGAGTTCACGCCGAAGCAGTTTCGTGCGGACGTCGCCGAACGGCTGCGCCACGACCGCACCTGGAGCCCAGGAGAGGAAGAGGACATGGCACTGACGAATACGGAGATCGGCAAGATAGCCGACGCGGTGGTGGCGAAGCTGCTCGCCGGGGGCGGGGTGCTGGAGGGCAGCGACGTCCGGAAGATCTTCACCACGGACGACGTCCTCACCGCCCCGTCGGATGCGGCCGACTACGCGACGAACAAGCACTGGACGTTCGCCACGCACGTGCAGTCCACCACCACGGCGGTGCGGGAGATCCGGGCGCAGGCCCGCTCCAACGGCGAGCAGCTCACCGCGCTGAAGCGGGCCGTGGACGCCATCAAGGCGAAGGTGGGGGCGTAGCCGTGTCGCAGGACGCGAGGATGCGCGCGGTCATCGACGACGCGGTGGCCCGCGCCACTGCCCCGCTGGAGAAGCGCCTGGAGGAGCTGAGCGCCCGTCTCACGGCTGTGGAGGAGTCCGGCGGCCCGAGCCATGCGCCGGAGCAGAAGCGCGCCTCCACGGGCCGTACGGCCCGCAGCAAGGGTGCGTCGGAGGACAAGGCCGGGCAGTAGTCCGGCAGCAGAGCGGCGACCAGGGAACGGAGACCGAGGAATGCGCGTCGTCACCTACCCGGCGGACATGGGCGGCTGTGGATACTTCAGGATCATCTGGGCTGCGGAGCTGCTTGCGGCGGCCGGGCACGATGTGGAGATACGCCCGCCGGCCAACCGGGGGCTGAAGCTGAAGATAGGCGCCGACGACCACGTGGAGGACGTCCTGGACGTGGACGACGTGGACGTCCTCGTCTTCCAGCGCCTCACGCACCAGTGGATGGCCGAGGCTGTTCCGCTGCTGCGGCGCAAGGGCATAGCCGTGGTGGTGGACGTGGACGACGACCTGTCCACCGTGCACCCCCGGAACCCGGCCTACGACTCGATGCACCCGCGTTCCGGCGGTCTGCACTCCTGGCAGAACCTCGCTGCTGCGTGCCGGGACGCGACCCTGGTGACCGTGTCCACGCCGGCGTTGCTGGAGCGCTACGCCCGGCACGGCCGGGGCCACGTCATCTACAACCATCTGCCGGACTCCTACTACGAGGCGCCGCACACGGACGGCGACGTCATCGGCTGGCCGGCCGCACTGGCCTCGCACCCGGACGATCCGGCCGTGATCGGCGGGGCCGTCGCCCGCCTGGTGTCCGAGGGCGTGGATTTCCGGGTCGTCGGGGACCCCACCGGCGTCGGCGCCGCGTTCGGTCTGACCCGGGACCCCCAGGGCCGTACGGGCGTGGACGTGGCGGGCTGGCCAGCCGCCGTGGCCGAGGGCGTCGGCATAGGGATTGCGCCACTGGCGGACACCCGGTTCAACGCGGCCAAATCGTGGTTGAAGCCGCTGGAGCTGAGCGCCCTTGGCATCCCGTGGGTGGCTTCGCCCAGGGTGGAGTACGTCCGGCTGCACGAGCGGGGAGCGGGTGTCCTCGCCGACACACCACGCCGTTGGTACCGGGAGCTGAAACGCCTGGTCGACTCGCCGGCCCTGCGGGCGGAGCGGGCGGAAGCCGGCCGCGCCGTTGCCGAGGGCCTGCGGCTGTCGGCCAACGCCTGGCGTTGGTGGGAGGCGTGGGAGAGGGCGCGCGAGGAGCAAAACGGCTTCAAGGCGTACGCGGCGTGATACCGCCTGTCAGGGTGTGCAATATCTGAATCAAAAGGGCCGGGCACCCACTCACAACAGTGGACGCCCGGCCGCTACGTTGTTTCTTACTGACGGCCCTCCCCGATGACAGCGGGGAGGGCCGTCAGGCCACAGTACGCACTCGCGTGCTGGTGCGGGGCTGCGCGGCCGACTCCCTGAGCCACGACAGTCCACAAGCCAGGCACAGTGCGTCATGGCTGTCCACCATGTCAACGACGCGCGTACTCGTGCAGGACGGGCACTTGGCCCGGTCTTTCTTCGCCTTGAGGCGCCGACGCTCTGCCGTGTCGGTGCCGCCCCAGTACCCACGCAGCCCGTACGTAAGCGCGTACCTCAGGCATGTCCCCCGAACGGGGCACGGGTTGCAGTACGTGCGCGCGGTTTCCAGTCCCTTGGGATCCTCCTTGTCCGGTACGAACACCCCCAGCGGGAGACCGCCGCACAGCGCGTCATCCTGCCAACGCACCTCAGAGGCAGCGTAGTCGCCGCCCAGTCGCTGTATCACCTATCGACTCCTCGGACGCAGTGACACTGTCAGGTCAAACTATTGCTGTATGCACCTGTGTTTGGAACGGCGCACACGTGAATAAATACGACCCTCGCTCTAAGTAAGAGACATGTTTCCGATTGTGAGTTGTCCCAGCTCAGCGGCAGTCGCTTTCACCAATCGTCCACGATGTGAGGGCATGACCATCAACTCCGCATATCTGCAAGGGAGTTGTCAGGGGCAACGGTCAAGGCACCTCCCGGGACGTTCTGGAAGGTGCCTTGGCATTACCGGTCGGTCACCTGGGATTGAGGAGCTGTCGGAGCTTAGGGGAGCGCTTTCACGCTGCGTCCCCGGCGCCCTGATCCACGCCGCTCCGGCGCCCCGAGACGTCGGTGTAGGGCACCGTCCAGGTCCCGCGCCCGTGCGGAACCGTCAGAGACTTCGGGTTGGCGCGCAGCACCTCGTACCAGTCGCCCCGGTACCGGACGAAGTCGCCACGGCGGAAGTCTGCCCGGGTCCAGACCCGGAAGCCCTCGGCCTCGGCCCGGACGACGATCGCACCCCAGTGCTCGATCCGCACGTCCAGCTCCGCGAGTTGTTCGTCCAGCTCCCGTGCGTACGGGGAGCCGGGGGTGCACCGGGCCAGGGAGCGTTGCACGCGCCGCCGCTCCGCTTCCAGCCGCTCGATGCGGCGCAAGGCCTCACGGGCCCGGGTGGAAATGGATCTGTCTATGCCCATGACGGGCCTCCCCTTGTTCCTTGGTCAAGTTGCGAGTGCCCCGCCCAGGGGGTGTGGGCGGGGCACTGGAGTCGTGGCCCGGCAGGGGGTGGGCCACGACGTAGGCACGGAGTGTGCCAGCGGGTACGCCAATCGCCGAACGGCCTGCTCAGGCAGCCGGCTCGCGCTGCGTCCACCCCTCGGCGTGGGTCCGGCGCAGCCACGCGGCCACGTCGACCCGCGCCTCGGGGGCGAGCATCACGGTCGATCCGTACTCCCTGCCGCGCGGTCCGGCCTGCACCCGGGCCGTCCCGAACGGCAGGACGCAGTCCAGCTGCGCCCACGTGTGCGTGGACCAGACGATGGCGTACTCGTCGCCGGCGATGTCCATGCGCCGCCCGTACAGCGTCCCGGGGAGATCCCCGTGCGCGGCTGGCTGCGCCTCGCCGGCGAACCACGCGGCCAGCGGCAGGACCCACGACGGTTGCAGCACCACACCGTTGTACGTCCCGGCGGTGATGAACTGCGTGGTCATCGTCAGCGTGCCGGCGTGGCCCGGGTCGAACCGCAGGGCCGTACCCCGGACGGTGCCGGGGGCTTCGAATGCGTCCATGCGTCCCACTTTCCTTGGTCAGCGGTGTAGGGGGTGGGTGCTCCCGGCCGGTCACGATCCGGCACTTCCGGGCGGGGCCCGGCGGACATCCGTTATCCCACGGGAGCTGCTTGGGGCCGAATGGCCCCGGTGGGTCAGGCGGACAACTAGGCGGTGGCGAGGTACGCGCGGGCCTCGGCGGTCATCTGAGCCGTGGTGTCGACTTCGTCCCACGCCTGCCAGTTGAGGACCCACTGTCCGGCGGGGAGCCGGTAGTCGTCGCTCAGGTCGGGGTCCGTCTCGGCGGCCGTGGGGAGCCGGAAGACGTCGACCGCGTACCCGCCGACGAAGGGGGCCGGGTTGTGGGTGGCGACGACGAGAGCCGTCCCGACGGCCTGCGCGGACAGGATCTCCACGTCCGAGGAACCGATCAGGGCGAGCGCCTTGCGGGCCTGCGCCTCGGCCTCGTTGCGGGCCTGCATGTCGAACAGGTCGCGCTTGCAGCCGTAGCAGTCGCGCAGGAAGCGCCCGGCCTCGGGGTGGCGGCGGCAGGTCTGGAAGTGCGTCATGGTCGATTCCTCGTTCCTTGGTCCTGCCGGGCAGTCCGCCCGGCTGATGACTTAATTAAATCACAGCGCCCCGGGGTGGACAACCCCGGGGCGCTGCCTTGTTGAACCGTCGTCAGTTGTGCACGGCCATGCGGTGCTGCTCCTCCACACCGATGCGGGAGACGGCCAGCAGGGCCTCGCCCGTACGGCAGTCCGGGCGGTCGTCGCGGCGGCAGTCCGCGCAGGCGGTGATGTGCTCCCGGTAGTCGGTTAACGCACCGGAGTACGGCAGCGTCCCCACCAGCTTCAGCTCCGGGACCACGAGGGCGTCCAGGGCCGTGTGCCCCTCGGCGTCGGCCGCGTCCTGCATGTCCGCGAGGTCCCACCTCGTCCAGATCGTCTGCATGGCCCGTCTCCTTGTTCCTTGGTCAGTGGTGCAGCGAGTGCTCCCGGCCGGCTGTGAGCCGGCGCCTCCGGGCCGGTGGCCTGGCGGACTTCGTTATCCCACGGAAGCGGGTTGGGGCCGAACGGCCCCGGGCGGTGCGGTCAGCCGGCCAGTTCAACGCCGGGCCAGTAGGCGACGATGCCAGTGCCCATCGAGTCGGTGCGGGTCATCCGGGCGAGGCTCAGCGCGTCGTCGGCCCGGTCGTTCTCGGTGAGCTGGACGGCGAGGGCGACCATGAACTCGGTCAGCTTGCTGGCGCTGGGCAGGGTCACCGCCAGGCAGGTACGGGAGCCCATGTACCGGCCGCTGTACGCCTCGCGAATCTCGTAGTCGTCGTCCCACACCTCGGCGGTCTCAGCGGCGTTGACGATGTCCATACGGTCGAGCTTCATAGTCGGTTCCCTTCTCCCCGGCCGGTCCGTCCGGCAGATGACTTAATTAAATCATAGGTCGCCGGTCGGGGCAATACCCAGGGGCCGACGGGTCGCCCGATAGGCTCCCGCGTCATGGATGCATCCACCACCACGCGCATCACCGCCGTCACCAACCAGAAGGGCGGGGTCGGCAAGACCGTCACGACCCTCGGCACCGCCGGGGCGCTCGCCGAGATGGGCCGCAACGTCCTCGTTGTCGACCTGGACCCGCAGGGCCACCTCACTGACGGACTCAAGGTCCCGCAGGCGCCGTCCGGCGACGGTGCGCCCAACCTCTACCGGTCGCTGGTCGGCGAGTTCACCGGTCCCGTAGCGGACCTCGCCGTTACGCATTCCGAGCCCGCCGGCCGCATCGACGTCGTTCCGAACGCGTTCGAGATGTTCATGGCCGTGCGCGACGTCGACAAGGTCAAGGCCCGCGAGCAGCGGCTGGCCAAGCTGCTCGCCTCAGCACGGGGTGCCTGGGACCACGTGCTCATTGACTCCCCGCCCTCCCTGGACATCCTCACCGACAACGCGCTGACCGCCGCCGACGGCGTGCTCATCCCCGTGGAGGCCGAGGACTCCAGCCTCAAGGCCCTGGAACTTCTGTTGCCTCAGGTCGCCTCCGTGGACGCCGACCTGCGCACCAAGCCGCTGGAGCTGCACGGCCTGGTGGTCAACCGGCTACGACGTCCGCCGAGCCTGCTCGCCCAGTCCGTGCTGAAGGAGTTCGGGGCACTGGATGGCCTCCCCGTCCTCGCTACGGTGCCCCTGGGCGTCGTCATCACCGAGGCGTGGCGGTACGGGCGCACACCCGTCGACTACGCGCCCGAGTCCGAGCACGCCAAGGCGTACCGGTCCATCGCCGAGGTGATCGACCGATGAGCCCCGCCAAGCAGCTTCCCGCCCCCGGGCGCGCTCCCGGCTTGTCCGACGTCCTGCGCGCCCGGCACGCGAGCGCGACGGCCACGACGCCGGACCCGTTCGCCCCGAAGGTGCTCGACCCGGCCACCGTCACCGGCACGGCCGAGGAGCGCCTGGCCGCGTTCGAGGCGGCCATCGACGAGGCGAAGGAAGCGGCTAGTCACTCCCTCAAGGCGGCCCGCGCCCGGTTCGTCGTGGAGGCCGGGACAGCCCTGCGCGCGATTCGCGACGAGGACGGCGGGCTCTACAAGGTCACTCACGAGACGTTCGAGCAGTACATCAGCGACCGGTGGGACATGGACCGCTCCCGCGCCTATCAGCTCATCGACGCCGCCCCGACGATGAACCTGCTGTCTAAAATTTTCGACACGGCACCCGTGGAGTCGCAGGCCCGCGCCCTTGCCCCGGTCCTGGAGGCCCACGGCGAGGAGGCCGTGCGGGAGGTCGTCGTGGCGGTCAAGCAAGCCGGGGCGAAGGTGACGGCCGCCACCATCAAGGAAGCGGCCCACCGGCTCCACTACATCCCCGCGCAGACGGCCGAGGAGGACGAGGGGTCCGCAGACCTGCCGACCGAACACACCCCGCAGGAGGCCCTGGCCATCGTGCGGCTGGAGCAGGGCCTGGCCGCGCTGCGCGTCGCACACAAGGCCCTGCGCGGCACGGTCGTTACCGACGCGCTGGAGGCCGACCATGAGCGCGGCCTGGAGCTGGCCAAGCAGGTGGCGTCCCTCGCTGCCAAGATCGGCCGGCTCACGCCGTGACGGCACGACGAAGCCCCGGGCCGTAGCGGCTCCGGGGCTTCGGGCTGTGCGGGGTCAACTGGCGTGGTGGAAGCAGTCCGGGTTGACTTCCCAGCCGCTGACCTTGTCCACCGTCTCGCGGGGGTCAAGGTAGCGCGGTCGTCCGCCTTCCCGAGTCCACGGCTTGCAGGTGCAGCCCGGGGACCCGAACGGCGGTTCATCGGTCTGCGGTCGGTTGCTCATGTCTCCTCGTTTCCGTGGTCGCTGGCGGTCATTCTTCCCCAGCGAGCAGCTTGAGCGACGCGACGGCCTCGTGGTCGTCGTCGCTGAACTCGTCGCCCTCGGACGCCATCGCGTTCTCGGCCAGCTCCAGGGCGTAGCGCAGCATCGCGCGCTCCGCGTCGGTCAGTCCCGGACGCAGTCCGGTCGACGTCACGCGCATCAGCGGCTTGGTGTGGCCGGGCGTACCGAGCTGCTCCCGCCCGGCGCACCACGAACACCCCTCCACGATCAGCCCGTCGTGCTCCGTGTCGTGCAGCGCCTTCACGTGCGTGCACGGCGTGAGGGCTACGGGCGGTCCGACCTTGGCGACGTAGTTGGTCACCGGGTAGAGGTCGGCGTTCGCGAGGCATGCCCCGATCACGTTGGCCAGGACCGTGGAGTCCTTGGGGTGGTCGGCCCCGTTCGGGTGCTGACGTCCGTGGACGTAGGCCATGACGGCCGCCTCGCGAACCAGGCGCCGCTCCCGTTCGCTCATGGCGGCGAGCACGGCGTTCACCTCATCGGCACGCTGCTGGTCCCGCTTCAGCACGTAGTCCACCAGCCACTCGGGCAGTGCGCTGCTCATCGCTCCTCATTTCCGTGGTCGTCGATCAGCTCCAGCAGCGCCGGGTCCCAGCCCTCCGGCAGGTGTTCGGCGAGCAGCTCCGTGAGCCAGTCGGGCCGGGCCACGTAACCGCGCGAGCCGTCGTTGCGCGCCCTTTCCCACCCGATGGTCGTGATGGGCTTGCCGACGGCCCCGGACTTCAGCCGTCGCGGTCCGACTACGGCGACGTGGGCGGTCGCACGGTCGCCGCGCGGGGTGCCCTCGTCCAGCCGCAGGGTGATCTCGACGCGCGCCGGGAGGACCACGTGGCCGTTCGACGGGTCGGTGAGCGCGTCCGTGTTGGGCCGGGCGACCGGGACCACCACGGTCGTCTGCGTCACCCGGGCGTACTCATCGGGCAGAAAGTAGATGGTCATCGCTCCTCGTTTCCGTGGTCGTCGCCTGCCTGCTGTGGTGGGCCCGCCCGGAGTCGAACCGGGGGCCCCGCAGAGCGCGTGGGAACCGACCAAGGTTCGCGCTCGGATGCGAGGCTGCCGCGCTGCGGGGCCCTCGTTGCCGGGATCACGGCTCCCGGCCGGCCGTCATGCGTCACAGGGTCAGGATGCTTTCGGCGCGGCATGGCCCGCAGTCCTTCAGGTTCTCCGGGTGGACGGAGCCCCACGCGTCCATGTGGTCGCGGGTGTCGTCCGGCTGGAAGGCCGTACCCTCCAGGAACCCGCGCTCCGGGGTCCCGTCGGGGCCGTAGTGCCAGCCGTCGTCCATGGCGGTCACAGCTCGGCCTCGCCAAGTCCGCGCCGGATGACGTTGGCCAGGGTCAGCGGGTCACCTGAGAAGCGGGAGCCGAGATCGGCGCTGACGCCGATCTCGCGCAGGTAGCGGTGCGCGCGGGCGTTCCGCTCCTTCCACGCCCACTGCTCCAGGGTGTAGAAGCACGCGGTCCAGTGCTCGGGCTTTGCCTTGGCGGACTGGTTGTCACGGCGGAACCTGCTCTCACTCAGGCGACTGCCGTCCACCGATTCCACGTCGATCCACACCGGAGCAACCTTCGTCACCCGGACGCGTACCGTCCTGAGGTTCCGGCTGCTGGGGTCGTCAATGACTACCAGCTCGTCACCGGGGTTGACGTCCCCCAGTTGGGGGAGACCGTTGCGGGTCATGGTCGGTTCCTCGTTTCCGTGATCGGCGGGCCGGGGTGTCAGTGCCCCGGCCTCGGGTGTCTGAAGTCCTACGGGGTCCGGCGCTGGGCGACGAACTCGGCCGCGTTGAGTGCGACGAACTGCCCGCGCGGGCCGGCGGGGCCGACGGCCGACCACACGCCGCACGGTTCACCCGTGACCGCGTGCGGGACCGGCTGCATCGTCCAGTCGATGCCGTTCGCCTCCACGGTCACCATGCCGTCCGGCTGTGCGACGGGCTCCAGCCCCTTCGCCTGAAGGGCCTGGACGAGCGGCTCCGACTGGGCGGCCAGCGCCGGGTCCACGTGCTCGTCCTCGCAGTAGCGGCAGAGCGAGGGCGCCTCGGCGCCCCGGGCGGAACCAGTCTCGGTGGCCCACCGCTCGCGGCACACGACGCAGCGCTGCGGCTCGGCGACCATCTCGCCCGTCGCCCGGTCGATGACCCGGATCTCGATTTCGGCACCCCGCGCGTTGGCGGCACGCAGCGAGTCGAGCATGTCGGCCTCGGCGGCGCCGATGTTCCACTTCGGCGTGCGGGTCGGCTTGCCGCCACCCCAGGTACGTACGACGGCGTACGGCATCGTCTGGCCTTTACTGTGGCCCCCGCCTTTGCCCATGGTCGGTTCCTCGTTTCCGGCCGGTCTGTCCGGCTCACTGATTTAATTAAATCAGAAAGTCCCGGGGCGCACAACCCCGGGACCCGATTCGATTCCTGGCCGGCTGTCAGGACGTGGCGGCCGGGGCGTTCAGCTTCCGCAGCCCGAGGTACAGGCCCCGGTCGAGCCCGTTGGAGTAGGTCCGCCGCACGATGACGATGGCGCGGTCCTCCGGCACGCCGAGGCCGGTCAGCTCGGCTATCGCAGCCTCGTTCTGGTCCTGCGCGGCGGTGAACCCCGGGTCGCTGATGCGGTCCTGCGTCGTCACGGTCGGTCGTCCTCTCTGAGGCCCCCGTCGGCCGGCACGGATCATACGGCCGGAGCGGAGAATCGCTTCCTTGATTCCTTGGTCGGGTGGTGCAGGGCCCCGGCGAGGAGGCCGGGGCCCGGGTGGGTCAGTCCTCGTCCGGGCGTGCGACGTACTCGTACGGCGAATCGGCGAGCGGGTACAGGGGCGTCTGGTCGGGGTCCCCGCCGTGAGCGCGGACGTGATCGGCCCGAACGATGCCCGCACTCGGCGCGTACTCGCCATCCGTGGCCAACGTACAGGCGTAGTCGTACTCGCTGTACTGCCTGCGCTCACGGACACGGTTGCACCCGTGCAGCCGCTTGAACCAGTTCAGCGCGGCAGCGGAGGTGGGCTCAGCTCGTAGCACTCCCTGGTCCATGCTGACCACCAGCCACGGCGGGGTGCTCTCAAGGTCCGTCTTCTGAGCAGACTTGCCGGCGGCCCGAGCGCTCCAGTCGGCCCGCCGCAGGACGGCCGTGGTGCCGTCGTCGCATGCCACACGGACCGTCTTGTCGGTGGCCCGGACCACGGAGCCAGTGCGGCGGTACTGACCGCGACCGCCGAACCCGTTGTCGTTGGTCGTGAACTGGAGGCGGTCGCCCTCGTGCACATCGCGGAAGTCCACGGGCTCGAACGTCTCGCTCATGGTCGGTTCCTCGTTCCCTGGTCTGCGGTCCTCTGTCCGGGACGCCAGCCGGGTCGGCTTCCCCGCTTCGGCGGTCGCGGCCCGGTCCACCCGACCGGCGTCCCGATGAATTAATTAAACCATAGCCCGGAGCGGAACACAACCCTGAGCACGACGAAGCCCCGGCGAGGAGGCCGGGGCAGGGCGGTTCAGACGAGGCTCGGGGAGAGCCGGGCGCGGAGGGTCCGGGCCGCCGCCGTCAAGGCGTCGTTGATTCCCGACGGTTCGCCGGCCGCGTGGTGCAGGGCGTCGCAAAGGGCCTTGGCCATGCGGCGGGACATGTACGACGTGGAGCCCGCGTGCATGTCGCGGGCGACCCGGCGAACCGCGTCCCAGCCGAACCCCGGACCCTCCACGCTCGGGGCCGCCCAGTTGCGCTCGTCCTCGCCGATGCCCCGGAGGTAGCGACCGAAGCGGTCCACGGCGAGACGGATCGTCTCAGCCTCTGCCTGGCTCTCGCAGGTGAAGATGGCGGTCCGTCCGATGGTGGTGAGCTGCGCCATGGCTGGTCCCTCGTTCCCTGGTCTGTGGTCGGTCTGTCCGGGACGCCGGCCGGGTCGGCCTCTACGCTCTGTGCCTGCGGTCACCCGCCCGGTCCGGCGTCCCGATGAATTAATTAAACCATAGGTGCGGCGGCGGGGCAACCCCCGGACACGACGAAGCCCCGGGCCGCGTACGGCTCCGGGGTTTCGGTGGAGGTGCTGCTCGGTCGTCAGACGACCGGCAGGCTCAGCGCGACCAGTGCCTGCTCGCGGCGCATCAGGACGGGGTGCGCGTGCGTCCAACCGTCCGCAGGGCCGACGACACCGGCGGTCTCCAGTCGGTTGAGCAATGCCTGCGCTTCCTCGAACGTGACCCGGATGCCGTGGTCCTGGCCCAGCCGGAGCATCAGCGCCGACGGGGAAGCGTGCCCGGTGCCGTCGGTGGCCATCTCGACTGCGGTACGCAGCTTCCACGCTTCCACGTCGGTCCAGTACTGCGTCGTTTCCTCCTGGCAACGCGGGCAGTCCGGGTCCACGTCCTCGGTCGTCTGGTGGTGATGGGTCATCGGTTCCTCACTTCCGTGTTCAGGGTTGTCTGCACCGTAGCGGGTCGGACTGACGGTGCTCACCTCACTCACAGCGCACCGCCCGGAACAGCGCCGCCGCAAGCTGCGTCGGGCAGGCGTTGCCGATCTGCTGCGGGACGCCCCGGCCCGACCATGGGTAGTCGGCCGGGAACCCCTGGAGCCGGCCGGCCTCCGACTCGGTGAACCGGGGCAGTTCCTCGCCGGCCGGCCCGACAACCCGGTTACGGTTGATCTTCCCCGTGACCGTGAACGCGGGCTCGGTGCTCGCACGCTGGCCACGGTTCTGCGGGTCCCCGCCGGTGCCGTAGTTGGACACCACGGTGAATGGCTCCGGCCGGTCCAGCGCCTCACCCATGGACACCGGCGCGGGAAGCCCCTCGTCGCCGCTCACGCGGCCCCGGGACCACTTCTGGTGCGTCGGGGTCGGGAGCGCCACGGCGCCGTCCCTGCGGGCCAGCAGGACCGCACGACGCCGGGTCTGCGGTACGCCGTACTGCTCGGCGTTCAGCACTCCGCAGACGGCCGCGTAGCCCTCAGCGCGCAGGATCTCCGCGTAGGTCTGCCACACCGGCAGGGCGCCCGGCACCTGTTCCAACACCACAGCGCGGTACGGGCGCCCAGCGTCGGCCGCCGCCAGGACGTACCGCAGCGGCTCCAGAACGAGCAGCGAGCGCGCGTCCGTTCCGGGCGGCGTCGGCGGCAGGGCCTGACGGGCGGCCATCGCCTTGGCTTTCTGCTGGAGGTGAGCGAGGAGCAGGCGGCCCGCGCCTCGGCCGGCGACGGTGAACGTCTGGCACGGCGGCCCACCGGCGAGCGTGTCGTCCTCGGAGAAGTCGGCGGGGCCGTAGTCGGTCACGTCGCCGTGAACCGTGGCCAGCCCGGCCGCGCGACGAGTGGCCACCGCGTCGTCGTCGTATTCGATGCCGATGGACGCGCTGCCGTCTCCGGCCTCCATGCCGCCGGGCCCGGCGAACAGGTGCAGTGTCATCCCTCGTCCTCCAGCTCGTCCTCGTCGGCGACGTCGTCCCCGCTCCAGCACCGCGCGCAGTACCAGGCGGACGTCACCGGCCCGCGCGGGGACTTCAGCCCGGGGTGGGTCTCCTGCGTCACCTCGAACAGGCGTTCCGTGGCGTGGCTGCACTGCTCGCACCGCAGGAGGGCGATGGACCGGTGCACCAGGCCGCGCCGGCGCAGCTCGTCGCGCAGGGCCCGGGTGTAGGCGTAGACCGCCCGCTCCTCCGGCCCGTCCACCTCGGCGAGCTGGTACCGGCGCAGCACCTGGTCGTCGGTCACCTTCTTCCAGTAGGTGAGGTGGAAGACCACCCCGGCGTACCGCCGGGCCGCCTGCCGCAGAGTGTCAAACTCCTCGGCCGTCGGCGGCACGTAGCCCTCCGGCGGCCAGACCTTCACGCGGGGCGCGTAGCCGCCCTCCTGCTTCGCCTCCAGCAGAGCCTGGCGTGACAGGGTGTCGACGGCCACGGCTCAGCCCTCCCGGCGGACGGAGTGGAGGGTGAACGACCAGTTGGCGCGCGGGCCGCGCTCGGCACGGACCTGCTGGAGCGCCTGGTACCGGGCCTCCAGCTCGGTGCGCGCGTTGACGAACACCGGCAGCAGCTCGTCGCCGCTGCCGTCGGCCGCCACGGCCTTGTGCTTGAGCGTCACGGTCCACCGGCGGTAGATGACGTGGCGCGGGAAGACCTGTGACGGGCGGTACCGCCGCGTCTGGCTCTCACCGTCCCGGGAGCAGCGCAGGTGCAGGCCGTCGGTGCGGACGTAGATCGCGGGGAACTCGATCTCGTTGCCTGCTGCGTCGAACGTGCGGATGGTCACCGGCTGTCCGGGGGTCGCCTGGCCGGGGCGCAGGTGGACCAGTCCGGGACGGACGCGGGACGGCTGACCGGGCTGGCGTACCGGCCTCTCTACCGAGTAGCTGGTCATCACGGGCCTACTTTCCTGGTTCCTTGGTCTACGACCTAACCGGTCGATTTAGCTAAATCATACCTGTGCCCCGGGGCGAGGACAACCCCGGGGCACAGATTCAGCGGTGACGTCGGGTCAGGCGTCCGGTGGCCCGAGCCGGCGGAACAGCTTGTCCAGCCCGTCGTCCAGCGCCTCGGCGGCCTGGTCGGTCAGCGGGCGACGCGCCAGCAGGTACGGCTTTTGGGCGTGTAGGCCCTTGCGCTCCACGGTCCAGCCGGCAGCCTCCAGGGTGGTCGCGTAGGCATCAACCATCCGGTGCCGCTCGGCGGCCATCTCGTCGCTGCTCATGCGGTCGTCGTCCAGCAGGTCGGGCTCGGGCATTCGGTGGGAGACCCGGACCTCGTCGTCCGCACTCTCCTCCGCGAAGTACCCGGCGGCCGTGCACTTCCCGTACTGATCGCTGTCGGCCGGGTCATGTTTGGCGAACAGTACGCGAACAGCCGGGTCAGTGATTTCCGAGCGGGGCATGGTCGGTTCCTCCAGGGTCAACGGGTGAAGGCCCCGCCGGGCGGTGGGGCCGGGATGATCAGCGTTGCGGGATCACGGTGTAGTGGTGCGTACCCTCCAGCGACTTCGCCGGCGGGCCGTCGCACGCGGCGGTGGACCGGACGCCTTCCTCGGTCACGCGGTAGTGCTCCACGCCGTGCCACCTCGGTACGGCCGCGATCAGCGAGCCGTCGTCGTCCCGGGCGAACGCAGGCTCCGCGTCCAGCCGGGAGAGGCCGTGCACGACTTCCTCGGCGAGGGCCTTGAGCGCGGCCGTCTTGGTCCGGCCGTGGGCCTTCACGGGCCCGAGCGTCGCCGTCCAGCGGCTGTCGCCCAGGTTCCACGGGTCCTCGCTAACCTCGGCCAGCAGGCCCAGCCTCGCCGTCGTCGCGCCCATCGTGTCCTCATTCCTTGGTCAGAGGGGAGGGCCCCGCCGGTCGACGGGGCCCTGGGGTTCGGGTCAGGAGCCCGCCCGCTCCGGGGTGACCTCTCGGACGACCTCCAGGACGCGGAAGGTGCCGCCGCCGCAACGCTGGACCTTCGCCAGCACCCACGGGCTCACCTCGCCGCCGTGGACGGCCGCGTAGTTGGGACGCTCGGCGTCCTCGGGCCGTTCGGTCAGCGGGGCGGAGCGGTGGGCAGACCCGGGGACAGTCAGCCAGTCGGGGCCGGGGATGAACAAACCCCAGGCGTAGCCCTCCGCGCGCCACTTGTCCTCGGTCGTCGTCGCGTTGTTCATGGTCGGTTCCTCCCTGGGTCCCCGCCGGCCCGTCCGACGATGACTTAATTAAATCACAGTGCCCCGGGGCGGACAACCCCGGGGCACAGATTCAGCGGTGACGTCCGGTCAGTCCTCGTCCGGGACGTGCACGTTCCAGGTGTCCGTCGTCGGGTCGGACTTCACCACCGCGTCGCGACCCTCGGCCCGCAGGCCGTCGGCCACCTCGTCGGCCTGGCGAAGGTTGCGCTGGAGACCTGCGTCAGGGGTCGAGAACACAATGCCCATGATCGATTCCTCATTCCTTGGTCGGTGGCTCTCGGCTGAGCCGCCTCGGGGGCGCCACCGGCGCGGTGCCGATGACGTCCACGTGAGGCTCAGCCCTTCACGCTGGCAGCGGCCTTCCACTCGCGGTAGTCCTCGCCGGGCATGCCCTCACCGTTCGGGTCGTTGTCGTTCAGGGCCGTGGCCGCCGCGTCGGCGAGCTGCGCAAGCACCAGAGCCTCGGTCAGGTCGGCCATGCGGCGGGCCAGCCGCTCCTCGCCGGACAGGTGAGCCTTCCACCCGGTGTCCGCGTTCTCCCACGTGCGCGACTGATCGACGAGCCTCTCGGCTGCGCGGTAGTTCTCGGGTCCGGTAGCCATCGTGTCGGTTCTCCTCGTATCTCGGGTCAGAGGCTGAGCTGCCTCACAGGGGCCACGGCCGGAGGTTCCGTCTGCGACCCCGAGCGGTGCTCAGTCGTCCAGGCTCGTGATGGTCCAACCGCGCGCTTCAGCCTCCGCGCGGTCAACTCGGGTGTGGCGGTCGCAAGCACGCAGCGGGATTGACCCTTCGCGCGTCATGAGGTGAGTAGCAGGCTCGTTGCATGCGTCCCAGCACTTGACGTAGGTCGAGACGGTGTCCGGCATGATCGGTCCTTCCTTGCTCGGGCCGGGGCCGCCGGTCGACGGCCCCGGAAGTCTGTCGGTCAGGCGTTGACCAGCTCGCGGGCCGGAACGGTCGGGCGCACCGTCTGGCGGACGGCCACCGGGGCGCCGTGCGCGAGGACCATGAGCACCACGGCCGCCTTGTACTCCGCCTTGCGCGGCTTGTAGTTGCGCAGGAGCACCTGGACCTGGGCGGCGGTGAAGTGGTTCACCTTGCGCAGCCGGGCCGCGCGGCCCTCGGTGGTGCGGTGGGTGCGGGCGACCTTGGCGGGCTCCATCCCGATCCGCTTGGCTACGGAGCGCAGGCCGTTCGCCACACCGGCGGCCACCTGGGCGTCCACACCGGCGGCGATGGCGTGCGTCGCGAGGCTGCGGCCCTTGCGCAGGGACCGGGCGAAGCGGGTGGCGGCGGCGCGCTCGCGGACGATTCGGCGGCGGAGGCGGGAGGTCTTCGTCATGGTCGGTTCCTCATTCCTTGGTCCGTCGTCCCGGCCGGTCGGCCGTTCCGATGGATTAACTAAATCATAGATGCCGGGCGGGCACAACCCCGAACGCGAAAGAGCCCCGAACCGGTGGGGGTTCGGGGCTCGGTGAGCCGACGTCAGCGGTGGTCTCTCCACTCGTAGAACAGAACGCAGAAGCCGAGGGTCAGACCCGTCGCACTCGTGCTTCCGAGCACCGAGTACACCGGGAGGACGTGGAACTCCGAGACGTAGAGAACCGTGATCGCGGCAATCGACACGACCCCGAAGGCGAGCATGGCCAGCCCGAACGCGACCCAACGTGTACGCATGTTCCGATTCTCCTTGGTCGACGTGCTCTACGGGTACCAGTGGCCGACGTCGTTGCGGCGGCGGACGTACATCTCTGCGTGCGTCCGGTCGCTCAGGTTGCTCACGGGCAACAGGTAGCGGACCACGGCGCCGGACCGGCGCGTGGCGATGACCTCGCCCTCACCCACGCTGGTCACGTGCTGGATCGTCACCCGGTCGCCAACGCGCAGCCCGAGGAAGTCGGGGACCTCCTGTCGTGCGACGTTCCGCCACCACCAGGCGAACTCTTTGGGCTCGCGCGGTGCCTCCGGCATCGGCTCGAACAGGTCTCCGGGCTGGTAGTCGTACCGACCGCGCAGGGCCGGGGCGATGTAGTCGCGGGTGGGGCTGTAGAGGTGGCCCCGGTCGAACGCCGCCGGGACGGACGACTGCGGGAGCGTCTGCGTGTCGGTCATGGGTTCCTCGTTCCTTGGTCAGTGGTCGACGCGCGCCCAGGCGGGCGCCGCCGGCTCGTGCTCGCGGTAGCCGATCACCCGGTCCAGCAGGGGCCACAGCCGTGTGTCCCGGCCCCAGACGGGGTCGATGACGGCCAGGGCGACGCCGTGACGGATCAGCTCCCGCCAGGCCCCACGGCCGATGCCGGGCAGCTCCGCGCGGAGCTGGAGGCGCCGGGGACGGCCTCCGAAGCCGGTGTGTGCCTCGTTGCCCCAGCGGGTCACCGTGAGGCCGCGACGCGGCCCGATGGAGCGCCCGGGACCGTACGCGGTGATGATGAGCCCGGCGCCCCGGGCCCGGCGGATGAGCGGGCCGAGGAGCGGGTTCCGGCAGGAGATCCAGCCCTCCACGGCGGCGCGCTGCTCCCACGGCCGTCCGTCGTACGCCGTGCCGGTCTCGCCGGGCTGCGAGCAGGTGGTGACCCAGCCGCGTCGGTTAAGCCGGGCGAGCACCGGCACCAGGTGCGCGGTCTCCTCGTCGGGGCCGACCGAGCAGCCT